TCCGGACGCTATATCAACAGAATCAATCGATTCATCTTTTATTTGTCCGCCTCTAATTTCTGTTGGCATGTCCTCTCCGGTGCTATCAATAAATATTCACTATAAAATGCCATTATTTTTAACATACCGCCATATACCATATGCCAAGATAGTAGAAATTAAAAGAAAAAATGGATTTTTAACTTCTAAAAATCTTATCATAAAAGATTTGGCTGTAATTAAATGACGCAAGATAATAGAAGCTATCTGGTCTATTATCTTGCGAAATTTTAACATTCTACATTGCTAGGCATTAGGCTCAGTAGCGGCCTCCGTAGATGCTTTCGTATCATTTCCAATATTAGAAAAATCTATGTCAGACGTATTTTCTATGGACTCCTTCACAGAATCTGCGTATAGAGACTTTACTGTTTCATGAAACACCGTTTCAAGAGATTTAAAGGCTGCCTCCATAGCATCGACATCATCAGAATCAAGTGCTTCTTTTGCTGAAGATAGCTCATCTTTGATCAACTGAATAGTTTCTTCTGGGATCTTTTCACCATTCTCATTGATTGTCTTTTCACTTTGATAAGTGAGGCTATCTAGCTTATTACGAGCTTCGATTGTTCTTTGCTTCTCTTTGTCTCTCTCTTCATTTTCCTTTGCTTCAGCTACCATTTCCTGTATTTCATCTTCAGATAGAGAGTTTCCAGAAGTAATTGTAATGGATTGCTCTTTTTGAGTCGCCTTATCTGCTGCAGCAACACTTACGATACCGTTTGCATCAATATCAAATGTCACCTCAATTTGAGGTATCCCTCTTGGCGCTGGGGGAATTCCATCAAGTTGAAATCTTCCTAAGGTTCTATTGTCATCTGAAAATCTACGTTCACCCTGCAAGACATGTATATCTACTGTTGGCTGATTGTCTGCAGCCGTGCTGAATATCTCGCTCTTTTGACATGGGATTGTAGTGTTTCTATCTATTAGTCGTGTCATTACTCCTCCCAGCGTTTCTATTCCCAGAGATAGCGGAGTTACGTCTAAAAGAAGCACATCGTTGACCTCTCCGGAGAATACGCCGCCTTGAACAGCTGCACCAAGAGCAACGACCTCATCGGGGTTTACAGAGTTGTTAGACTTCTTTCCAAAGAATTTTTCTACAGTGTTTCTTATCAGAGGGATTCTTGTTGATCCTCCTACCATTATAACTTCATCAATAGACTTCTTTGACAATCCTGCATCTTTCAAAGCAGCTCGAACAGGAACAAGCGTCTTCTTTGAAAATTTATCAATCATCTTTTCAAATTCAGATCTAGATAGATTAACTGCTATGTGCTTGGGCCCTGTAGAGTCAGCTGTTAAAAAAGGCAAGTTAATTTCAGTTGTCGGCGCACTAGATAACTCTATCTTAGCTTTTTCCGCTGCATCTTTCAACCTTTGAATTACCATACTATCGTCGCTTATGTCAAGACCAGTGTCTGATTTAAATGTATCAATAAGCCACGTAATTAAAATTTGATCAATGTCATCACCGCCAAGATGTGTATTACCGTTTGTACTTAAAACTTCAACAACATTTTCAGAAATTTCTAAAATAGAGATATCAAAAGTTCCTCCGCCTAAGTCAAATACAGCTATCTTCTGCTCACCTTTTTTATCAAAACCATATGCAAGCGCTGCAGCTGTAGGTTCATTAATAATACGCTTTACATCCAGGCCAGCTATCTTTCCAGCATCCTTTGTAGCCTGACGCTGAGAATCATTAAAGTAAGCGGGAACCGTGATAACAGCTTCAGTCACTTTGTGACCAAGATAAGATTCAGCACTACGCTTGAGCTTTGATAAGACATGTGCAGAAATCTCTGCTGCAGCAAGATTCTTACCATTTACTGAAATTCTACAATCACCATCGCTTGACTGCGTCACTTTGTATGGAACATTTTTGATTTCTTTCTTCGCCTCTTTGAAGCGCATTCCCATAAATCTCTTTACAGAATAAATCGTAGAATCAGGATTTGTAACTGCTTGGCGACGTGCAGCAACTCCAACAAGTCTGTCTCCCTCTTTGTCAAAAGCAACTACAGAAGGCGTCGTACGATTCCCTTCTTCATTTGTAATGACTTTTGGTTGATTTCCTTCAATTACAGCGACACAAGAATTTGTTGTGCCTAAATCGATCCCTATTACTTTGCTCATATATACTCCTGTTATTTTTAGTGCAAATAAAAATCCAATTAAGAATTTGTTGTACGTAAAAGATAAACACCATCTTAATAGTGTACACCCTCTTTTTTATTTTTCTTCTGTTGTTGTCATATTTTTTAAATCTTCAACAGCATTTTTTGCTTTATCCCAACATGATGGACAATAAAGATTAATCTTTCTTTCGCTTTCTCTTACAATTACCATCCAATCTGAGAGGTGATCTATATTTGTTTTATCAAATGGAGATTCACACGCCCTGCATTTATCAGATAGCTTAGAGAAGATTTTCATCTTTTCTTCTATGTCTTTGTTTCCTGACTTTCTAGCGAGAGACTGAATCTCTCTTCTTTGCTTTCTATTCACTGTTTAGCTTCCTATTAGATTATAATCATAACAGGCAAAGATTTATATATTAATTGTCTTCTTTTTCACAAAGTGTCAACATATAATAACAAGCTACAACAGATATCAAGCTAAACATTCCGCCCACAGAGTTTCTTGAAAATATACAAATCATAGCAGATGTCATATTGATTCCTACTAATATTGTCCAAAATGTCTTTCTTTTAAGTCCAAACATTTTACTCGCCACTCGTGTCAGCACTGCCTGTATCACCGCTCTCTGATTCACAATCAGATAATATTGCATATTCTATTTCAATCACACTTCCGTCAGAAGGTGCTACGCTAAATATAACTGCATTCAATGAACTATCGTAAGACCAGTCAGTAGACGCATAGCCATCAACTGTAGCTGAAATTGTATCTTCGATTGGATTGTCTGTAAGATTAAACAAGTGTTGAGCCATAGATTCTCTAGCTAGAGTATCCATTGTCACACTCCAGTCCTCGGCACAAATTGACATGAACGTACCACCTAAATCATTAACCACATCATAATATCCATCTCCAAATGTAGCGTGTCCATTGCCAGAGCAGCCAGACGGGTAATCACCTGCAACTGCATGAGCCACTACTAGACTAGAAGAAGTCTTGAGTGATAAAAGGCTTGCAGAGTAATCTGAAGGCGTCATTGTCGAAGAGCCTCCGCCGTAAGCTAAGCTTGTAGAAGCATCTGGCTCATCAGAAATATAAACTAGTACGAGCCTCGCTGATTCTCTTAAAAACCCTACTGAAGATGATGATGAAGCATCTCCAGTTGTTGTTGATTCATATGCATACCAAAGACCCTTTTCAATAGCTGAGCCGCCGTATCCTACGAGATCTATTTGATTTCCGAACTCTGTAACAGGGTCAAATGTTAGAGGTGTTATTATATCTCCTATAAACTCTGATTGATCTGTTGTGATAATTGCGACTTGATAATCAACGCCAGCACTCACAAAAACTGCCATAAAATCATCAAAGTTATTTTTAAGATTCGACTGATTGGCTGACATTGAACCTGAATTGTCGACAACAAAAAGTATATCAACTGTTGCATCGCCATCTTGCGTAAAGCTATCTTGTACCCAAGCCTCATAGTCTCCAATGCCTTCGTGCATTGAAGTAGATAAAGAATTTACAGGGTCATTTGAAGTTATTTCCACCCATGCTCCATCATCTAGATCGTCAAGAGGAGTGTATTCAACTCTTAGGTGAATCCAATCTGAGGGCGAAAGTGTCCACGGCAGTGGACCCTCTGATGAATTATAATCCTCGATAGAGAAGTCAACAGGTAGGCTTGCAAAATATTCAAGATCAGAAATTTCTAAATCAACATTTCCCACATTTTCAATAAGGATCCCTAAAGAGTCATCACATCCCACAAACACCGCACCAAAATCATAAGTCTCAGGTGTGACTCTAATAACCGGAGCGTCACCGGCGCCACCAATTGGTATCTGAACCTCTGTTTCATCAGAGTCATTGGACCATATGCTTACAATGTCACTATTAGATTCATATGTACCTGGGTCATACGTGATGATTAGCTCAGTTGAATCATTAGGTTCTAGCGCTCCCGCCTGTAAAGATGTCATGGTGAAATTTTCATTTCCATCAATTAGATACGCTGCGTCAAGAGAAAGCGTATCAGATCCTTCATTAGATATTCTAATGATAAGATTGTCAGTTTCACCATCAGCATTAAGATTCCCAAAGTCGTGTTCTTCAGGCGTCACCTCTATTTCAGGCTCTAATATTCCAGGCTCTATTTCCTCTGTATATTTTGTGAGATTATAGTCACTGCATGATGTTATCATAGCTATCAAAATAAACAATAATCTCATAATCTCACCTCACTCTAGTAGTACTTTGTATCCAACCTCAATTAGAGATCCATAATTTGGTGTATGATCTAGATGAACTATATTGGATTCTTCATCATATGACCACCCGTATATTGACTCACTATCAACATATACTATAATTGACTCCTGGATTGGAGTTTGACTCAGATGAACAGAGCTAATCATCTGTGTTAAAAAAGAGCTATCTGCAAGCCATACCTCCCAATCTTCATCACAAATATCAATTGTATCCTTTGTGTACAGATCACAAAGCTCAATATATTTGTATCCTATTCCCGTTCCCTGGCCCCAGTCATCACTACAGTCTCCTTCAGGAGTTGTTGTGATGACAGTTACATCATGTCTGACATCTTGAAAAAACTCTTGCAACCACTCATAAAATATCTGTGCACTTATAGAGCTTTGCTCTTCTTCATCTGATACTAGAAATAACAAAAAATCAGCTTCTGGGCGTCGGAAATCAAGCCCATCTTCGCTCATTAAAAATATATAAGATGCTTCAAAGCCAGCCTCTCCAGACGTAGAAGGAAGCAAGCTTGGCGCAAGCATAAGATCAATTGATGACGAAGAACGATCGTAAGGCCCTACATAGTTCAAATAATTAGAATCCATAGTGATGAATCCAAATTGATATTGATTTGTTAAAGATTCCACGTCTGCTCTAAATAATTCTATACCTGTTCCCACAGCCTCATCGTTGTCTCTCATTGAGCCAGATGTATCTAGTGCAACTAAAACATCAAGCTCTCCAATCTGATCAGACTGAAAAACAGAATCTATAATCACGGCTGTCTCTTGTTGACTTGTGACAGTTATATCGCTTTGGCAGCCTAGAAAAATAAAAAAGGAAGATATTATCAAATATCTTCCCTTGTTCATCATGCTGTGTAAGTTTACATTAGCATGAGAACTAAATTCTCTATGCTTCATATCTTTCCTATCATATAGGAGAGATTTGATCCAGCTGATCATAAATGTAAACCCCTATATTAAATATAGGGGTTAAGTTTTTTATTCTAGATTAATCAAATTTTACATAATCGACAAGTAGTTCATCAATGCTTTTAATCACACTCGATAGCGTATAAGCTACGTCTTGCTGCTTAATCATTGAAAGAGGCTCACTCTTTCCGTCCAGTGAATTAAATGCATCTATCACAAATTGCCTAAGCATGACCATCTTTTCTACTTCATTACTTTCCATTATTTGTTCCTATGATAAGAGTTTCCCACAATCTTTCAAAAATGTAGTGTACTCCAGTTAAAATAACTGTTAATAATAAAACTAAAGTAACTGCTTTGTTAACGTTTCCTGTGTATAGAATTGTAACAAAAGTTCCAATTATAGTAGATACCATTCTCCACGCTATCACCTTGTAAAGAGTTAAGCTCATTTTTGTTTATCTTTTCTATTTCTAAAGTAACACCATACAGACCACAATAGCGGAACAGCTATTGGATGAAGGCATATAATCCACGAAGCTGGTATAAATGTATAAAAGATAGGATCGTAATTTTTTCCTAAAAATAAAAATATTATTGGAAATATAACGTCTTCAACTATCTCCCACACTATTAAAATTATAAAAAAGGGTAATCCGTATTTAATGAATAGATCTTTTAGATTAGGAATCTTCCAAAATAATATCTTGTGCTTTATATTATTCCGCACTGCTTTTATCATAATCTATTCTTTATATCCAGATAACTCTCTAGCAGAAGGATCAACTGTATCTGACCAATTTGGCATCCAAAAGTGAGGAATAATATGAGAATTATCTCCAAAAAACGTCTTAAAAACCTTCCTATAATAGTAACTTTCTTTTAAAATAGGAGAACAGTGCTCGATCTTTGCCCTTTCTCTCTCAAACTCTTTATCTGTGACCTGAGAATTTATAAACTTTTGCAACGTTTTGTGCCATGAATTTTCAATACTGCTCACACCATCTGAAAAAGCACACTTGCGACGCCACAAAACTTCATCAGGAAGAAGATTAGATTTTTCAAATGCCTTGCGTAAAAGATATTTTTCAGGTCTTTTGTTGCTACCGAACATCTTCATCTCAGGCGGAATTGACATATAATATTCTACAAATTTTTTATCAAGAAATGGTGTGCGGGCTTCAAGTCCATTAGAGCTCACGCATCTATCTGATCGTAATACATCAAACATATAAATTTCATCAATTAGCTTAATGTTCTCATTGTAAAAATCATCTACAGAGGGAGCATGCTTATTATAAACATATCCCATACATACCTCATCTGCTCCGTCACCATTAAATACAACTTTAACATCTGTGTTCTCTCTAATGTATTTTGAAACTAGATAATTTCCCACTGATGCTCTAACTGTCGTTGTATCATATGATTCGATGTTATAAATAACAACATCTATAGCATCAAGAAATTCCTGTTGAGATAATTGAATTGAGTGATGATCAGATCCTATGTGATCTGCAACTATTTTTGCATGATCTAAGTCTGGACTTCCTTCCATGCCAATTGAAAATGTTTTTAATTTTTTTCTGTCGTCTGTCATCGAGGCAACTAATGCTGATATCAGGCTGGAATCTAGTCCACCAGATAACAAGCATCCTACCTCCCTATCAGACATCATTCTCTTTTTAACAGAATTAGTTAGAAGATTTTTTATATTTTTACAAAATTCTTTTTCATCGCCCTTTTGAAATTTATTATCAAAATGTACATTAAACCCTGTAAATGCATAAGGAACGTCAGAAGCCCACCATGATCCTGGCGGGAAGGGAATTATACTCTTATCACAAATATCAACTAAAGCTTTTATCTCGCTAGCAATCGCAACGCCACCGCGGTTATCCCATCCTATAAACGAAGGCCTCACACCAAATGAATCTCTAGATGCAAATAAGATATTCTTTTTTCCATCGTATAGTGTAAATGCAAAAACTCCATCAAGCATCTCAACTGTTTTTTCTATACCGTATTTTTTATAAAGATGCAAAATGACTTCACAATCAGAATTAGATTTCATTTGAAACCCAAGCTCATCTATTAAAGTTTTATAATTATAGATCTCACCATTGCACACCAAGGATAGGCTAGCATCCTCAGGGTGAAACAAAGGCTGATCACCTAAAGATGATGTGTCCATTATGGCAAGCCGGTGAAATGTCATCACAACATTAGGCGATATTGTCTTGTATGATGATGTATCAGGACCTCTATAGCTTATTTTCTTAGACGACTCTTCCAATTGAAAAAGATCATAGTCATAACCAAAGTAAGTTAAAAAGCCGCACATTCTCTACTCTTTGTCCTTTTTCTTTGTAGATCTGTTCCATATGCCATCCTTACTCCAGACCCTTGTGTCAACAAGAGATGAACTGCTCTGAATCTTTCCGCCTCCGCAATTCCACAACAATGAGATCCCTAGATCTTTGCATGTATCCATCTCAGGTGTATTTGACGTGACTCTATCACCGCCATTTGCAAATGTATTAAGATCAATATCAACCTTAAGATTTCGCAAAGTTTCACACACAGTGTTATCATCATCTTTTGCAGCAACGACATTCATAACTCCACGTATGCTTCGAAGGATCTCAGCCCTCTCCTCCCAGTTCATGAATGTATATCCTTTCTTTCTCATAAGCCACTCATCGGTATTCAAAATAATGATAACGTCTCCATGAGTACCAGCATCTAGTATCATTCTCACATGTCCTACGTGAATAGGATCAAATCCGCCGCTAACAGCTATTATCTTTCTACTCACAGATCACCTCCAAATCTTCTTCATAAAATGTTTCAGTCAATCCAGACTCTAAAAACACAGAATAGCACACGGGCTTAGGATCACGTATGCCCGTAACATCATAAAAATCTACAAGACCTAGAACAAGCCCGCAAACATCATTAGGTGAATCAATACAAATTGATATCTTAGCTGTTTCTGATAATTTAACTAAAGAGCCTCGTGACATACCTTATCTCGAATCTATATGTCAAGTATAATGCAACGCTCAGTTTCGTTAATGCCTATCCGATTCCTTCAAATCCAGCTGAACCTGATAGAGTCGGGAATGCTCCCTCTGTGATTCCAGTGAGACCTGCCATGACAGATACAAATTGAATCCCAGTGCTCTCAGCGCGAATCCATATCTCTTTACATCTGAGCTCTAGCCTTGGAGTCTGACCCATATAAAAAGAAGCGTCATCAAGCCCTGTACCCTCTGCGAGATTTAAAAGAAAATAGTCAGCATTCGGTGTGCCGTCTACGCCGTTTTCTGAAAACCCTATTCGAATCTGTCCAAAGGCATTATCTTTAGCTGATATCATTATCCATCTTGTCACATATGGAAATGTGACTCTGATTGCGTTATCATCTATAGCTGGGTTTGCTCCAGAACCCTGGTATGTTCTTACCCATGGCGTTCCTGACGCCTGGTATGCTGGTGTGAAATTAACACCTGGTCCAATCTGTTGCTTAAGTCCCACTGGTATCTCCTATACAGCAATAACTATTAAATAAAATAGATTAAGTCCATTCTAATTCTCACGAATTAAGCTGTTAACCTCTCTCTAATTTCATTTCTTCTTTCAAGTGTAGCTCTCTCAACGAGAATCCTACCATCTAGATGATCACACTCATGCTGAATTGCTATCGCTGTCAATCCAGAAAACCCTTTCTCGTGATTATCTCCGTTCTCATCTGTAAATCTCACTAAAATCCAGGGAGCTCGTTGAACACTAAACGTCTCTCCCAGAATAGATAGACACCCCTCTTCAACAACAATCTCTCCTAAACCGTCAACTATCTCAGGATTGACCATGACCAAGACATCACATGTCTTATCTCTTTTGTCAACATCTGCTAGAATAGATTCATCAAGAATAAAGAATCTTTTTGAGATGCCCACCTGAGGAGCAGCTAATCCTATACCGTTATTAGATCTCATAAGAATCTTCATCTCGTCAAATACATCATGAACATCTTTGACATCACTAACGATGTCAGACTTTTTCATCAATATATTGCTGGGCCACTTTACAATTTCCATTCACATGCCTTTATTAATTAACATCACCTGTATCAGACTTTAAAAACAGCTGAGTCTTTGTGATACCTTCATCGTCATACGTCCCTATGACAAAATCCTTATTATTTTTAATCTCTGTCTGTGCATCAGATATCATCTCACAAAAGTCCCAAAACTCTGGCACTTCAAATGAAATAGTTATCTTCTCATTTATTCCAACTATAACCGTATTTGTTACGATATCAAGCCAGATTCCTTCTGCTATCTCTGTAGGTTCGTTCATCAGATTTCTCAACTGTTTCAATATTTGGTTTAAACCAGCTTACAATCTTACCGTCTAGCAATACTTTGTAATACTGTGAATCGTTAATTTCCATATTCTCCTCAACAATCATTCCTATCTCATCACTTCTAATATTTTTGACAAGACTGCCTTTCTTAATGTCAATTTTCATACCCATCGCTCGAATTTATAAGTAAAGATATATTGCTGAATGACTCTTTTAATAATTCTATTAAAGCTTCTCTCTCTGTCTCGTTTGTTGAGTCATAAAGATTTTCACGAACTCTTTCTAGTGCATCTTCTTTATTAGTCAGGCCTGATGTGATACATTTGGCGAGCGTGTGACTAAAGATCTTAGCTACGTCTTCGGCTCTTTCCTCATCCCAGTCGCACGCTTCAAGTATGGCTGTCTCATATGAGAGACCAAAAAATAAAGACATGACATTGTCAAACATCAATACCTCTAAGAATATCTATTATGCCTGATTGAAATCTGGGATCAGAAGATATCCTTTTAAGATTTTCATCATTAGGTGAGACTCCGCTAAAAACACAAGAGTCTCTAGCTATCTTTCTCATACCTGCTAGGAATACATTTCTCGCAGTGGAATGATTCATCTTATCACCTAGATCAGTCATCTTCTCAGCTATTTCTCTATACCCGAGTCCCCCGTCCATAGAAGAGACAGTTGCGTAGCCGTGCTTCGATTTGTGGCCCTTTGGCATTGACATGTTTTATTGCTCCTTTATATTATTTAGCTGTTCTTCAGTTACAGCAAAGTTATCATCATCAAGTTCGAATAGCCCAAACCTTAATCTCATCACCTGTTCTTCTCTCTTTGTTAAACGAGAAAGAGATGATGCGACAATATTAGATAGCTTTTTCTTATCTAGCTCATCGTCTGGGAGAGTGATATGCTCATCTGGAATCGTCTCAAAGATACGTCTACCGGTATCATCATTTCCAATCTTAGCATCATACTGGACCATATATTGTAATTTTATAGAGTCAAAGCTATCCTTAACCATGCTCTGAGTTACTCCCAATATTTCAGAAATCTCTTCTATTGTTGGCTTTTGGGAAAACTCATCTTCATATTCACTAATAAGATTTTTTATTTTATATGAAAGACTGCTAGCGTGAGCAGGAATTTTAATTGTGTTTTTGTGAGAGCTAATGTACCTGCATACTGATTGTCTAATCCACCAGCTTGCATACGTGCTAAACTTGAATCCTTTCCTCCAGTCAAACTTTTCAACTGCTTTCATCAAGCCGATATTAGATTCCTGAATAAGATCATCCATATTACAGCCACTATAATAATATTTTTTGGCTATACTTATTGCTAATCTTAGATTCGCTTCAATCATATGAGCTCTTGCTAGCTCGTCTCCTTTTTCTATTTTCTGTGATAGATATACCTCTTCTTCTCTTGTAAGAAGCTTTCTTCTACCGACGTTTTTAAAATAAGGATCTAAGGAATTATTCAAAATTTAATCTCCATTGAATAAATTATACCACGCAAAAGGCATAAATGCATGAGCTTTTGATTGGTATTAAGTTGGTAATCTATATTTAATCACATTTTTTTATAAGAAAAGGAAAATTTTAAAAACGTTTCTCATTCTTATGTAAATTTTTCATATAAATTTCATGTGATTTCTTTCTTTCGATTCTTGTATTGTGTTCTCTTTTCACATAACAATACTCAACCTGAAAAAACATCATATCACTTATCATCGAGGCATCATTAATTTTTTTCATCATTTCTCGAAGACGATATATTTTTGATTTAATTTGTCTATAAAGGTAGTCAACATCGTGATCAGACATGGTTTCTAGATCATCAGTATTTATCTTGTTCATTTTATTAAGCCCTGTGAATCTATGATTTGAAATCATAAACATATTCTACCACGTATGGCTTAAATTTACATGAAACTATATCACTTTTGCAAAAATTCCAAACCTATCTTTGACCATGGTATTAAGATCTTTTTTGCTTAGTTTGCTTTTCACGCTGACTGCAAATCCTCTCTCTAGTTCTCTTCTATTACCCACCTGCGTAATCGCCTTATTAAGCCGTAGCCAGTTTAAGACTAGCGAAAGATCTTCACTATACCCAGCTATAATCGTAGCTTTTTTACTGTTTTGTTTTTTTATAGTCATAAAACTATATGTTCACCCTTATACAGAATTGGTTTTCCACCGACAGAAACTACCTTGACTATTCTAATTCCTGGCAATGACTTAATAAGCTTTGCTATAGATACGAGATTCTTATATGTGCTCCCAGACGAAGGAAGAAATTTCACGTAGACATCAAGAATAGTGTTTCCCATAGACGTTCTATTGACAGGCTGTTGCTGTCCTACAACAGTGACTGTTGCAAGAGCTCTTATTCGCGTAAGCGTATCTGGCACATGTGCATCGGGATTCATGATAAGATGACAACCAATCTTCATCTGTTCATGTTTCAATCTAGTTTCATCAACTTCTAAAAGAAGATTCACATATTCTTTTAAAATAGACTTAGAGTTCATATTAACACCATCAGATATAACTATTCAATATCGGTGGTGATTCTATGTATCTTTATCAGAATTATCTTCAATCATAGCACACCCGACTGTAAGCATCATACTAGCAGTTGATGATGCATTTTTTAAAGCGCTTCTAACAACTTTTAGAGGATCAATGATTCCCATTTCAAACATGTCTCCAAACGTATCTTCTAGGGCATTATATCCATGTGTATTTTTTTTCATATTCTTTATTTTTTCTAAAATTAGATCGGGAGCTCCGCCAGCATTTTCAACTATCTGACGCAAAGGAACGAGACAAGAGTTTTTAATTACTTGAAAGCCAGCATCGATACCATCGAGATTTTTATTAACTCTTAGAGACGAAGATGCTCTCACAAGTGCAACTCCACCTCCTGGTAAAATTCCAGATTCAATAGCTGCTTGTGTGGCGCTTAACGCGTCATCAACCCTGTCTCTTCTCTCTTGTAATTCAGATTCAGTAGCACCACCAACTCTTAGTATCGCCACACCACCTGACAGCCTAGAGAGCCTTAGTTTCAAATGATTTCTATCATCATCATCAAGAGACACACTTTTCAATTGTAGTTTTAAATTTTTTACTCTTTCTTTTATGTTTTGTTCAGAGCCATCTCCATCTATGAATATTGATCCATTCCTTCCTACAACAACTTTTTTACAGCATCCCAAATCAGAGAGGTCTAGTTCAGAAAGACTATTCTCATCTACGTGTGAAACAACATTGCATCCCAAAACTGAGCCAAGATCTTCAAGCATGTTAATTCTACTTTCTCCAAACCCTGGCGCCTTAATTGCACATATTTTTAAAACACCTCTAGTTTTGTTAACAACTATTCCTTGCATCGCATCTCCAGAGATATCATCTGCAACTATTAACAAAGGTCTATTTGATGAAGCTATTTTTTCAAGAAGCGGCATTATAACTCTCATGCTTTCTATATTTTTATTACAAAGCAAAATATATGGCTTGTCTAGTTCTGCAACCATCTTTTCCTGATTTGTAATAAAATAAGGAGAAAGATATCCTCTGCTTATCTGCATTCCTTCAACTATTGTGAGTGAGCTATTAAATCCCTTAGCTTCCTCAACTGTGACAACACCGTCAACACCGACAGCTCCGATTGCTTCGCATATCAGGTCACCTATCTCGCTTTCACCATTTGCAGAAATTGTGGCAACTTGCCTTATTTCATCGTCTTTTGTAACTGGTATGGCACTTTCTTCAAGAAAATTAATCACCTGCAGAGTTGCTTCCTCAATTCCTTTTTTTATATCAGATGATGAATATCCCGCAGCTAGCATCTTTAAACCTTCTGTATATATTGTTTGTGATAAAATGGTTGCAGTTGTTGTTCCATCGCCAGCAACCTCTGCTGTTCTTGCTGCAGCCTCTTTTATCATTTGGACGCCTAAGTTTAAAAATTGATCTTTTAAATTTATAGCCTTCGCAACAGTTACACCGTCTTTTGTTAGAATAGGATGCGCTCCCGTCCTTTCAATAACAACATTTCTTCCTCGCGGACCCATAGTGACTTTTACAGCATCCGCTAGAATATTCACTCCTAAAAGAAGATTTTCTCTAGCATCTAAGTCAAACTTGATTATCTTGTTTGTATCTTGCATTTTAACCTTTTAAAAGTTTTTTTGACTCTTTTAAAACATCAGGCGCATCATGAAGAACTCTTCTTTTTCTTGTTACGACATCCTCTGCTATAAAAAGATCTCCAGACATTAGTGCAATTTCTTGTGAAGTGATAATTGACCTGCTTCTTAAGACCTTAATTTGAGACTCATTTAAAATTTTTTCCATGTTTTTTCCTATACGGGAAGCTCACTAAGATTAATTTTTCCTTTCATGCCATTTCCTAGATCAACCTCAGCGAGCGATTTATCATTGTTTTCATGTGAAACAAGCTGATGATCTTCTGTGCTAGAACGTTCTTTTTCTTTATCTTCTGTATCAAGATCCGGTGGATTAAAAATTGATTCCATATCTTTTGCTCTCTTTAAAAATCCATTTATTTGCTCATGCGCGTTCTTTTTCATTTTACTGTCAACGTCTTCAAGAGAAGTAAAAACATCAGCGTTTATTTCATCTAAAAGAACCTCAGATCTATCTTTATTGGGAAGACGAAGTATGTAAGAGATAATCTCTTTATCTAGTGTCTTTCTTCTTATCTCCTCTATTACCTGTGCCGGGAATATTTTTATGTCTTTTCTAGACAGGAGATAGACAATTTGACCAACTTTATAATTCACAGTGCTCACCTTCATACAGATGATTATACAATATGAACTAGATAAAAGTTTATAAAAAAAGTGGGTCGACTAAGCGACCCACATAATTTAGCATATAATGCGGCGGTTTATCTAAATCCAACACCTGGAAAACCCCGACTCACGTATCCGTCTCTGCTGTTTCGAGGCTGTTTATCTCCATATACCCACTTGTTATCAGTTTTATAAAGATCGAGTTCTGAGAAAATACCTTGTATTTCGTTTCTAATAGCAGATCGAAGACGAGATTCCTGTAGTCGTGACTGACGCTGTCTTCGCATCTTGACTATCTCACGTCTGAGCATGTTCTCGTCAAGCTCCAGCATGATCTCATCCAGCGGTTCTACAGGAGCTTCGTCTTTTTCCTCATCGTCAACTTCATCCTCAACTCCTTCACCTTTCCAATCCATCGTTCCAAGCTCTTCAAGCTCAGTGTAATCTAGAGAAGGATCTGCCATCTCGCCTGATCCGCCTCTGCGTGATTGAGAGAGATAATCTTCTCCATAAGTCTCATTGACATCTGCTTCATCACCCTTCTTTGTGCCGCGTTCTTGCCCAGATGTCTTCTTCTTTTTACCCTTCTTAGTGGTATAGTCCTCTTCGCCAGGATCTGTATCAGACTCATCGCCCTCTTCTGACCCGTCTTCTTCCTGGATGGGTGTGTCTAGGGTAAGGAAATCTTCTTCTTCGTTGAGCTGATTCTTTCCCCAGCGGTAATCCACATCATCTGGCTCACCTGGATCTTCTCGCTGACTTCTGTTTCCAGCCTCATTGAGAGATCTTCTCGATGTAACAGGAAAACCAGCTAATTTACCTAATCTATCTGCATTAAATTTCATGGTTTAAAAACCTCCGCACATAATTTAATTATTAACAAGATTAAGAAACTGCTTACGTTTTAGTGTTATTAATTAGAGTTTACGCTTCTATTGACTGAATCAGTTATTTCTTTACCCTTTTTAGCTGCTGACACTAGTGGTTCTAATCCAAGAACGTCTCGAACAATATCATATACAGTAGGCTCTAAAGAGCTCTTTAAAATAGCCATATCTGCATATTGATGAAGATCCCACTGAACGACTGGGAGCTCTTCCCCTTCATTTCCAGGTTCAAATTCACCAGTATCTCGGCTCTCAAAAATATATAACAAGCGTGGCATTGTCTCGTTGTCTGGCACCATTATAAAAGGAATTGCTGATGAACCACCAGTTTCATCCTCTTCGTATAGTATTTCTGGTATCCAGTTATCTGACATGTGCATCTCCCTAGAATCATTTAATGATAACACAATACTCAAGATAAGTTTATCATTTAAATCTTTTGAGATGTAGCGCTTATCATTTGTTCTACCTCAGGCATCATATCATCTGGCACGCCCATCTTTGAAAGAACAGCAGGCATCTCATCTAGCATCTCTCTTATGTAAGGCAACAAAACATCGTCAATTAATTCCTGCATCAGCCGCCCCTCATCTAAATCATCAGCTTTAAGATCCTCTTTAGAAACCGAAAGATCTGTCACAGATCCATTAGTATCAACTTTTTCCTTCCATGTTGAGACAGTATCTATAACATCCAGACCTGTTTTCACATTATTAACAAATGCAGCGATGTCACCAAGATCTCCAGTCAATGCCGATATAAACTCAGTGTCACCTGCAGCTTCTGACAATAAAGACCTCACCAGAAGAGGATCGAGTTTATTGAGAGATTCTTTTATGCCAGCTTCGCCGCCTGTAAAGAGTGACCCGCCGGTAATATCTCCGCCAGATCTAGGCTTTGCAGTGGCATATGAAGATCCCCACGATGCTCTTCCTTTCGGTCCTTTTCCAGTTGCTTTATCTACGAATTTTTGAACTCGTGGAAACGCCCAGTTCTTTTGAGATCCCGGGCTCGGATTCACAGTGCTCTCCAAAATTTCAAGAAACTTTTGGCCTGTGCTTGTTGCAAGATCCCACCACGCTGTGAAAAAATTCTTCATCTTTCCAGGCCACTCCCACGTGCTTTTTGTCATACCAAGGGTGTGAAGTATTCCACACTCACGCTCAGGACATCTCTCAACAGTACCGTGCCATCCCCACCTATCTCCAAACGCTGTGTGCTTTGGTGCACCTATGTGCACATCTCCGGCAGCCTTTCCAGCATCAGATCTAATTCTCTCATCAACTCTGTTGTCAATAGATCTTCGAATAAATTCTTTTAGAAGTTCTTCATTATAAGACATCGAATATCTCTCTCCGCTGAGCAAGGGTTCTTAACACTAGCGTCACTCCGGTTAGCTCCCTATAGTAATTAATCAGCTCCTTCTCAAAATCATTCAACCACTGCTCTTTAGTTTTAGGATCTCTAGTAGAGAAGTTCTTTCTTAGCACTGACGGCAGATTTAACATAACCTGTTTCTTAACTGTCACCCAGTCATCACAGTCACCCACATAAGAGGAGACAAACCTAACCTGTTCAAATATTTTTTCAGTTGACATTGTCACAAAAGAGAAAGCAGATTAATCATCATCACCTTTTACAGTAGGGGGTTCTATTTTTAAGCTAACCCTAACCTTTAACAGACCCAATCGTATGTCCCACTCAGACTCCTTTTTCTTTACCGCTGTTCCCTGCGCTTGGTTTACAATTTCTGGAGAAATTTTCTCAGCTAGCTTGCCTGCTAAATCTAAATCTCCAAATTTATTTCTGAGCTCCTCTTCAATATGTTTCTTTCCTCCGGGTAACAAGTTTCCCGTGGATTTGTCAAATATCTTTCCGTCACCTCCCTTAAATGCAGATGCAAGAAGAGAAACTCTTAGTGCGGTGCTAGGAACTACCCAACATCTAAGATCGCCCAGTATATTTCTAAAGACTTTTGTAAGTTCTTTTTGAAGCTGTGTTTGACTTTTAGATCCGTCAAGTTTAGTTGTGATTTGTCTTTTTAGTGCAGCAGAAGACACCTTCCCATTATGCTCAAGGCTGTTGATTACTTCAAGTCTTTCAGAATCACTTTCATTGTAGTCATCATAGTTTTTCTTTCCAATTTTATCTATAAGATTAATAAATCTATCGACTGTGTCACTATGCTGAGGGGCTTCTGCCTCTGTAACAACGTTTGTTTCACGATCAGGAAGAGGCAACGTCTGTTGTCTTGTAGACATCTCTAGTCTATCTTTAGTACGTCTAACTATAGACTCTCTTTCAGTTGCGCTTAAAGCTTTAGAAAAGTAATTTATTTCCTGAATGAAGCTATTTAACTCATCAAGCTCTCCCTCAAATGTTTCAAAATCTTTTCCTGTCTGCGATAAATTCCCCATCCCAACTTTCATCTCATCAATCATTGGAAGATTTGTCACAAACATATAATAGTGTTTTTCCTTTGGTTTTGGAAATGATGAGTTAAGTTTTAAATTAGGCGTTGACGCCTTTGTCTTTTTAAGCTCATATGACCTACCTTGCACTGCGCCTGAGACACCTTGCAGATCCTCTCCTTGACCTCCGACTCGTTTCATATTTCCTGCGCCGATCTCTTTGGCGTATTCGATTATTCCATGCTCGAATTTCTCTCCTTCGACCCTTTCCTTTCCAGCACTCTCGCTTGTCATGCCCTTAAGAAGTGCAGCATACCCAGCGGGATAAAGCTTTTTAGAAGCGTGGTCATATAATGGATCTTCTACAGAGTTGTCATTAAGCCACCTGTAGTCAATTCTTTCTTTTCCTGATCCATCAGGTGTGCCGGTATCTGGAAATAAATTTATTTGTTCTCCCTCTTCTAAAAGATGTTTTATTATATTTCTAAATACTTCATCCATAGATCCTCCTTCTATATATCTCATAGCTTCCTCAGCCTCAGCTGCTCTCCTAGGGTCTGGACTTAATAGATGACTTGTATTATTAAGATACTCTCTATATTTTGGTAATATTGAACTGAGGAAGGTATCTTTTCTCATCTCATCAACAAGTCCTTCAAATGATCTTACTGCACCCTTTGATGCAGTGATACCTAACATAGGTAAAAAGACATCAGGATCAGTAACTCTACCGCCTTGCTCTGGAATACCGTCTATCTTTTTCAAAAGCCCTCGCGCGTATGTGTATTTAATATTCTGGCCAGTCTCTGCTGACTCTTTTTCACTCTTGTTTTTTGCTATCCATGATAGAAGTATGTTTTTATATCGTGACTTTGCACCGCCTGCAGAAGCTCCTGCTAGCATCCACGAAATATGTTCAAGATCGACACCTTTGCTTGGCATTACATCTACCTGAACCAGATCACCTGTAGATGGAACTTTATATAATACTGCGATTCCCGCACCGCCGGGGAGTGAATAAAGTCTATTTATACCCGGGGCTTCAGAAAGCTCTCTCTGTAATTCAGGATGAGCTGACAACTGAGAATAGAGGCTTCTAGAATTATTTGCACTAACTACTACATCAACATCTCCGACATCAGGGGTATCAGTCACAGTTGTTCCTACTCCTATATGATCCATTCCTAGTGGTTCAAGAATGTCTTTCACAAAATTTGAGACGATTGGTTCAACCTCTGAACGTGGTATTCTCTCTTGCCTTGTTACATTCGTTCCGTCTGGATATTTAAATGCATTACCGCCTTCGAATAAAAGCATATTTAAATTTTTTCTAATAGCTTCTTGTAGTGCATTAGGAGTGACAGGCTCTTGTATTGTTGCCTTGTTTTCTCCGTAAGCGAAGAATCCCCTAAGCTTATTAATAGGTGTAAAGAGACCAGTTAGCTTTCTTGTCTTTCCCTTCCACTGGAAGACTATCCCTTCAGTCGCTCTACTAAATCTATTGTCCATGTCATCAGCTGATGACATGCCTATCCTATCTAGAGCTACTCTGATTCCTTCCAGTTGCTTTGGGCTAGCGAGTATGTGTCCACCTTCAAATGCTCTTTTAGTATCAGCTACCTGCTGAATCAGATCATCTCTATTTCCTGCCTCAAGAGTAAATTCAAGATTTCTAAATGCTAAGGACCCAACTCTTTGAATTATTCTCTCTAGAGGGATTATAGATTCCGCAAGGTAGGATTGCCTATTATTAAGTACCTCTGTTTGAAATGTTACCCATGCATCTTTTCCAGCAATTTTTGGAAACATTCTTCCTATTGGTCCTCTTCCAGTCGAAACTCGTGTAGCTGCTAGATCTAATAAAGAATCTGGAACTAAGCCACTCTTCTCTAATCTTATTCTAACCATGGCGTGAATAAGATTTCCAACTGTCCCTTGCGTAGAGACTCCGTAACTAAAGACTAATTGTGAAAGATTTCCTTTGATGTCATCCGCTTCCTGATCAGTTGCTTCGAGAGATGCCTTTAGATTAAGATAGGGAACTGGTCCCATATAAAACTCTTCATTAACAGTTGAGTCTGCAACAGACTTAAACTCAGAAAATGCTAAATTTACATCTGGACTGCTCGTAGACGTCTTGATAAATCTTATCGAAGGAGTGTCATATACTATTGTATTAGGATTTTCAGGCGTGAGAATCGCACTCTCAATCATCACAGCACCATTTTGAAAAAGGTTCTGCCACCTGCTAGGGTCGTCACTAGGAATTGCTATCTCTTCAATTGCGTCATATGCTTTAATAAAAGCATTTCTCACGCTCTCGACTGGGTGAGACATTACTCCCGATCTATCTTTTCCCTGGCCACTGCCGCCCTTATTAAAGAAGAGAAGAGTTCCGTCTCTAACTGTAAAGGTTATGTTTTGTCCATCTAGTTTTTCCTCTACGTCTTGCAGCTCACCCGCCTTTGCTGCATCAATTAATTCAAATAGCTCAGAGAGAGGCATCTCAAAATCTTCATAAAAATGCCAGATATGTTTTGTAAGATCTGGCTCATCCTGTTCTGTTATAAACTTCTTTGCAGTAAACTTATGAGATGCTCTCGCAATCATATCTGGTGTTAAAATTATAGCCACATCAACCTCTTATAATCCCTCTTATAAAACTTCTCAAATAAAGCTCAGATAGCGCTTGATCCTGTGGAGGTGAAATTTCTCCTAGTAATAGATTTATCACCTGCTGCTTCTCATCATTATTTAAAAATGGCGGTAGGAATCTCTTTGCCTCTTCGATTCCTGATTTTGTTGATGCAATATCCCTAACCTCTGTGCCCCTTATTCTCTGCATTCTTTCTATGTCCTCTTGTGAAGCGTCTGGATAATACGAACCTAAAGATGACAATGCACTTTCTTCACTTTGACCTATTATATCCACGAGCCTCTCTTCATCAAGATAATCATTTGCAGATTCCGGAGATATCGATCCTAGCTGTACCTTTCCAGTCTCTATAAGATCTCCAAAGTATGGTAGCTTTCTAAGATACTCTCTAATAGTGTCTCCAGCTCCGTAGATTGTAACCTTCTCATACATCTCTGGATTTTCTACAAACTCTTCAATAATTTCAAACACTCTTCTCATAGGCGTGCTGCCTATTGTAGATTCAACCTCTACCATTGGAAGCTCTCTTTCAATTGCTCTCTCATATATGGCGAAAATTTCTCTAGATATCTCTGGCGTATAGAATCTTCCACTATCTCCTATGGGTCTAAATTTTTGCTGGGACTTTAGGGGCTTTCCTCTTTTTCCAATTTTTGGAGGCTTCCTTTCCTGAATTCCGTAGAATAGATAAACCTTATCATTATCTCTTATTGCATTTGCTAATTTAGCAAAGTGACCAGTTGTGAATGGTTTGAATCCTCCGCCAAATAATCCTAATTTCATTCTCTACTCCGCGGCCACTTCCCATTCATTTGTCTATACATATGATCAATGAATCCTGAGACATCAAGCATCGGTATTTTTACATTCATTGTTAACATTTTATCATCATCTAAAGATACCTCAACAAATTCTGAATCATCCTTGCAAATAGATCGCGTATCCATCTCGTTTAAAACATCTACACCTATAGGCGTAAAATCCCATATATCACAGCTCACATTAATCTTCTTGCCTCGTAGCCTCTTTGATATATGTATGTGTCCGTGTATCATTAAATCATACATATCTAGTAGGCAGTCAGGAACAGGATAATGCTTTAGAAGTGCAACTCTTCCATCTGGCATCGTATAATCATAGCTCCTATGGTATTCATCAAATCCCGCCTCTAGCATCATTGATTTTGATAAATCATGGTTACCTTTTATGAGAATCTTGTACCCGTTCAGTTCTTTCATATACGACTTTACCTCTAATAGAGGGCACAAAAAAACATCTCCTACAACAAAAACCCTATCTGCATCTGTGACTATTGAATTCCATTTTTTAATAATCTCGCTATTCATCTCTGAAACAGAACTAAACGGCCTGTCACAAAGTCTTATAATGTTCTTATGACCAAAATGTATATCTGAAATAAAATAATCCACGTTAAATACCAAACTCTTTCTTTACTATAGCTGCCACATGATCATTTAGCTGTAACAGTTTTTGATAAGCTGTCTCGTCTAATCCCTTGTTCAATTTATTTTCTATGTTTTTTCTTACATTTTCCACATAGCTGGAGTGAATCTCTCTTAGCATATCATCTGTATCGTACACACCGTACTTCCCTAGTGTTCTTGCAAGACCCTTGATTCCACGTGCAATTCCAGATATTTTCACGTTTACAGGATCTACTCCTGGATTTTTTGTCAAAAGCGGGTCTTCTTCTATGTCATCGGATCCTATGATATATCTAGCTATATCTCTTAGAAAGTTTCTTATATCAAGACTAATGCTTGATGTTTCGACTCCTTTACTTCGTGAAAACTTAGACTGGACTCTTTGACCCATCTTTGATCTAACTATTACACCTTCTGTTCCAATTGACATTACTAGGTAGTCCCCTAGTGCCTTATAGAGATTTCCTGTTGTATATCCTTTTAATCCTCTCTCTGGCGTATAGCGCCCCTCCATCCAAGATGAATATCTAGGAAATGTTTTTACAGTATCAACTTGAACTAGCTTGTTATCTGGCAGACGTATCATCACCATCATGGGTGTCCTGCCCTCCAAGGTTGCTTCTACATCTACAATATCAGGCATCTTTGTATTTAAAAAATTAATAAATAGTTCTGTGTATTTTTTGTCTGCTCTTCTATCTGCTTGCCTTATCTCAGATTCATTTCCTTCTACTGCCAAAGGAAACTCAACAAGATAATCTATGTCGCCATACACGTTATCTTTGCTCTGCGAGATATCAAGCTGGTAATAGCTAACTGAACCTGTTGGTCTAAGCGCTTTAACGGGTTCTTCTCCAATAGAGATAAGATATCCATTCCACCTATTAATTAAATCCTCATATATCTTTATAGCTTGATCTGCAACGTCAGGAGTAAGCTCTGCTAGCCTATGCCTCTGGTTGACGGGTAGCTTAAGCCCTCCCTCAAAAAGGACAGCTGCATCCTTGTCAAAAAGAAATTCAGATAAAGACATGGCGAACATTTAAAATCCTTGATTATAAATATCATTTTAAAATCTAAATGATGACAAAGGATATCTCTATTTCAAAGGCTCATCTGAAACAGCATCTATGTCCTCATCCAAACCGTCTAGAGGGCCTGGTACGGGAACATACCCATGCTCTGGAACAGTATCTAAAGCAGACTTTGTGCTTCCATATACAAACATCCTAATTTGATCATCTGTAATAGACTCAGTACTATCGAGATCAAAATACTCTTTGATAATATCTAAAAACCTTGGAGTCATATCGACCTCAAGATCTCCACCCTTTGGTAGCTTTATTATTCTTTTTTCCATGTATATATTCTATCAAAAAATAACTAAAAATACACGTCTATTTTATCATTAACGCTCGGACTCGCTTTCTTATTTCTGCAAGCTCAGCTGGTTCACCAGCTTTTATCGGCGGCGTTGTATCTTCTTCCTCTTCTTCCTCTTCTTCGAATCCTTCCTCTTCTGTCTCCTCACCAGACTCTTCCTCAACCTCTTCTTCGACTTCTTCTACTTCATCAGAGCCAGAACCCATAGTTATACTCGATGGAGGATCTCCAGGATCAGGAGCATCATCCCCTTGTAGAGATCCAGTTAAAATTCCAGAAAATGCCCTTAAAAATATAAGAAGTGCCTGTCTTTCAGTCTCGTCAAGTCTATCAAAATAAGTACGAAGCTGATCTCTAACCTTACTATCATCTACAGATCGACCGCTTCTAAGTTGTTTGATTGTATCTGATATACTGTCAAGAGAAACTTCAAGTGTTGGGGGACCTTCCGGTTCCTCAACTTCAACTTCCTCCTCTGTTTCCTCTGTAGGCTCCCCTTCAGTCTCTTCCTCAGCCTCTGGCTGTTCAGAAAGAGAATGAAAAAATTTGTTGTCTTTGTTCATGTTGCTAGTAAAATATTCTTGTTTTGGATCTGACTCTATCGTTTTTTTTGCATCTTTTACGCTTTCCTCAGCCAGCAACCTTAAAAAGGTTACGATATCATCTGACGTATCTAGTTTTATTGTACTCATTTTTTACTTCTAAATCTTGTTGAATTTTGCCAATGTTCCCTATAAAGCCTATTGTATCTTCGCTGTGGGAGAAATTCATCTCTGTCGGCGTGGTCCTTTACCCTCTGCCTTCCTTCGTTTTCTTTTTTATCAATATCTTCAATAAATTTATCAAACTTAAACTTGGGATTTTTCATCTTAAACCTCTATTATTATGTATTATGCATCTTTACAACTAAATCACATTCATACACACTATCTTGTGTCGCAGCTACAGATCTTGTCAAGATATCAAACGCTTCATAATCCTTTAAAATTATATCATTATCGTTCATTAAAATTGAAAAATTATTAATTTTTTCTCCAGAGACTATAGGCCACACATCTTTAGACTCACACACAAAATTTAAACGAATTAAATTTTTTGATATTTTTATTTTATTAACTGATGCAGATAGCGACGTAGAGTCAAAATAGACAATAACTGTTAAGTCGCTTATCTTGTCAGGGTCATCATAGAACTGTCTGGGATCTATCTTGTCTACCAGAGAGTCGCTAATCATTACTTTAGAATTTTCGTATTCTATCTCTTTCATCTTCTAGACCAGTCAAGAAAAGTTACATCATCATATATCTCGTCACAAAACTTTGCAAGTGATATATCTTGTTGTGTAACAGAGTTAATATCATGTGTATAAGTCTCTACGCTAACGCTTCCGTGTTCTATTGTAATCTTTGCATGGTGCTGAACTTTTTCCTGGTATGATAATAATTCTGTGATAAAATATTTCAAATGATTAGATTTATCAAAATTAAAAGTTCTAGATATCCTCTCAGGGTCTGTGAATGTGGTCCAGTCAGAGCTCTCAGCTTTGATTGGAGGTTCAGTATCCGGAATCGTTGTTTGCAAATTTCCTAGAGCCATTCCAACAGATGTCGTGGGCAACTGAGTGCCTTGTGATTTCTCTAGTAGCTCTACTAGTTTCATCAAATCATTCCTGAGATAAGATCTCTTATGCGAGTTTCAGTTACCTGTAATTGGGGATTTTCACTCTCAGTAGATGACCATTCTAATACATCAGGAATTGAATCAAATATTGCTCGAGTGATTTTTTGTGGATCTCTTAGCATCTTTTCAAAATTAGCACTAATTTTTTCTCTATTTTCTTTTCCAAAAAATACTCTATTAAATTTTTGTGCCTCTGCTAGCGAAGCTCTATAAATTTGAATCGTCACACCGCCCAGCCGAACCTTATTCATTTGCATTTTTGGAGAATTATAAGGAAGCAGATCAACCTCTCCGTTGAACATCTTGGCAAACGTTGATGCAGTTTTCTGATCTATTCCCTGGCCGGTAAGAAACGATATCATGTGTTTTTTAATTGTTCTAGCATACTCAGTAAACGGAGGCTTATAAAAATGAGTGCTAAATATCTGTTTTAAAACTTTTCCTCCAAGAGTATTGTGAATCATTTCACTGTCAAAGTCGCCATCCTCTGTTACTGTCTCTCCAATTTCAAGTAACTCTATATCAATCTTCTGAAGCACCTCTACCATCTGTTCAAGATCTTTGTCTCCAGGGTTTTCTTCTAAATCATCCTCAACCTCTTCGACGAGAAGACCGACCATCTCAGACACCTTTTTCATTGCAAGTATCATAGATTTATAGACTTCATTAGAAAATCCTCTATACTCAGAGATCCCACCTTCTGATCCAAGGACAGCTTTAAAAATAGGTTCGGGAAATTTCATCCTCCACTGTCTAAACCCGCTTGCTGCGCTGAAACCGAAGACAGCTGCAAGAGCATCTAGCTTCTTTAAATCTCTCTCGAGCTTCTCTTGTGCAACTTGTGCTGCATCTTCTGGAGATAATTGTGCTTCCTCTTCTTCTTTTTCACCATAGTACCCAGGATCAACAAATGCTGTCTCGCCCTTCTTCAAGAGTAATGTTGCTATATTATTATAAGCATTTTTCTTTAAGGGATCTTTTTCAGATTTAGCCTTGTTTAATAGGAATTTTGCAACATCGTCAGATGACATAGATTTTAACATTGAATTTGCAACCATGTCAACTTCTTTATTCGCATCTATCTGGTCAACATCTTGCTGAGTTGGAATTGACCTTGAAAGCTTCATGTAGTGATCCCTTACATTTGATAGCACACGGTCTTTTTCGATATCTGACAAGTCAGCTATAGCTGACGATATCTCTGGAAGCATATCATTTGTATCAAGAATGTCGTCTAATGCTCGTCTCATAAGACCATCAGCAAAATATGTCTGAATTTCTCCAGCAGTTAAAACTCTTTCTCTAGTAGAATATCCAAATTTAATTGACTCAAGAAATTCTACTATCTCTTCTGTGGCAACAACTATCTTGTCATGTTCGTCTTCTGTAAAAGAATCATCTTCCTCAAGCATTAATGACACAGCTTTTCTAAACTTAGCTTCTCTTATAGAATCCTCTTCCTCTGGTATGGCTTCATCTTGTGCCTCCACGGCTTCTTCATCTTCCTGTTCAACTGTGGGCTCCTCCCATTTAGAAGCATCATGCCTATCTAGGGATTGATCTAAAAGATCATGTAGCTTCCTATAGAAAAAATCTATCTGATCATCTGGAACCTCTTGAGATATCGCTGATGCTGATCTTCCTAGCGCTTGTCGGGTTGTTGGAACAAACTCTGGATCTTCAACAGGGGGCTTATCAACTGCGAGCTGAACAGACATCATGTCAGATGCCTGTATTGGCTCATCAGTTTCGTCGGCATCTATGTCTCCAGCTATAGTGTCTATACTTGTTGACTGTATGCTTCGAGACTCGACCATGCTTTTGATAGCTGTTTCTAATGCATTTCTATTAACGATGACTTTCATGAATCGCTCCACACAAATAAATATCTCATCTACCCAAAGTATTCTAATTAGAAATTTGATTTAAAGTATACGCTGACGCCATTGTTATTCCTACGCCTCCCAGAACACCTAAAATAAAAACTAATTCTCCACCTAGCTTGGGCTTTGTTGCCTGCTTTTCTAAAAATTCTATTTGATTATTTTTTATTATAAGTGTCTCGTCATATTTTATTTGCAATGCATCATGAGACGCTTTTAAAATATCATAATCAAATTTTAACTCTGCTTCTTTTTTCTCTATCTTCTTGCCACATTCAATATCACAAAGCTCGGTATTTGATTCGAGATCTATTAAAAGCCTTGCTGCAGCCTCAGTGTTAAAAAGAGTGCCGGAAAATGGAGCTGATTCACCTTTTGTAACAGTAACAACTTTTTCATCAGCGTATGATAAAGATGGAAAAAATAATATATTGAAAATAAAAAACAGTAATGAGAAGTGTCCCGTTATAATATTAATTTTTTTATTCATAGCTTTCCCTTAAAGATAATATCATTTTAAAAAAATATCGTTTATGATACATGAATTTCAAATCCTGTAATCTCTGAAATTCTTCTTGTTATCTCATCAGGATTATTAACATTTTCTAGTATGACTTTCTCTATCTCTTTTTTCTTTTTATCGTCGAGGCTCTCTTTGGCATCAATATATTTTTCTTCTATTTCTTTTAATGATTTTAAATATATTTTTCTTGCGACCTCTATATCTTCTATTTCCTTATTATGAGACTTATTAATAACGTCTATCTCTTTTTTATAATCATCTCTTGCTCTGTCTAAGATTTTTCCAGCTTCGTTATTTTTTTTAAATATTATCATCAGAATAATCGGAATCGCAGCACCAACAAGTATCTGCCAGTACTTCTTGCACCACGCGTATGTTTTTCTTAATCGAGCTTTAATCGATAGCCATATTAAACTACTAGTCATCTTTACCGTGCTTCCAAGAAAGCGCTGCATCAATAACACTTTGGCCCCCGATATAAACTATCGCAATCATTCCCCACGTATCTGAAGTGAGATCGGCCCAAAGCATTAATGCTGTAGCTGTTACAAAGACAGTAAATTTTCTAGAAATGATTTTACCTAGAATTCTATCTACAAGTCCAGTTCGCATTTGATCCTCCTAATATAAATAGGAGGATTAATTTATAAAGTCATCATCAGATGGTATGACTATAAGCGTTCTTTTCTGCGAAGATTTTTTATCTTTCTTTATAGCCTTGGGAGATTCTTTAAACATTACTCCGATAATATCACACTGAATGCTTGCTACAACTGATAGAAGCTCTGACTGTTTTGCAAGCATATGCTGTGATTCTAAAAGATGTTTTTCAAGAGAGATTATTCTCTCCTCTAGCGTCTCGATATGATCGAGATGCCTTCTCCTTCTACGAAATAAATTTTTAATATATTTAATCATCTCACTCATCACGTAACGGGTTTTCTTTTTCTATAATATTAAATAGTGATTCTGCATCCGTTTCTGATAATTTTTTAACAATCTTGTCTCTTTTCTTTTGAGAAAGATCTTCTAAAAAAGAAATCATTTCAGGAGATTCTGATGCTATTCTTTGTGAGATTTCTTCATATACCTCTTGTAAAGAAAGCCTATTTTTAAAACACATAATTCTAATTTTGCTATGGGTTTCTCTTGTTATGTTAAAGTGAATAGTCTTCTTTGTTTCGAAATCTATGTACGTCTTCTTAGCCATCACGCCCCGCCGCCCATAGTTCCAGCACCCGCAGGATTGGCGCCTACAGCAAATGGTGCAGAAGGTATTTCCTTCCCTCCGTCTAGATCAAAATCAAACTGTGAATCAAGAATGTCTTTCATCTCAAGGGCGTGTGCGTCATCATAATTCTCCTTAAGAAAATTCATAGCTCTGTTTATGATAACTGTTTTTATATCTAAAAGGTTTTCATGATTCATTGCCAGTCTTGCGACTCGCTTAGTAAAGGAATCAACGTCTAGTGGCGGTCTTGGAAGAGATTCAGCAGGTTCAACATCTGTATCTTCGCTTCCTGCAGGTTCAGGATCTTCTGGTGCAGCGTCATCACCAGCCGGAGACTCTTCACCCTCATCCTCGACAGGTTCTTCCTCATCTACTTCAACAGCTTCTTCGTCCTCTTCCTGCTCTAGGAGAGCTTTTAAAGACAGATTATATAATGACTCATTTAGACTATTGATCTCATTGTCATCCTCTGATATTGAATCTTTTTCAAATTTCAAAATAAATGAATCAATTTGATCATCTGCTGAATCTACCTCGAGTCGAGTTGTTTCCTCAGCAGCTGCAGGGTTGACAAACAGATCTTCTACCTGTTCCAGTATCAAAGATCTAATAGTTCTAGTAACTGAATTTTTCATATTATGCCCTTAGTATTTTTTGAATTTCATCAGCTTTCTCAAATCGTTTTTCTATAACTTTCCAATTTAGCTGCTTCATCATGCCATATACATATGTCTTTACATCCTTAAGATAGTCTCTATAATAAGCATGTTGCCACACATCCATCACTATGACGGGATAAGCACCCACGGGAACATTAAGACTATGCAGATCAATAGAGCAATTCATGTATCTTTGCATGAAAGTATTAAAATATGTAATCGCCCAGCCGCACCTAGAAGCCAAGCAGCAAGCGACAAAATCTTTTTGCCAATCATCAAAAGAGCCAAAGTCTCTAGCGAGACGCATATAAGACAGTGAATCCATCGATATCTCGCTATGAAGATCACTAATGTTAGAAAAGTATAATTCATGTAAGTAAGATGAATTCATATTATATGTCTCATCAACTTTAAGATCTCTAAATTGAGAATGATCAGAATTTGAACTAGCTCTATCTGCGGTATCAAGCTCAGCGCTAATTCTATTAAATACAGCTACATAATTGTCGTAGAGCACTATATGATTTTTTTTACTTGACTTGCTAAGTAATTCTGTTGGTAGATTAAATTGTTTCACTTGTGCAACATAGGATTCATCTAGCCTCTCATCACAAAGATTCAAGCTTTTTCTGATGTTTTTTCTCAAATCTTTATGTGTGAACAATCCTTTATCCTTATTATCTGACATTAGTGCCTCTCGTAGTCTTTAAACTCATTTCTCGTAATAAGTAATTCCTTTCCAGGCCTTCTGCATAAAATTTTAGGTTCAGAGCTACCATCTGGAATTATTACCTTTAAAACAGTATAAACTAGGCCTGATGGCTTGTGACGTATCTTCAGGCCCTTTTTAACTATTATTTTTCTATCTGATCCTTTTCCTGCAAATACATCAATATTTTCATTTTGATTATGTATTTTTTTTACGATCTCTAAGATATCTTTTGAGGAAAAGGTCTTCATAGATACACCTCATATTTAAATATGATGTAGATTATCTAATATTTTTGAATGAAACAACAGAGATGCCTGCATTATGAAGCAAGTCTATTCCTGATGAATCTCTATATTCTTGATCATAAATTACAGCACTTATTCCCGCATTGATTATTGCCTTTGCACACATCCTGCAAGGAGACAAAGTGATATACATTATTTTTCTTTTTGGGCAATTATAATCACATTTTAAAAGAGCATTTATCTCTGCGTGTATCATTCCAGACTGACCTGGCTCAAGTGATTCAGATTCATTTGGCCCTCCTGCATAGTTTCCATTATATCCCACTGCAAGAACCTGAGTGTTATCATCAGTCACAATCACAGCACCCACCTGATGTCGTAGATCATATGATCTTTTGGATATTATATACGCAAACTCCATCCATACTTTATTCCATGATGGACGCAATTGTGCTCTCCTTGAACCTTGCCAATGCTGAAGGTGACTTGAGATTAAACTCTAAAATACAATCGCTAAGAGATGTTGAGCCTTCAGGAGAAAAAATATTAAAATCAACGTAGTCTTTCTGGAATAAAAAACAAGGATCCAGACCATGATCAAGAATTGCCCACGTAGGGTTTTCACTTAGAAAGTCAGAGACAGCCGTGCGCACTCCTTGTTTCTCAGTATGCTTTCTTGGTGTGGCGATTTCAATAGATTCATATTCTTTTCTATCAGAATAAAACATGTCTGACTCAGCGCATCTACCGTTATAGTCATCACACATAATTATTGTGCTTGGATACACGATATCCTTTATGTGATCAAGTTCATTTTTAACAGTGAAGTAATTGTGATCTCCATCGATAAGAATTAAATCATATTTTGCACCGTGACTTTTAAGCTTTGGTAATAATTCAAGACTGTTAGCTGTATAAAATACAACATTTGCAGAATCTTTAGGCACGCCCGGCTTTCCTAAAAGTAAAACATCGTTCATCTGAACAGCTTGTTCAATTACCTCTTGTCGTAACTTTATATCGACACCTGTATATAAAAAACGATCGCAAGATGAGATAAGGTTATGAACAAGAGGAAGAGTAGATTGCCCATAGTCAACGCCTATCTCTAATATAACAGGATCATTAATATGTGACATTAGCTTTGATAAGCATTTTATATAACCAAGATATGACATATTAAAATGGATTCTCCGTGCAATATTCAATTATATACATCACTTCATCTATTTTATCATCTGATAAATCTTTATATGACTTTCCAAAAAATGACTTTATAACTTTTGGTAGGTGTGCGTATGGGTTTCTACCCTTGGGATGACGACTGGATGAGGGTAATTTTCCCTCTAGCTTCTTCGCTGACTCCTGTATCGTCTCCCTTATCTTCTTGCAATTTTTCTGATTCATCTGTTTCCTTAACCTCAAGCCCATCTAAAAGAGCTTCCATTTGATCAACCGCCTCCTCTTTGTCAATATCGCCTTTTTCCTCAAGAACTTCTCGAATTTTCTTAAGCTCCTCTCTGGCAGGAGTAGTATCAACTAAAGGTTCTTCGATTCTATCAAATAGATCATCTACAATCGTCTCACCAGACAGTGTAAAGCCAGCTGCCTTCTTGTGGCCGCCGCCGCCAAATTTTTTAGCTATTTCTGATACATCTACATTATCATGAAATGATCTGAGGCTTACTCGAATATTTCTTTCCTCATGATCATAATACCATATTACAGCAAAGTCACACTCTGCGGATAATCTTGCACCAATCTCAGACATCCAGTGAGATGAATTTACGACTAGTACATCAAGACCACCATACTTTCTGGGCCGTGCCTTTTCACAAACTTTCTTTACAACTGTTTTGCTATACGCAAGAATAAATGAGCCACGCTTTACAGCGTCATCAAAAACTGAATCATCTTCAAATTTCACAAATTCTTCAAATTCAAACGGAACCATATCAAATGCTGCACTAAATTCCTTGGAATAATCTAATTCCCACTTCCAGAGATCGCGATCCTGAATATATCGTATGAACTTCGGGGGTTCTTTTCCAGGGTGAAAATACTCCCAAGATAACATTGCACCGCTCTTTGTCATATCGAAGCGAGTATTAGAAATATCATGAAGCTCTACCACCGCAGATTTATGATGATCTATAACTATTAGATCATTTGCCTCTTCGATCATTCCTTTTATAGTCGTGTTATCATAAGAAAAATCAAGAATAGCTACATTCTTATCTGTGATGTCTGGAGGCGTTGAACCATGCTTTGCAGCGAGATAAGTTGCCTTATTGCCTAGACATTTCCATGCAGCATATGCTGCACCAAATCCATCAGAACAGTTAGCGTGATAAATAACGTAATCGACACTTGTTGGCTCTAGCATCATAATCTCCTAAATGTCTGACTGGTTCATAAAACTATGGTAAAACCAGCATCTAGGTTCATATAAATCAGAACCTCCGACTGTTATCTCTTCCATATTGTTAAATTTTCTATGAGTGTAATATGCGTCAAGACCAGTAATAGTACATACTGCTGGGCAAACTTCTATTTTTGTTGCCCACGGCATCATATCTCTAATCTCTTCAAATACATTGCCAGTTGCAGAAAGCTGTAAAGAAGATATGACTATTGTTTTTCCAGATCTAAAAAGATCGAGTAGCGACACAGCTACTCCTTCTATCATAAACGCTTCATCAACTGCGATGACATCTATATTTTTATCGTAGTTTTTCACTAACTTAATTATATCGTCACCTGACTTAACTACATGTGCTTCTATTTCTCCTCCGTTGTGTGTACAAATTTTAGATTGCGAGTATCGTTCATCAAGAGAAGGCTTGAATGCGACGACATTTCTATTTTGATATCTGAATCGATCTATTGTAGCAAGAAGTCTAGTTGTTTTAGAGCTAAACATCGGCCCTGTAAAAATTATAAACTCAGGATTTCTTTTTAGCTGTAGCTCTTCCATAGTCATCCTCTATTCTAACTGGCTTATCTGTAGAATTATTTCCTATCTCAATTATCTCACAATCAGTTATGGCTTTAACCCTATACGGGCAGCCAGATTGAACCATTAGCACGTCTCCCTCGCAAAGTATCTCACTCTTTAACGGATAGCCTATGGGATCCAATAGTGTCTCCTCAGCCCCAAACGTCACCTCTGCCTTTCCAGATCTTAAAAATAAAACTTCAGATTTTATTGGAAAATATTTAAAACTTGATCTGGCACCGGCTTTAATAAAACATGTTTTTCCATGAATTCCAAAAAATCCTGACCATATTGTTTCAGTTCCCCAAGGTTTGTTTATAACACTGTTTGTTTTTTTTCTAACAACCCAGGAAGATTTTACGTGTTTTTTAGAAAGCATCAAGAATCTATACCCCACCATTCAATAGTCTTTTCTAGTCCGTCCCAGAATCTCACAAGAGGTTCATATCCAATCTCTTCGCTTGCTCTTGATATATCTGCCTGGGTGTGCATTACATCACCAGGTCTCCAGGGAGCATTGACAACAGCTGCGTGAGAATATCTCTTTGTAAAGTATTCTAATATTTCAGAATTAGATGTTCTATCTCCGCATGAAATATTATAGCATCTTCCATTAAATCCATCAAATCTCGTTCGATCAGATTCAGCAGCTAGTACGTTAGCGTGGATAACATTGTCAATATAGCACATATCTCTTGTTTGTGATCCATCACCGTCACTTCTCATAGGCGATCCATTTTTAAGTGCGTGACACCAGGCAGAAACTGCTGTGGAGTACGGAGAGTCGCCATACTGGCCTGGTCCAAAGACGTTAAAGTATCTTAAGCATACGATATCAATATCGTATAATTGACAAAATAATTCCGCTATATCTTCAACTGCGCTCTTTTGCCACGCATATGGTGACTTAGGATTTTTTGACATACTTTCACGTGTGGGAAGAACATCCGCGCCTCCGTAAACAGATGATGATGATGCAAATATGACTCTCTTGACACTTCCTATGCATGCCTCAAACAACCTAACCGTTTCTGCTATATTCACTTCTGTTGTTAAAGATGGGTTTTCAACAGAAAAAAGGACCCTTGGTATCGCAGCCTGATGAAAAACATAATCATATTTTTGATCAATGATATTTTTTAACACATTGTCATGTGAAAAATCACCTTGCAAAATGTGAACTGTTCCTTCATCTCTATCAAAATTATCATAAAATTGTGATAACAAGTCTACCGGTATAACTCTAATCTTTAATTCTTGAACTAGCTCTAAATGTCCACTTGATAGATCATCTACAATGTCAACAACCCATCCGTCTTTTACAAGTCTCTTTGAAAGATTGGATCCGATAAATCCGCATCCTCCTGTTACTAGTGCTCTTTTCATAGTCTCTCCGTTTTAACTTCAAAATTTTAACATATTATGTGAGCAGAGTTTAAATTAAATCTCATTCTAACCTTATCACATTCATCTGAAAATCTATTATAACAAGTGGCAGCTAGATAATACAAAAATCTTAGATCGTGAGGAAAAATGTTTTCGACATCAGATGATCTAATCACTGTATGAAAATCCATAACTCTGTCTCTAATTGCGACATGAATAAGCGATATACATGTATTATCTGTATAAATAAATCTTCTAGAGGTTGTATCTTCAACCCTGCTATATTCATTATTTCCCGCTAGCTCATCACTTATTTTTGTGTGCAGTTTATTAAATATGGAATTGTAATAATCGCTTTCTGGCTTATAGTCAAGTACTGATTCACTAGCCTCTTCAAATTCACCATCATCATATAATGTAAACTTAACGGGATAAGCCTCATTATTATTACACTCTACAAATCTTAATACCTGATCTGATACCTCTCTAATCATGCATCGTTCAACAAGATGAAGCCTGGCGAGCACAATTGATGCTATTTCATCTGGATGACTTTTTGAATATATCATAGTATTTGGAAAATCTCTTAGGTATTTAAATTTTCTCTCAAAGATATTATAAACACTTTCTATTGATTTCATGTCTTTATGAAAGTCATCTCCTCTTTTAATAAATCTTTCACTAACAACCCTTATATCAGGTAGTAACAAGACGAATCTATTATTGAGATTTGAAATTTCAAGATGTAAATCTGACTCTATGTTATCATTTTCTCTATTATAAAGCTCATTAAATATGCTTCTTGATATTTGAGATCTATCGTGAATATGCCACAAATAATTTGATAGATTGTGAATGTTCTTTATTAAAGTTGTCTTTCCAGAACAGTCAGGACCTTCTATAAAAAGAGTATTTGTAGGAAACAATAACACTATACATCAATCCTTTTCATTTTATATGACGATGTAGAACAGCCCCATGAATCTGTAGATGCAACCTCAGCGATCCACATGGTGTAAAGATCTGGAATATCTCTAAATGCACCCCAAACACGAATCCACGTACTTTCGAAGTTATTATCTATAACTTTCATCCTGTAGAAAATTTTTCCATTTTTCGTTGTTCTCTCCTCTAGTGTTTGAATACAGAACCAGACTATATCTTTCTCCTTTCCCATCAGGCTAGAGGCAGGTCTCACATTGGCATTTTCAATCTTCTCCATTATCTTTGGAGGAAAGATAAGAGTTTCATCTGCTCCTGCCATCAAGTCAACACTAAATAATATTTTAGATTCACGAGTCCAATCTTGAAGATCATAATTCTCTATTGTTTTTTCATCTATAAATCTTGGAATATCACCTCTTTCTTTAATAGTCTTTTTATACGCAGTTTTTGTTATTCCGTATCGACCTTTTTTTAAAAGATCATAATTTCCAACAATTGTTTCATATAGCTGTCTATGATTCTTAATTGCTCTATTTTTCATCTCATCAAGTGATCCAAAAGCTTCTACCTTGCACAATGAATCAAAGCATGTTTTATTCATCTTAGAAGGCTTCCATTTTCCGTCCTCTGTAAAAAGCATTTCATCTATATTAGAAAACGGTCTGCGATCAATGATCTCTTCAACTGCAGCTGATCCAACACCTTTGATCGCAGTTAAAGGCGGAACAAAACCGTTTCTTTCATCACTATACACCCAGACATCAGAAGAAATATTAATGTCAGGAGGAAGTATTTTGTATCCCAAAGACTTGATCTCATTGATAACCTTTCCAAACTTATTTGTTCCGTTTTGAGTCTGAAGACATGTGGCTAGCCATTCTTTTTCATAATGAGTATGCAGCCACGCAGAATAATACGAATCGATCGCATACGAAATCGCATGTGATTTATTAAATCCATATCCAGAAAAATACTCAATTGTCTCGTAAAGAGTCTCTGCTATATCTCTTTTCATTCCAGATAGCTCAACTGCTCCATCAACAAACTTCTTTCTTAAGTCAATTCTTTCCTGCACCTTTGCTGCATTTGAATCAAGAGACTTCTTGACAAGTGTCTTTCTCATCTTGTCTGATTCCCCCTTGTCAAATCCTGATAGCCTCTGTGCTAAGAGCATGAATTGCTCTTGGAATGATATAAAACCATATGTTTCACTCAGTATCTCTTCAATCACTGGATGATCATAGCGAATAGGGCTTCCATTTTCTGCCTCCCTTTTCGTCTTGACATATTTCTTATCAACATTTGCTGCCAGCGGGCCCGGCCTATATATTGCCGTAATTGTTGCTAGCTCTTCTATGGTTCTTGGCTTTGCTCTTCTGCAAAAATTTCTTGCGCCCTGCTGCGTAAATTGAAACACCTGTACAAATCTTCCCTTGTGATAAACATGTTCCCAAACTTTATCATCAGTTAAGTCATTATATCTACAGTTTATATTATCATCAAAAAATTTACTAATGTCATCAAATGAAGGTGATGTGTTTCCCTGTTTTCTCAAGACAAGTCGAATACAATCTTCAACCATTTTTAAAGTTGTTAGACCTAGAAAATCAAACTTAAGAAAGCCATTAGGCTCTAAGTGCCTAAAGTTCATGCCTTCTGACCATGGCGTCTGGAGCTCTCCTCTTACCTTAATAAGTGGCATATATTTTTCTAGATTTGGGCATATCAGGACTCCGCCTGCATGTCTTCCAATAGATCTTGATTCCATAAAAAGCTTTTGAACCTGTTCGGATACCTTTGGATATTTTGACATGAAGTCAACATAGTTATCAGAATATTTCAAACAGTCTTCATGAGTTAGAACATAAGTCGATTTTTCTTCATGGTCTCCCATTGCCTTATGCATGACTTCTTTTTCAAGCTTATTTGTCATTGCATTGACCTCACCAAAATCAATGCCATAAAATTTTGAAACATCTTTTATTAGAGATTTTAATTTTAAAGTATTAAAATTTGAAACAGGTACAACTGATTCATCTCCAAATAATTCTCTAGACGCATTTATCAAGACATCTCTATCACCAGCGTCTGTATCAATATCTGGCCATCCTGCTTTTGCTCTATGCAAAAACCTCTCCCATAGAAGACCATACTTGATGGGATCTGTCGTAGTGATTCCTAAGAGATAATTTACAAGAGATCCTGCTCCAGAACCTCTTCCTGGTCCAATAATAGTTTTCTTTGAAGCTAGATCAAAAACCTTTGTCATTGTGAGAAAATAATTTTCAAAACCAAGGTGCTTGATGTCGCTCAGCTCCATCGTTGCTCTTTCTACATACTCTTTCTTTTCGTGAAGACCTTCATCAATAAGTGCTTTTTTGACTCTAAATACTAGCTGAGTAATAGCAGGATTGTCAGGCAAGTCAAAATTTGGTAATTTTGCATCTTCGTCAAACCATATTTCTTCACATTGTTCCCATGCAATGTCATATGTTCTCTCAATTGCATCGGAAATAATCTGTTCTTTTCCTTTATAAAACTCATATTCAGGAAGGTGAACGTTAAATTCATCCCACATCTGGTTAGCATTCTTAGGATAAAGCTCACATTTAAGATCTTCAAAAGAAGGAAGTGTAGGCATTGAATCTCCTCTAGCTCCCATTCTGCCAAGCTTTCTGTAAAGCTCTCTTGCTTCCCACATGTTTCTGCTATAGTAGTGACTATCAGCAGTTGCAACTAGAGGAATTCCTGTTTTTTCATGAAGCTTTATAAGATATTTGTTTGTCTTATGTTGCATAGACAATGAATTGAATTGAATCTCGAGATTAAAATTTTCTCTTCCTACTGCGTCAATAAATCTATCAGACATGTTTTCTAAATCAAGAATGATATCTTTGCTTGACTTTCCATGTGATTCACCTCTTGCTATTAACGATGATGGGTATCCGCCAATGCATGCTGTGCTTACTATAAGGCCATCACCATACTTATTAAGAAGATCAAAATCAATTCTTGGAAATCTATAAAAACCATCTGTGTATGATCTTTTTACAAGAGTAAATAAATTCTCTAGACCCTGGCTGTTTTTAGCTAAGACAACGAGATGATATCGTCTTTTCCACACATTTTTATCAAAATCACCTTTTGTCTCTTCTTCGTTTTCTATAATAAGTCCGCCTGACACCTCGTCTTCAGAATCGATATCTGTTCTCTCTTTTGACTTTTTTTCTGTTCTAGCTTGACGAACTTCCTCTCTATGATTCTCATATTGTATTCTCCAGTCAAAAAGAGAAGGAACAAAATAAAATTCTACACCATACAGCTGTTTATATTTTTGTCCCTTGTTTTTTAACTTCTTGGCATACGCATGAGCATGTGCAAGACCATTTCCGTTTCCGTGATCAGTTAATGCCCATGCATCCATATCATTAGATAGAACAAAATCTATATGCTGATCTGGATATCCCAGACCGTCATACGGAGATCCAGTTCCGCTGTGAGCGTGTAAGCCGACAAATCTCTTAGGAAGTATAAAATTCTTTTTCTCTGACATTTAAAACCTTAGTTTGTTATTTTATTATAGGCTTAAATAAAGAATTTTACACGCTTTCAATGTCTCTAAGTTTCTCTATTATTTCTCTCTCTCTGGCGCTTAATGACTTTGGAACTTCTACTGAAATTCTGACATAGTGGTGACCCCTTTCGGAATTTTGCGTATCGATGGGCAACCCTCTTTTTGGAATGCTCATCATAGAGTTTGGTTGTGTACCAGGCGGTATCGCGAGGTTTATCTTTCCGTCTATTAAATCTACTATAATAGACGTGCCGAGTGCTGCTTGCGGGAACGATATAGACTCTCTGCTATAAAGATGAGGTCCATCTCTTTCAAATCTATTGTCACCTACTATTGACATGATTAAAACAAGATCTCCAGGTGCGTGATTGTTAGATGGCCTGTTTCCTTTTCCAGAGATACATAGCTGGTCACCCTCTAAGACGCCAGGGGGAATTGTTATAGTCACATTATCTTTCTTATGATTTAATCCTTTTCCATTACAAGATGAACATGGATTAGTTATTTTCTTTCCTGTGCCGCCGCATTGACCACATGTCATCTGGACCTTGACAAACCCGACACTGTGATGAGATTGACCGCTTCCGCTACACCCTTCACAAATTCCAACATCATGATCGTTGATGAATCCACGCCCGCTACACTCTTCGCATGAATCTATTCTAGAAAAATTTATATCTCTTACTGTTCCGGAAAGAACTTCTTCAAGAGTAATAGGAACTTTTATCGCAACAGGGTTCCCAACAGGTGCAGATCTTCTTTGTCTATTGAAAAATTCAGATCCAAATGTACCTCCAAACATTCCAGAAAAGTGATCAAATATATCTTCAAAGCCTCCTGGAAACTGTTGGTCCCCATGATGCCCGAAATTATCATAGTTATATCGTTTTTCTTTATCTGATAAAACTGCATATGCCTCAGAGATATTTTTAAACATCTGCTCTGCATCCTTATCATCTGGATTTTTATCAGGATGATATTTTAAAGCAAGTCCTCTATACACCTTTTTGATCTCATCTGGCGTAGAATCTTTATTAACTCCTAATATTTCATAATAATCTTTTTTCATAAACAAACCTAGCTATTATCTATAGTACCTTACTCTAGTTCCAACAATCCTATCTATAATATCTGTTCTGACTCCATAGTTTTTATTTTGATTTAATCCCATGTGATGTTCATAATGCCATATAAGACTAGATCTTGCCCAATGTGGGTTGTTATGAGATTTCCTGTGAACATAATAATATTGTGCTAGTGAAAATACTATAACGGGTGCAGACCATGGTAAATAAATCATAACAGGAATATGAATTGCCATCAAGAATAAAAGTGATAGCAATTCTTTTCCAGCGGGATCCCACCTAAGTGGAAAACCAGAATATGATTTATCAAAAAATTCATTTAGTCTTGCAAAGCTATGATGACCATAGAAGTGAAATGAAAAAATTCTACCTTTTTTAGTTCCAAGCTTATGCAAAAGCCATCTATGAATTGAGTACTCTAGTACGTGGCCATAAATCCATGTAGAGATAATTTGCAAAAAAGCAAATATCATTCAATACTGCCGTAATATGGCTCAAAAAGAAGCTGCTCTTGATCACTACACCTAGATAGATAGTCACTTAGTTGATCTTTTGACGTGCACACAGTCACACCGCTTTGAGCTAGCATAAGATTAAATGATGCTCCCTCTGGCAACCCTGCACAAAAGTAAACAATAGGCTTATCTAGTGCCTTAAAGTATCCTGCCTCAAAAATTGATCCCATGTCTTTTCCGTGCGTATTACATATCATGAAATCACAATTGTGAAGATGTTCAAGATTTCCTTCATATGTTGATTTTTGAGTCTCTAGGTCAGCGCCTGGTGGACACACAAAAAAATCTCTAGGTGAAAAAAATTCAAAATTATTTTCTGCTAGAGAGCTAATAATATCGTTTACCTCCTGATTAGCTACAGGATTAAACCACGAACTTGCTATATATGCCTTCATATTTCCTCCAAATCTGGCCTATTATTATAATCAAAACTTGATAAGATTTTTATGATTGTTTTAAAATTTATTATTCTAATTTGTTTTTATTATATTCTGTCTTCATGAAACTAATATCATTCATAACATCGTCCCATAATCTTTCAAAAACTGTAGGACCGTCTGGCTTCTTTGTTCCGTTAATTGATTCTCTTCGAGCCTGATATATGGTGTCGTCTGGATGATACTCAAATGTATCATTCTTTGGCTCAGGCCAGTATAGATTTGTCCCCTTACTTGTCCATCTTCCTGCTTCTTTAACTCTAAATGTCTTGATATAGTGCATGTCAGGTGAGTCGAATCTAATAGCTACAGATGCTTCTGGTAGCACATTAATTAGTTCTCTAGCCATATATGCGGCGAGAATGTTGTCAGCAGCTGGCTGAATCTGCTTATCCTGCCTCTGTCGAATAAATCCAAGCAAATCTTTTAAATTCATTCTCATAAGATAAAAAGAAGTCATACACTTTGGAAGAACCATCCTGGCATCCATCATTGAAACATCTTTACTATCAGTCATGTCTGCATATAACTGTTTAGACTCTAAGACAAGATTCTTCCATCTCTCAAGAAACTCAGGAGAATTTTGAACAGCCTCGGGAATTACAGCCGGATCACTTCTAAGATCTCTATCTCCCGTGCATTGAGCAGCAAAAGATCCTGCTCTGTGACGAATAATATGCGTGACCTCTTGAAATGAAAGCCCGCTCAATTTAAACGTGAACCCAAGACACTCCATTGGAGTGGGAAGAGCTCTAAAGCACATAACATCTTCAAGATTTTTTGATAGCTCTGCTGGATCAATTCCAGCAGTGGTTGTTTCATCATGATGATCAGCCCACGTAGCCTTGACATATTGCCATGCAACCTTTAAAGCCTGAGTTCTGGTTGGATAATCAATCAGCTCTACCTTTAGTGCTTGTAGATTATTATAAAACTCTGTAGTAGGATCTTGATCAAACTTTAAATCCATTGGTAGTACAATAGGATCTAAGTCAAAATTTTGCGGCATGCCTTTATCCTTTATATTTTACTTGATCTCGTCTACAGACTGTGACATTTCTGCGTCAAAGTCAGTACGAAGCTTGATTAAAGGGTTAAAAGTTGCATGGCGCCGCTCGTGGATGAGAGATCCTTGCGGCCGAACAAGCTCGCCTGCGATTTCAACACCTTCAAAGTCGATCTCAGTACGCTGCTTGTAAACAACCTTGGGATCCTCCTTGATCTTGTCGTCTGCATGCGCAGTTGAGGTAAAAGTTAGAAAAATAGAAACGAGAAGATAGCGCATAAAGCCTCCTTTTATATGCATAACAAATATACCTCATAACCGACTGAATTACATTAAAATATCAAACTATTTTAGATTTTTTTTCTGGCATTTCTGCAGAAGCTATTCCATAAATCATAGACGCAAGTTCATCCACACCCAAGTCATAATTTATTAACGGAACTATCTGAGCAATTCTTCTACCGTACTTAGAGACAAGCTGGATGTGCGGCGTAGGGTTAGAAATTTCATTGCTAAGAAATTTTTTTAATGCAGCTTCAGATTCACCGAGCTTATCATTTAGCTCGCGAAATCTATTTCTGGACTCCTCTACTCCTCTAGGATTTGAAGGATCTAAATTTCCTTGAAATGAATCTTTTAAAAAATTAAACGCTTCTCTTTTATCTCCTTGGAATCTATCAATCACCCACTCGTCCCATCCTCCAATCCTCGGGTCTCTTACGAGAGATATCACTGCAGATGAAAATGTCTCTGGCTCATCAGGAGATTTTTTAATAATCTTTCTAGCTTTCGAAACCATTAAGCCTTGAATATGGTCTACCTCATGTTCAACTGTTCCTTTCAGATCTCCTTTTCCATCTTTAAAATTTTCAAAACTTATAAGAATAATCGGACTATCAAATGATCTAGTCTGATTTACAAAATCACCTATAGATGTTTTTACCTTTAAAAGTAGTTGCGCTATCCTTCCAGAATCTTTAATTGAATCCTTTAGCTTATTAAAATCTGGCGCCCATGATTTTTCGCTTCTTTCTGAAAGTACGGCCCCGTACCACCTGTCAAGTCTGTCATAATTAAAAGATGAGTTTGTGACAACAACAATAGAAGCATTTTCTATTGCAGATGAAACCCTGTCTAGAAAGTCACTATCATCTAAAAATTCATCTATTTCGCTATCTTTAAATCCATCTTTCCTTAGTTGATTTTTTATTTTTTTCTTATATTGTTCTGAAGAAATTCTCTCCACATACTTGTTAAGCGTGATTCTAAAGTATTGCTGTGAATCTGAATATATCTTTTCATAATCACTTGCTGATATTCTTTCATTTGTATCATCCTGTTCAAATAGTGATGATTTAGACATCTCATGTATCATATCTCTTAGTGATTTTCTATCTATCATTTGAGGTAAGCCATCCTATTCTACTTATTCTTAAGAGATTTAACTTTTTCCCACACGTCTCTCGGATCATCAAACACTGTTACATTGGTCATATTGTGTACTTCAGTGTTGTAACTTTTTGAAGGAAGAAAAACTGGAATTCCGTGTTTTGCATATTCAGCACTATGCTTAGCTGAGTCATCTATAGCACACACGATACTGTTGCTATCAAAATAATCAGACTGGGTACACCATCTATATTTTTCATTGCTGAAATCTAATCTATCATATTTTAAATTAGAGCTTTCTATCCATCTAAACGTATCGTAATGGCACACAAGATTATCTTGCGGTCTAGCTGTTAAAAGCTGAATCCAATATCCGTCTGCACTCAGCTTGTTAATTACATCAATCATATCTTGATTTTTTTCTAAAGATCTTAATCCTCTACTCTTAATAAAATTAGAAAATACCTTTTCAGGATTAACACCAGCATTTTTTAATTCAGCAGTTGTATAGTATTCTTTGCTATCAGGGTCAACAAATATTTTATATGTATCACTAAGCCACTCTAGAAAACCATTCCTAAATTCTATTACTACATCATCAAGATCTACTATGATTACATCCTGTCCCGACCACTTGCTAGAATTGATCTTGTATCTTGCATGAAGAAACAAATCCTTATCAAGAAATGCCTCTGTAAATCTTTCTGGCGTGATATCCCAGATGTTTAGAATAGAAATAAGATATCGAAATATATCTACACTTTCAAACAAGATCTTGTATTCATCAGCATCTTTTTTATTCTGCCTGTGATCTTTAAAGTTTATTGCAGATATAAGAGAGCTAACCTCAGTGTGTAATGCTAGCGCTAAAGATTTTGTGATCTCTTCTCGTTCTCTTGATCCGATATCATCCATATCATAGAAAATATCATTAAATCTTTTTTGTAATTCAAATAAATCTCTAATAGTCGCCTTTGAGTCTTTCATGTATAATCTTATCCTTCTTGACATACATCTTGTAAAAATCTTCTGATGAAAAGCCTGTCAAAACTAACAAAGATAAAAAGTAATTAAAAGCATCTACTACCTCTTCTAAAAACTCATCTCTGTCAAATTCAGTTATCTCAGTTGTCCGATGTGGCTTCCAGTTTTTTAAATGCTGCAGAGCTTCAAACATCTCTTCAACACCTCTCAGTGCTATGTCTCTGCAATATTGTTGATGTTCTTTTGTAGAAAGATCTAGTGGCCATTCAGGATTTTCAGTAGAAAACTTCTTTCTAAGAGATACCATAAATGACTCTCTTAGATCAAACATGTGTTTTAGATTATCACTCGATTTCGACATCTACTTCCTCATCTGAAGTATTGACATTGTCAAGCTCAGACAGCAAACTATTAATCTGATTTTCACCAATCTCTCTGTACTCTTGTGTCAGTGAAAGACATGCGCCATCTTCCTCAGACGGTTCAACTCTTATCATTCTAAGATTATCTACGACATCTGTTCCAGTGATAATTGCAAGCTGAACAAGCTTTGCAATTTGTGAAATAACTTCGTCTGACATTCTATACATTTTTTTCTCCTGTTAATTCCTTTCGGATATTCATTATTATAAACACTGAAACTATAAGTGTATCTCTCTGTTTTTATAGAAAAACAAGGGCAAAATTTTGATTATAATCATATTATAAAGGCGCTTATTCAATGAAAAGAATTGTCGTCTCTGATACACACATTGGAAGTAAATTCTACAAATCAGAGCAGCTTCTGTCATTTTTAAAGTCAGAAAGCTATGATGAATTAATACTTGCAGGTGATATCATAGACTTTATTAAAATTCCTATATTCACTGAAAGGTGTCTAGAGATTATAAGCGCAGTCAATTACAATAAAAAAATAATATATGTTGTAGGCAATCATGATCAGAGCCTTTTAAATCTTGTAGGAAAAAATGTTCACAATGTAGAGTTTGTAAAGAGATATGACTTTGAATCTCACGGTAGAAATTTTAGAATTGAGCATGGTGACGAATATGATAAGGGTGTCCTTCACAACAAAATATTTGTTATAATTCTTTCGGTAATTCAAAATATACTAGAATTTACTTTTAATTTTGACTTTACTACATGGTGGACAGAAAAGCAAATCAAAAAGCACAAGCTTAGAAGCGTGATTCATATACTAAGACATAATCCTGATGTTGATGTATTTATCATGGGTCATACGCATATTCCTGAAGCTCTCGTGTGGATTAATTCAGACGAAGATATTAAAACATATATAAATGCTGGAGACTGGGTCACACATCAGACATATGTGACGATAGTAGATGGAGTTGCTAGACTAAAGAAACACGAATAAGTTATCTTCTTCTCTTTCTCTTCATCGCATACGCAGCTGTCTTTCCATGCTCTCCGCTTATGTCCACACCTTCTCCCTCTCTAAGGGTGTCAACTACGTGCTGAAAGAGATCCATGAGCATCTCAACATCTCCAATTGCACTATGCCAGTTATCCGTAGATATTCCATATGCAGCTGAAACAACGCCCTGAGACGACGAATACATTCTACCTTTTCTAATCAGCTGTAAAAATTCTCTAGCCTCAACGTCTCCATGCTTATCACGCAAAGTCTTAAGAAGCGGAATTAAAAATAGCTGCATTATCTTCATTGTGTCTATAACAGGGTATCTATTCATCTTTGTCTCTGACCGTGCGAAGATCCACTTCATGTCAAATGATGCGTTCTGCGCTACAAGAACCGGATTGGAAAATGACTGTACAAACTCTATAAACCCTTTGATAACATCCTGCTCATCTTTATATTCTCTATCCCACTCATGATATCGTGTCATCTCAAGTGCCTTTTCCACTGTCCACACCCTGCTACTAGTATGTGTACTTTCTGTATCAGGCCTCTGTCTTTCAATTGTTGCAAGTGTGTCCGGATTTAACGTGATCTTCTCGTTGAATTCACCAAGAATTTCAGCATCGTCATTCCAGTTTTTAGGATTTACAGCAACCGCACCTATCTCTGTTATCTGTCCCTTTTGTACATCCCGTGGAAGACCAGTGGTCTCTGTATCAAAAAATATCCACGTATTTTGACTAAACTTATCAAAAAATGAAAGAACCTCTTCCACAGACATGCCAAAATACTTTGACTCCTTAAGCATGACATCGTGTATGAGCATCCTAAGATTTTTTCTTGAAAGAATCATGCTATGTCATCTTCTTTAGCTTCAAGATTCTGGTCAATCAAATCCCCAATATCTCCCCTTGGACTCCAGCCCTTAAATCTCGCCTCAAGTATTTTATTTGAATATAGGCGTAGCTCGTTTCTAATGAGAGCTCTTAGACTTCTTTCTGTTATCAGCATGATATTAAATATACTATCAATACTGATCTATAACAACGTATTATGATTCTCTTTTTTTAACCAGTTATGATAATCATTTAATGCGTGATCCTTTGGTCGAACATCTCTCCATTCACCGAGGCAAAAGATTCGATACGCATCAGATGCATACTTTCCGATCCCATAGAGAACTGCAGGATCGCTTCTCCAGTCCTCGTTGATATAATCATAGGACATCTTAACCAGGGTCTTAGATCGTCTCTGAGAGAGTCCGAGCGGGCCTATCATATCTGCTATGTCATCGACATCAGCCTCTGATGCAGAGTCTGGCGTGGGATATCTCTCAAAGAATTTCCACATATACGGTTCAGCGTCGACTCTTCTTGTTAGATTGCAAAATATACACGCGACAAATATCTTCCAGGGATCTTCCCAAAGATGTTCCTGAATAAGATTGTACGGTGATTTAGGAGGACGCCAATTCATCATTATACAATAATACAAGTATAAGATCTAATTTACATGGCAGACAGCTTATCTTTTAAATCTGGTTTAGATGCAATTATTTCTTTCTTTAATTTAGTAAATGTGCTTGGGGCCAGCGAACCTCGTAGTTGTCCAAGCACACTAACAAGCAGGTTAGATTGTTCATCGTCTAGTTTTGATATAGCAGACTTGAACCCGCTTTTATCTTTTAGCGCATTCAAAATCATTCCATCAAGATCCTTTATCTTAGATATTCCGCTAGCTATTTCCGCAGGGTCCTTCCCAGATATCATCTTAGATACCAGCGCAGACTCCATAAGTCTGTCTAGATTATTTAAAGACAGCTTAACTTCTCTTAATATTAGTGATCTGAGTATTTTTCTAGAGATGCGCATCATTAATAAGTATTACTTTTTTGGCAAAACCCATGGACTTTCAATAATTTTAGCTCTTTCTTGAGAGCATTCACATCTTGTCACAGTTACCTCTTCGACATAACCTGAAAAGTTTCCGCATGTTAGCTTACACTCTTTCATGATATCTGGAGTTAGAGTCCTCTCCTTTATCCACCAGCCACAAAATATACACAATGTGATTATGACAAGAACCTTAGATGTAGCCCTTGCTATTTCTCCTACATTTTTCTCATTCATAATTATGTGTGCTTTTTAAGATACTTTATGAGATCTGCAATCTCACGTGGTACTTTAATATACTCATTATTTTTCTTATGGTACATGATTTCATAGCCAAGAAGACTATCAAAATTTTCTTCTTGTGATATTTTTCTCTTTCTATATTCCTGAAGATCTAAAACCACATCTTCATACTCTGCGTCAATTATCATCTCATCAGAAAATGAATTTTTAAAACTTTGTTCATATTCATCTTCATTATTATGAATGATTCCGTCAAATAGATCCTGTACCCTGTCATCTCTATCTTTAGATTCTTTTTCTATTTTTCCTATGAATCTTCCAATCGTAAAAAATATGCATGATACAATGCAGCCCACTAAAAATGCTAGTGCAATATTAAAAGATTCCATAACGCACCTCCGGTAATAACGTTAATCGTGGCAGATGTATGCAAAATCATGACATACACATAAGATAAAAAAACAGGAATGATTAAAATTCTTGCCAGCATCTCTGTTCTTATTCTCCACAATAGTAATATTGATAATATCACCAAGGCTGTCTTAATGATGATGAATGCTGATTCATTATTTTCTAAAACAAATGCCATCATTGGATTTTCTTCCTCAGCGAGCCCTAGCCTAATCCACACCAAGGTGGCAAGAGCGTCTATAAGATTCATAATCAAAATCATCTTTAACATGAATCTAAACGACTTAATAGAAGCTAGAGAACAAAAATCAATAATTCAGCCCCGGATATTAATACCTATCCGCCAGAACGTAAATTAATCTTTTTGCATCTTTTTCCTACTCTGGGATATAGATGTTCCCGGATGCCCGGGGCGAGATTTTTTAGATTGTGCTCTAGCGCTTTCCCACCCTCTATCTTTCACAAATTTTTTGATGACTTCCCTTTTTTGTTCTTTGCTCATGTGCCACCACTCCCAGAAAATTGTGCTTTTTAATTCAAATATCCTATCTTCGATTGTTTTAATTTTAGAGTTTAAACTTGAGATATCGATGTTGCCCATGTCTTCTATCTTTATTCCCAGATTCTCGCCAATATCTATGAGATCTAAAAATGAATTAGATTCATATGATTCAGTGGCAGATTTATAAAAATTTAAAAATTTATCCTTAACTACATCGCTTAGATTTTCTGGTATCTTATCTGGATGTGTTATAGTGGCTATCTTTCTAAAAAGCTTTTTCGACCACGCTGGCTTTTCAGATTTAACCACATCATCATTGAGATCGCAATTTATCTCTGGTGAATCGTCTTTTTTATAATCAGATTCATCGGATCTTTTCTCAAAAGGTCTATCAAAATCAGAGTCATAAACGTTTAGATCCTTCTGAATTTTTCTTGATCTGTCTAAAAATTGCTTCTTTGATTCAGAAACTATTGTGTCAACTCTCTCAAGCTCACTTTTAAGATATCTGAACTTTAAAAGAAGATTTTTTATTTGAGACATTATTTTTTAAAAATCTTCCAGACCTCGTAGAACATAGCAGCTGGCCAAAAAATAAAAGTCTTACACCTAGCAACTTCTTTTTCATGCAGTCTCTTGCAGAAAAGCTTTGTATCCCTATTTCTTGTGGTTGCCTCTATAGTTTTTAAATCAGATATTCTTCCTACACAAAGAGAGAGAAATAGAATAGAAGAGACTATGTAGACAAATAAAAGTTCACACATGATAGATATCTCCTAATATTATGTATCAAGCTGTGTATTGGCCTTCTCGTCTTTTTTGTTCATTTTTGACTTAGCTTTTCTTATCTTTGAAAGACCATCTGGGTGTGTTCCTACTTCTCTATCACCAGATGAGGTACCCTCATCTTTGAGCTTTTTAATTAATTTATCTTGTGCAGCATTTCTTACGTTAATTTTTTCTTGAGATTCTTTTAAACTTTCTATCACAGATTCTATCTTCTCGCGCTGTGCTTGCATCCTAATTATCGATTGTGATATTACGTTAGGATGAGAACTCACTAGAGATGAAAGATTGTTAAATCCAGCTAACAGTATATTTAATGTCTCAGATTCATTATCTGATTCACTAAGTGAGACCTGCAAGTTATTAGAAATATTTCCCGCCGCAGAGGCCAGGTTACTTAATTGAATAACAGATGAAGACAATGTAACCACGTTATCATCTAGCTCATTTCTTTCATTACTAAGCTTTTCTATTAATAATCCTATCTCATCCAATTCAAAAGTCATGTTTACTCCAGGCATTTATAACAACAGGCATATAATAACACTAACGATAGAAAAAATAAAAAGGCGGGGTCCTTATAAAAAGGACCCCGCCAGGAAACTAAAATCTAATCTAATTAGAAGAGATCTTATTAGGGCTTGACAAACGTTACGGTGTCATCTGGCTCAACATTAAATGTGAATGTAACCACACTTGTTGCTGTGACGTTATAGTCATTACCAGTACCTCCAGATCCAGATGCCATCAGCTGTCCGTTTAGGTAGACATCAAGATCATTTGGAGCCAATGCTAGGAATCCACTAGATGTGGATGTAACTGCTGTCGCTGTCGCTGCAACTGTTACGACATCCTTAACACGAGCTTCACCTGTTCCAGCAGCGATGTTCTGCCATGATCCAGCGCTATTCTTGAACTGCATGGTCCCAGCATTGTTGCGGAAACCGAAACCGGCTGCAGCAACACCAGGAGCTGCAGAAGAATCATCAGCTGCAAAGTTCATGTATTGAATTGTTGTACTAGCTCTCTGTAAGGAGATGAAGTCATTGGTTCCACTGCCTCGAAGCTGAACATCTGCACCACCCGCCGCAAGGCGAATATCTGCAGCAGCAGTCATAGTGAAATCAGTGTTGACATCAAGATAGTCATTAGCACCATCAACTTGTAGTCTTGTAGCCTGGAACTTAACGTTTGAAACCCAAGCAGCACTTCCACCCGTGAGAGTGGAGTTACCAGCATTAACGTCAATCACAGCACCATCAGCAAGGAATAGGTCTGACCAACCCGTTCCACTAACACCGAGAGCAGCCTGATCATTCGAAGCAGGTTTAACATTTCCACCAGCGGCATCAAGAGTGATGTCAGCAGCAGCATCAATGACGAGATCAGTATTAAGATTGATAGCGTTATTAGCGTTACCAAAAGTAATCTTCTGAGTGGTATCCATAAGGATATCGCCGCCAGCAACAGTAAGAACATCGCTAGCCTGAGTCATGGTCATATCACCATTATCCCAGTTGATAACACCACCTTCCGCGAGGAAGAGATCTGCCCATCGTTTAGCTGGAGCACCAAGAGCTCCTGAGCCGTCGACATTTGGTGAAAGGCCAGCAGTTGACGAAGCAGGTCCGCCTAAGAGCCAACCAGTCGTCGAATCCCACTTAAGCAAGGTCGGTACAGCTGATGCAGGTGCAAGCATTATTCCAGATCCACTAGCAGTAGCGTCTGTTACATCGTTCACTGAGTGATCGATAGCAGTACCAGCGGGAACATTAGCCCTGACATATGCAAATGTGAATGTATCAGCATCAGCAACAGAGGTAATCAGATAGACTCCCTCAGGGATAAGTGGCGTTGCGGCTGGATCAGATATGAGAACATACTGTCCGTTCGTCAACCCGTGGGCTTCGCTTGTTACCGTGACAACATCTGAAGTTAGAGCGTATGTAGCAGTTCCGGGGTCTGTCATGCCACCAGGAATACCGATGACCACCTGCTTATCTTCTACCATCAACTCGCTTGTATTAATGTAAGTTGCAGTACCGTTAACTATCAGGTTTCCAGGAATTGTAACGTTCTTATCTGCTCGACCGATTGTAACGCCGGTTGCGTTGGAGCCACCAATGGTAACTGTGGTTGATGCATCCATATCAATTGCTCCACCATCAGAATCAATATTCATTGAAGCTGCACCCAGAGTCAAGACACTTGTACCATCAATTCCAACAGTAGATCCATTCAAGGTAAAAGCGCCTGAATTTAGGTCAAGTGCACCTGTCGTCGTAATATCAACCTCAGCAGTGTTACCAACAATATTGACACCACCTCCGCCATCAACTGTAACACCGCCAGCAGTCGCAGTGAGCGCAATTGCATCAGTCGCGGTACCAGCAGTGTTGGTCGTTGACCACTTCTCGTTACCTGCAGTGGCATGTGGCGTCCATATTGTCTCGACTGCCCCGTTTAGGCCGACGCTCACCGTCTGGCCGTCCACTACATTGATGTCGATTGATCCAGCTGAAGAGTCTAAACTGATTGCACCGGATGCGTCGATGTCAATTCCGCCAGCAGAAGCATTAACGTCAATAGCGTCAGTACCTGTACCAGCTGAATCTAGCTTGAGTACTTGAGCTCCGCCGCCAGCAACGCCGATATTTAAGTCCTTTCCAGATGCTGTTACAGTGATGTTAGAATCGTCAATACCATCGATTGACACTGTTGTTGCATCAAGTGTAAGACCAGTAGTGCCGCTGATGACAAGTGTAGCAGCAGAGTTAATCGCATTAGCGTGAACCTCTGCCCATTCTCTCGTAGAGGAACCTAAGTCACGTGTTCCGTCTGCTTCCGGAATAATATCCTGAGCAAATGTACCGGCTGCTGCGTTTGTGAACCCAGTCGCCGCCGAACCGTTGTAACCGGATATTCTACCGATTGCGCCAGCAAACTGACCTAAAAGACTACCAAGATCCCCATCATCGACGGATGTGAGGCTTGTAGCCGATGTTTGTGAGCCAGAGTATGCAATATCTATAATAGATCCTGTTACCTGCTGTACTCTAATTTGTGATTTTATAGCCATTATTTATCTCCTTTTTGTTATTAAAAAAATGGTTTAAGTTTTTTTACTGACCGTTTCTTTCTATCACACACGCAAGATAAACAGATCAAACCATCATTAACATTTTTTAACTTTCTAAGGAATACCTACAATACTGACTGATTTAGTATTATATATTCGTGAGCCGAGAATCTACTCAAGGTTTTTTATTCTGATACAGCACACTTTTTAAATTTCTTATGTAGTTATCAAACTTACAAAAGTCGCTGTTTAGATACTCTATTGCAAACTTTGCAGCCTTTCCGTCAGGATCCTCTAGCTCGAATACAAACCTACCAGACTGCCTATCAGCGCGGACTAATGCCAGGCCTCTCATCATGAGAAAAGCTGCTACGGGCAGATCAGAGGTGATATACGTTTTCATGTTAATAAGTATATGGGATAAGATGATGTATCTTATCCAAGTCGTTTAATCTATACACGTCGATTCTAATATCACCTTACAGACCTGATATGGATCACAATTGGCATTGGGTCTTCTATCCTCGAGATATCCTCGACCATCATTTGATACACCCCTTGGTATTCTTATTGACGCTGTTCTATCAGCCACGCCCCACTTAAACTCACTATATGAGCAGGTCTCGTGCATTCCTGTCAGTCTAAACTCTATGCCGTCACCATACGCGTCAAGATGAGGCTGGATGTTATTTGACATCTTCTTGCATGCCTGCTCAATGTGTCTCATGCCGCCTTCCTCTCTCATCTTCTCTGTGCTAAAATTTGTGTGACATCCTGCGCCATTCCAGTCACCAAGCATGGGCTTTGGCTCAAACGTGACAGTCATTCCATTTCTCTCTGCTACCTTTAATAGAATCCATCTAGATATCCAGAGCTCGTCACTCGCTTCCACGGGCCCTACGCCTGGTCCCCCTATCTGATATTCCCACTGTCCTGGCATGACCTCGGCATTTGTTCCTGTAATATTGAGACCAGATGCTATGCACGCATCTAGATGCTCATCTGATATGTTCCTTCCATATGATCTATCTCCGCCCGCTGAGCAATAATACTTTCCTTGGGGAGCCGGGTATCCAGACGGAGGAAATCCGAGAGGCCTCTCATCTTTCATTATTGTATACTCCTGCTCGATACCAAAGAAAGGCTTGTGACTTTCACACAGCCTTGATGTCTCTAGTAGTGACGACCTATTGTTTGTTGGGTGGGGAAATCCATCTCCCATAAGAACGTCACATAAGACTATTGCTGAGGTGTAGTCGTTTCTTATTGAGTCTACGACACACCTGACAGGCCGTAGAAGACAATCAGAGTCGCCGCCAGACGCCTGCTCAGTTGACGATCCATCAAACCCCCACTCAGGAATGTTATCAATGCTCCCTTCTATTGTGTCATTAAAGTTGGCATCTGACAATTTTAAAACCTTCACCTTTGATCTTAATCCCCATGGGTTGCAACCATCGATCCACACATATTCTATCTTCATATGTCTCATTTTCATCTATTCCTTATCAATACAATATTTTCTACTTGTTCTAACTTCATCAAGAGGATTCTTTAGATCGAATCCTGCGCAGTCGATCTTTCCTCTTGTTACATGAAAGTGATGAATAAATCCTTTAAACTTACCAGAAGCCACTTCGCTCACTGTTGTTGTAACCATATCTCCAGAAGAATCTACTGGGCACTCTAGCGGAATGCCTAGCCCGTCATGAATAGCTCTCCATAGAGCTTTAGCTGCCTCTATTTGAACGTCATAGAATCCTAAAAATGGTTTCTGCGTCTTTCCGTGGACCTCTGCGTCTGTCCATAGTGGTCGCTCTCCAAACCCGTGTCTCTCATACCAGTCCTGATATTTTGTGTAATATGCATTTGAGATTTCCACACCTACACTAGCTCTGTTTACCTTTGAATTTCCAGCATGCCACGCTGCATGCTGTGTATCAAGAAGTTGATAGATCGTTCCATCATTGTCTATGCAGAAATGAACTGAGACGCCCCTTCTAGCAAGAACCTTCGCACAGCTCTCAGCTGATAGACAGACATCCCAGTGGTTTACAAACATTGTTGGATTTCTATCTTCTGATCCCCCATAGCTATAGTAGGCTCCTGGTGCAGCTTTGAGACCACCCGTATCAGACCATAGAATCACCTTTCCCCAGTCTATAGGAATAAATTTTCCATTATGAACTATGAAAGCACTGTCTTTGGGGCTATAGATATAGGGTCTAAATTCATCAATTTGAGATTCTCTCTCTGTCCATATTCTTCTATATGTCATCGGACCAACAAGACCGTCGCCTGTTAATCCGTTCTCCCGCTGCCACTTTCTTACAGCTTTAACAAGATCCTCATCGAAATATTTACACCCGAACCACTCAGGTTTCCACCCAAGGCTGTCTGAGCTCGACTTGTTGTAAAAGTCCTTATCCATAATTAAAACTGATCAGACTCTGTAGATTCAGTCATAGCAAGAGTTGAAGAGTCTCCCCCAGACAGAGCATTCTTAACTGCATCAAAATATCCAGTCCCTACCTCTCTCTGGTGCTTTGTCGCCGTGTATCCTCTTTCCTCTGCTGAAAATTCTCTCTCCTGAAGCTGAACGTACGCTGTCATTCCGCCATCTCGATATCTATCAGCCAAATCAAACATTGAGTAGTTAAGTGAGTGGAATCCAGCAAGAGTTACAAATTGAAACTTATATCCCATACCGTTTAGCTCTCTTTGAAATATCTCTATTGTCTCATCATCAAGATTTTTCTTCCAATTAAACGATGGTGAACAATTGTATGCTAGAATCTTTCCTGGAAATTTCTCATGAATTGCATCTGCAAACAGTTTAGCTTCGTGAAGATCAGGAGTAGATGTCTCACACCAAAGCAAGTCTGCGTATGGTGCGTATGCCAGCCCTCTGGATATTGCCTGATTGATTCCGCCTGTGATTCGATAAAATCCTTCCTGCGTTCTTTCTCCTGTCATAAACTGGTGATCATATGGATCTATGTCAGATGTCATTAATCTTGCGCTATTTGCATCTGTTCTTGCAATTAAAACGGTCGGTACGTCCATAACATCAGCAGCTAGACGAGCAGCCTTTAACGTTGTTACAAACTGTGATGTTGGAACTAGAACCTTTCCGCCCAGGTGCCCACATTTCTTTTCTGAAGATAATTGATCCTCAAAGTGTACACCTGCTGCGCCGGCTTCGATCATTCCTTTCATAAGCTCATGCGCGTTTAGAGGCCCTCCGAATCCAGCTTCAGCATCTGCAACTATGGGAACCATCCAGTCTCTAGTTATATTCCCTTCAACGCTCTCAACCTGATCTGTTCTTTGCAGAGCTTGATTTATTCTCTTCACGACTGATGGCACGCTATTTGCCGGATATAGGCTTTGATCTGGATACATGTTACCAGAAAGATTTGCATCAGCTGCTACCTGCCATCCGCTAAGATATATTGACTTTAAGCCGCCTCTGACTTGTTGAATTGCCTGGTTTCCAGTTAACGCTCCTAGCGCAGTAACGGGATCATCTTCTAGAAGTAGATTCCATAGCTTGTTAGCTCCTGACCTGGCTAGTGAATATTCAATTTTAACATTACCCCTGAGGTTGTTGACATCTTCCTGGTTCCAGGTTCTCTTAATGGGGGGTAAATCTCTTTTGACTGTTGTCATATAGACGATCCTTAGGATATTAGCTCATAGGCCTTTAAGGTTAAAAAATTATCAAGCTCATCAGATACAGATAAGCGTTCGAATAGCTGTGAAGCGCTTTCATAATTAGAATTTTTAAATGTTAAATCACCAACTTCATGTCTTATTTTATTAATTTCTTCAATAAAAATTTCTTCAAATCTATCAATACTAATCTTGTCATGTTTTAGCCACTGCCAAGTTTGAGCCCGAGATATCTCTGCAGTTGCTGCATCCTCCATTAGATTATAAAGAGGAACGCATCCCTGGCCAGATAGCCACGCTGCTATATAGTGAATACCGATATTGATATTGCTTCTTAAACATTCCTCTGTTATCTCACCCTGGGGTGTATCAAGAAGGTCTTCTCTTGAGCATACAAAATCTATCTTCTTTTCAATATTGTTTTCATCTGGCATATATTCATCAAATACATCTTTTGCAATTTTTACAAGTCCTGGATGAGCGACCCACGTTCCATCGTGTCCAAGATTAACCTCTCTTATCTTATCTCCGCGGACTTTGTTCAATGCCTTAATATTCTTTTCCTGATCTCCTCTTATGGGAATTTGTGCAGCCATTCCACCCATAGCATGTGCACCGCGCTTGTGGCATGTCTTTACCAACAATTTTGCATATGAGTTCATAAAATGTGTATTCATCGTGACAGTATTTCTATCTGGTAGAATTCTGTTATCATGATTTCTCAATGTCTTTATATAGCTAAAGATATAATCCCACCTTCCGCAGTTTAAGCCAGCTGAATGGTCTCTTAGCTCATATAGTATCTCATCCATCTGAAATGCTGCCGGTAGAGTCTCTATTAGAACTGTTGCCTTTATCGATCCATGCGGTATGCCCAAAGCCTCTTGTGACCATGTGAATACCTCATTCCACCATCTAGCTTCAAGATAGTGTTCTAATTTTGGTATGTAAAAATATGGTCCTTCATCTTTATCAGCTAGAAGCTTCCCATTGTAAAATAAAAATAATCCAAAATCAAATAATGATGCTGGAATCGGCTTATTGTCAACTATAAAATTAGATTCATTTAAGTGAAGACCCCTTGGCCTTACAAAGAGCACTGCTACGTCGTCATTAAGTTCATACATTCCTTTTTTTGGGTGTTCGTATGTTATGGTCTTTCTTGTTGCATCTATTAAGTTTACATGACCATCGACGACATTTTCCCATGTTGGTGACATTGAATCTTCAAAGTCCGCCATATACACTTTTGCTCCAGAGTTTAAAGCGTTGATTATCATCTTTCTATCGGGAGGGCCCGTTATCTCAACTCGACGATCTTTTATGCTATTTGGAATGTCACAAACAGACCAGTCACCCTGTCTAACAGCTACTGTCTCAGATAAAAAATTAGGAAAGTGATTCTCATCATAAAATGCCTGACGCAGGTTTCTTCTTTGAAGAAGTGATATCAGACTTTGTCTAAACATTCTTGTTAGATCAGATAAAAATTTTACAGCGTCGTCGCTTAAAATATCTGTATCTTGTTTTTCTATATTCAAATCTTGAAATAACATTTATATTACCTTATTCGAAATCTATATCAACAGAAATGCTGATATTAAACTTTGGTACACGAATCTGATTAGCCAGTCCGTGTTTTTTGCAAGCTGTTGAATCTAAAAACCAATCTGCGTGTCCTTTTTTATGAACGAGCTTTAAAAAATAATCGTCTTTTTTTCCACAGTTTCTAGCCATAATTGTATAGACTTTTTGATTAAGCCTCTCTGTTTCTTCAGCTGACGCTTTTATCTCTTCAACTTTTCCATACTCCATAGATGAAACATCATGAATCATGACTGTCGCATCAGGATCCATAAACCTTAAGCCTTGCTCACCGCATGAAAAAAGTATAGCTCCACATGACATTGCCTTCCCTTCTACTATTGTAGCAACTGGAATCTCACAATGATTAATGGCACTTATCATTGACATCAAGCTATAAACCTGTCCGCCGTAAGAGTCAATGACAATAGGAATAACCTTTTGCCCAGTATTATGCGCTAAAGCAACTTGATTATCAAATTCTTTTGATGATTTTTCATCAAACTTATTAACACGTATGACTACTGGATTTTTTCTTAATTCAATTTCCTTAATTAATGGAGATACTTTTGTAATCCACTTCATCAATACCTCAAAATGTTACTGACTCACCACAGCCACACGTTCGCGATGCTCCCGGAGCATTAAACACAAGGCCTGACTTTAGTAAGTCTTCTTGATAATCTATCTCTATTCCATTAAGAAATAAATAGGATTTTATATCGATGCAAATTTTAATGTCATCAAATTCAAATATCTTATCTTTCTCATCTGTCTTGTCGATGAATTCATATTTATACATAAACCCAGAGCAGCCACCTCCTCTTAACCCTATCCTTAGAAAATGATCAGGAGTTTGACGCTGATTAAGCAGAGATTTTATTTTGATTCTTGCTTTCTCTGTAACTGTTATTGCCATATTTGTTCCTTAGTCATAGTATGGATTTTCACCTGTTGAATGATCAGTGACATCCTCAATTTCTCCAATATCAGGAAACACCTCCCTGAGAAGATTTTCAACTCCCACTTTCATAGTCATTCTTGATGATGAGCATCCATGACACCCACCGCCCATTTTTAATTTCAAAGATTTGCTCTCTTCGTCAAATTCATGAATTGAAACATGGCCTCCGTGCATTGATAAGGCAGAGTTGATTTCTTCATCAATGAGCTTTTGTATATCACTTCTTGTCATTCTTGATCCGGTAATCTTTAATCGCAGCCTTTATAGCATCTTCAGCAAGAACTGAACAGTGAATCTTCACAGGCGGCAAGCAAAGCTCCTCTGCAATTGATGAATTTTTTATCTTCTCAGCCTCTGCTATATTCAATCCTTTTACCCATGTTGTTATTAAAGAGCTTGATGCAACAGCAGAACCGCAGCCGAATGTCTTGAACTTGGCATCCTCGATGATGCCGCTGTCATTGATCTTGAGCTGAAGCTTCATCACATCGCCGCACGCTGGAGCACCGACCATACCTGTGCCTACATTGATATCATCTTTATCCATCGCTCCGACATTACGGGGGTTGCTAAAATGATCTAATACCTTATCTGAATACGACATAAATTTTCCCCCTAGCACTATGTATTATTTTTTGAAAATTTATCCACACTTGGATGATCCGCATGCTGTGCACATGACACACCCTTCTTGATATCTCAGCGTATCTTCAGCGCCACAATTTTGACATGTCGTCTTTCCTGGTACTGTTCCATCCTTGATGTAATTCTTAAGAACTCTAGCAATAACCTTTGAGAATGAGAACATGTCCATCTCTCTGTCTTTTTGCAGCTGTTCAACAACATAATGTATGTTTGCTCCATGACGAAGTGCAAGGGATATCGTCCTAGTATACCCAGCATGATTAGGATTATCAAAAACTGAAACAATATCCTTTATCAAAATTTCATCTCCGTTTTTTCCAATACGAAGATCATATCTAGAATTTTTTGTCTTATAGTGATGCTTGATAATTGTTCCATCTTTGTACTTGCGCGGAATTTCAATATACTTCTGGAGACCTCCCATTACCTCATATGGCCTTCCATCTAGTAATCCTACAAGAATTGTCCATGCCTCGTCTTTAATTGTCGCGTGGTGAATAGAACAATCTAGCTCATCGGGTCTAGATGGAGCATCATGAGATTCAAAACTTTTATCTTCTCTAACCGTAGGAACAAGAACGCCCGATCTACATCCTTCTCTATATACTGTTACGCCTTTGCAACCTAGCTTCCATCCATCAATATAGATTTTTTTAACAGTGTCAACGTCTATGTCTGCTGGAACATTTGTTGTATTTGATATTGCATGGCATACCCATTTCTGTGCTGCAGCTTGAACTTTTATTTTAGAGACCCAGTCAATATCATTTGATGTAGATTTCCAATATGGTGATTTTTTAACTGATGTTTTTCCTGTTATGTCCATCCACTTTTTGAATCCGTGATGATAAACATCATATTCTTGCCATGAATCTCCCACAGCATCGACAAAATCAACAGATGCAGATTCATCAGATTGGTTTATCTTCTTCCTTCTAGTGTACTTAAGAAGATAGGCAGGCTCTATTCCGGATGTTGTTTGCGTTAATGTAGACACAGATCCTGCAGGTGCGGTAGTTGTAAGAGATATATTTCTTCTTCCCCACTTTTCATTCATTTGTAAGAGTTCTGGATCTTCTTCCCACACTCTTCTTAAAAATGGATGATATGTCTCTTTTGCAAAATCATGAACTGGAAATGCCCCTCTCTCTTTTGCCATCACACATGATGATCTATATGCATTGACACAAAGAGTCTTGTATATGTTTTCAATTATATCAATTGACTCATCTGAACCATATCTTACATTAAGCGCTGCGAGTGTATCACCTACAGCTGTTATTCCCAATCCTGTTCTTCTGCCTCTAATTGCCTGCTCTTTGATGTTTTTCCATAGATCTTTTTCTATCTTTTTTACTTTTTCAGGTTCGGGATCAGCAAATATTTTTTCAAGTATCTTATCAACCTGTTCTATTTCAAGATCGACCATATCATCCATGAGCCTCTGCGCCTTTGTGGTGATATCTGATAGCTTGTTAAAATTAAAAAATGCATCATCTTTAAATGGATTGACAACAAATGAAAGTAGATTTATTAGCATCAGTCGACACGAATCTCCAGGGCTTAAAATTATCTCGCCGCAAGGATTTGTAGATGTTGACCCAAACCCTTCTTTTTCATAGATGTCGGAAGGTGTTAATCTTTTCGCCGTGTCCCAAAAAAGAATTCCTGGTTCAGCAGATTCATGTGCTGACTCTATTATCTCATCCCAAAGCTCGGATGCGTCTACAGACTCTGACATTTCAGGAAATTCACTATCAACTGGAAATCTTAGCTCAACTTCAGATTTATTTTCTACAGCATTCATAAATTCATCTGTTAGTCTTACTGATATGTTGGCACCTGTCACTCGAGAAAGATCTCTTTTAATTCTTATAAAATCTCTAACTTGAGGATGATGAATAGAGATAGTAAGCATAAGGGCTCCGCGGCGTCCACCCTGAGCCACTTCTCTGCACGAATTTGAAAATCTATCCATAAATACTTCGATGCCGTCAGTAGTTCTGGCAGCATTTGATGTCGTGCACCCTTTTGGTCGTATTGTCGAAATGTCAAAGCCTACTCCTCCTCTTCTTTTTGCTATTTGTACTAGCTCTTGATCTGACTTAAGAATTCCACCATATGAGTCATGTGGAGACTCTATGACGAAACAATTTGACAAAGACTGAATTCTAAAGTTATTTCCAATTCCAGCCATCGGGCTTCCTTGTGGAATAACATATTTAAAATCTTTAAAAAGATGATATATTTCATCCTCTGTCATCGGATTGGGATAATTTTTTTCAATTCTATGAAACTCAGATGCAAGTCTTTTATGCATATCATCAGGCGTCTTTTCATAAAAATTTCCAGCTTCATCACAAAGTGCGTATTTTGTTACAAAAATATTAGCAGCAAGTTCATCACCACCAAAATATTCAATACTTTCTGACAGAGCTTTATTAAAAGACACTTTCATAAAATTCTCCGATAATAATTTTTACTGCGTGCGGCTGTCACCGTTAACTTCTTTCCACTTCTGCTTTAAAAGATTTTTCATGGCATTAGCGTCAGTTTTGACAACATCGCTTAATGACATCTCATCACCATTTTCTACAACATAGATTTTTGACCTTGCTGTATCTAGGTGAATAGGAAAAAGTATTCCATCTCTTCCTGCTCTATTCTTGGCAACAAACAACCTTCCGCAGCCAGATGCTTTTTCCATAGGTTTTCTAGATAACGATAAAACTACATCTGCCACCATTGCTTTCCCGTACGCCTCTGCCATATTTTCTAATCCGACAACTGACGCATTTGCTGCATCTCTATTCGCCTGACTTGCTGTCCAGATTGGTATATTCATATCCATAGAGAGATTCCTCAATTCCTCATAAATTAACTTTAGCTCGTGACGAAGAGAGTCATATTTTCTTGATGATCGCATGATATCTGCATAATCAATAATTATCAAGCTGGGAACAAAAGACTTGAGTAAAAGTTTTTCAATGTGATTTCTAATAGTTGTAACTGTAGCAGATCCAGTAGGGTACTCCTTGATAATAAGCCTTCCAAAATCTGAATCATCATACTTTTTTAAGACCTCATCCTTTCTATCTATCACTTCATTGCTGGGTATGTCGCAAAGATTACTATCATATCTTAATCCTGCAGCTCTCTCTGATAGTTCAAACGTATAATGTATGACATTTTTACCAACTCTTAGTGCCTCAGATCCAACATGAACCAAAAAATGAGATTTCCCGACACCTGTGGGAGCAGTTATGACACCTATCTCGCCTCTTCCGAGACCGCCATTTAATATATCTTTTTTATCTATTTCTGGTATCCCAGTTGGGCAAGTGACACGACTAAATCTCGTAAATCGTGATTCATAATCCTCAAAAAAGTTATGACCAATAGATGAAGGCATCCCTTTGCATATGGCATCTTTCATAACTTCTATGACTGACTCATATTTCTCTGTTGCTATCAAATCAACAGATACCTCAAGGGCATTTTTAAGAGCTTGTTTTTTACAAAAATCAAGTGACTTCTCTTTAACAAATTCAAGATCTCCCACATCAGGATTTACCTTAATTCTATGAAGAAACTCAATAATTTGATCTCTTAAGATAATGTCACTTCCCTCTCTAAGGTCATCTCTTATTATTGTTATCAATAGCGGAAGAGTTGGAAATGACTTGTATTTACAGTAATAATCAAAATATTTTTTAGATAAATATTGTAAATATTTCTGTTCAAAAAATGAAGAGTCCATCACCTCTGTCATTTGTGCTGCCCAGTTTTGATCTGTGATAAATGCTTGGAAAATCTTTTCCTGAAAGGACTTTCCATATCTACTGAAATGTGATGTTGTCTCGCTCATACCCTACCTAATATGATTTAAAGATAGAAAAAATCTATCCACATTGAATGTTTGAATTCCTTCTCTTATGAAAATTCTCATCATAGTAACTTTATCTCTAGAGACACATAAATTATCAATCAAATAGTTTATTTTAGAAATTTGATCTGATGATAAGCTTATTGTATCTAGATAGATCAATTTCCAATTTCTCTTAATTAGATCTTTTGACTCTGATATGTTAGTGATGGCTTTTAGCTTTACGCCCTCTTTGATCATGTCATCGCACAAATCTACTATGTCCTGTATCATGAGTGGCGTTCTTTTTGAAAAATCTGGAAATCTTTTTGATAAAGTTTTAAATCCAACATTTTTTACACCATTGATATTGTCAGATGCATCACCACAAATAGATTTTGCCAAACAAAAGTTTTCAGGTGATATTCCAAACTTCTCTACGACATCTTTTGATGTAACAAGCTTCTTCCATGTTGGAGAATATATTATCGTATTACTATCTAAAAGTTGATAAAAATCCTTATCAGAAGAAACTACTAGCTTTCTATTGTTTTTAAATCTATACTTGCAGAGATACCCTATCACATCATCTGCTTCACAATCTGGAACATAAATCTGGTTAACTGGAGACTGTTTAAGAATATCAACTATTGTTGATATCTGGTTATTTCTATTCTCAATTGTATCGGGAATGTCATCATCATAGAATCTATTTAATTTTTCTGGCCTTCTCTTTTGTTTATATTCGCTATAGATGGATCTTCTTCGAGATGAGCCGCCGCCTTCCCATACCACAAAAATCTGATTGGGCTTAAACCTCTCTGCAAATTCAATAATAGCGTATAGGAATCCAACTATTCCGCCGACATGTTCTCCAGTTGAAGCTGTTGCGGGATGCGCTACAAAGTGTCTTGTAAACAAATTCAACCCATCAACTAATAAGACAAACTCGCAATTTGTTTTATTCACTTTCAGTCTAGTCTCCTCTCAAACTATCAGATAGGGCTTCGATCTCTATATATGATTCGTTATCTATGTCAGGAGGTTCAGATGCAAATTTCTTCACCATAGCCATCTCTAAAAAGTCATCTATATATTTTCCGTATTCATCGCTCTCTAATATCTGATAAAATTCATTTTTTCTAAATTTCTTTTCTATTATAATCTCGCCAGTATTTGTATCTACAACATTAAGTGTTTTCCACGCTCCGGTTCCTGAAAGAGATATCTCCTTATTGTTCAAAGTTTCTGGACCGTGCTTTCTCAAAAGATCAAAGATCTGCTCGTGCTCTTTTATTCCGACTCCAAAGTGAATCTCGAAATTAGCAGTTCTAAAAGGTGCAGCTACCTTGTTCTTGATAGTCTTTGCTGAAACGTGAATTCCAATCACATCATCACCATCCTTTATCTGCTGTCCAGCTCCTAGCTTTATTCTTGTAGATGCATGAAATGGAATCGCCTTGCCGCCAGGTGTAGTTGTTGGATCACCAAACATCACACCTATCTTCATTCTTGTTTGATTTAATATCACAAATAAAACACATTGATCGCCAATAACACCTGTTATCTTTCTCATGCCTTTAGATATTGATCTTGCTTGAAGGCCAATAGATTCCTTATCATAATCCCCAAGAAGTTCTGCCTTAGGTGACGATGCTGCCACAGAATCCCAAATGATAGTAACAGGAACATCCTTGTGCATTCCTTTTGACTTAAGAATCACAGATTCTGCTACCTTAAAAACCTCTTCTGTACAATGTGTGTCTACGTACACGAATCTATTAGATACATCAACTCCCAGCATTTGTAGATTTTCCACTGATGTTGCGTTTTCTGTATCTATGTAGACAGCTATTCCTCCCATTTTCTGGGTAGATCTCGCTATTTGTGTTGCTATGTGCGACTTTCCAATAGATGGTGGACCAAATATCTCTACTATTCTTCCTTCAGGAAGTCCACCATTTCTTCTATTAGAGCAAATATAATCTAATAATTTTGATCCAGTTGATATCCATCGCTTTACGTGCGTGGGCGATTCATCTTGACTAAGATTATATGCAACTCTTGATCCGTGCTCCTTGTTTAGTGAAGATATCAGTTCAGATGTAAAGTCCTCTATTTCATTATTTTTTTTTGACATAATTTACCTTTAATATAAGGTACTAAAACTTTGCTGTGATGTTCAATTACATTTTATAAAAATCAAGGGACGAATCGTCCCTTGATAAATTTATAAAGATAGATCGCTTCTATCAATCAGACATAAGATCTGCAAAGGCATCATCGATGCTCTTGTACCCAGACGCTGTTCCAGATTGATCAGATTCAGTTGAAGATACTCCAGATGAGCTAGGAGCTGTATCTGAGGCATTGTCTTCCCCTCCGAGCCAGTCATTTATGATCTTTGAGAGTTCATCATAGCTCTTGCATTGGAAAATATCATCAAGATTAGGTATGGAATCTCGCCACTCAGTTGCCTCCTTGGCATTATCAGTCAACTTTGACTGTTTTCCTCTCGGCCTAACTTCTGTCATTGCCCACATCTTTCCTGGCTGCTTTGAGCAAACCACCTTCACGTCACGACCGCTGAGAGGATCAGTGATATCTCCGTAGTCTTCATCAAGCATAAGTCCCAATAGTGCTTGATACACCATCTTTCCAAATCCCCAGACCTGGACACCTTTATCTTCCTCGCCTCGTACGATCACAGGAGCGTATGTCCGCATCTTCGGATATAGCTTCTTCGCAAGCTCATAAGACTCCTTAGAACCTTCCTCGCGAAGTTTTGTAATGAGCTCTTGAATAGGATCAGGATCTCCAAACTGATTTGGAGCTAGAAGTCCTCTCTCCTTTCCAATGTTATAGTAGAACCAAAGTTCCTTAAATGGCTGACCATCATTATCCGGAAAGGAAAGAAGTCGAACTGTATGTTCCTCTCCCTCCGTTGGTCGCCACATCACCGATCGATTCCTGTTATTCCCACTTAATCGATCTAGCTTCTTGCGAATTGCATCAAAATCAACTGCCATCTTAACCTCCAATTTTTTAGTTTGTAATGTTCAATTTGATTTGTTTTATTCTGTGCACCAAGCACAGGTAAGTTTAACTTATTATATTCTAATGTTCAAAAATTATTTCTTAGATTTCTTTTTTTTAATTCTTTTCTTTTTCGATTTGAATCCAGCCGCACCGGTTGCAAATTCCTTTGCACGTTTAACAATCCGTGCAGGTTCTCCTGGATTAACGAGACTCCCGCCGCCAAAAAATTTAGCATTTTGCTGAGCGAGCTTTGTATAATTTGGACCAGATCCCATCGGACCTGTCCAGCCTGTGATGCTTCCTCCTGCGAGGGTTGATTGCTCATCTTCTCTTTCGTCTTCATCGTTATCATCTATACTATCTAGTACCTGTTTTTTTTTGTGCTCGATTCAAATATAGCTGCAATATCCTCTCTGATAATTCTTCTAAGTGCCATCTCTTTGACAAGCTTGTTTCTATCTTGATACGTTGTAACTCCGCCGTCTGCCTTATAAGAAACAGCTGTATCACCATAATCCTCTAGCACATCAAAATCATCTTTTTCAGAATCTTTAGAAACTACAGTTGGAACTCCTCTGTATTCATATCCCGCTGGAAGAGGAGGGTGGTATGATTCATAGTCAGGATATATAGATTCCTGAATGAATGCCATAATTTCATCTAGACTTTCATCATCAAAACTCATCTCTTTAAGTCCTTTTATCCTGGGTCTTGAAACCTTAAAATCTTTTGGAAGCTTTCTATTTCTAGAAATATCATCATCATCTCCATAATAAGTATCTTCTAACTCAGGTTCTTGCTCAGGAAACATTGGCATATATTCAATAGACTTATCATAGTCATCATATCCAGTATTCACCCTTGCAAGATATGATGAAAATGTAGAATCTGCACCCTGCGTGGGTCTTCCAGTTCTAAAGTCAGGTAGCTTTCCTCTTCCTATCTTTTGCTTATAGTCATCTCCGCCGCCGATGGCTCCAGCCGCAGGAATTCCAATTCCCCTACCTGACCAAACACCCTTTTCAGGTATGTTATCCATCGTGGTAGCATATTTTTTCTTAAATTGTTTAGATTTTAAACGTGCCATGTTAGTAATAACTATGTGAACAAAGTAATTACATACCGGTGCTTATTATAGATTTTTTTCTTTGTGTATGACTAGAGATTTAGACTGCTGTAAAAGTATTCCAAGTGAAGGTTCATGTCCTACATAGAATCTATTTTCTTCAAAATGAGACCCTTGCGAAAGCTGAATTGATATCCACTCGTCTTGTGAAAGAGGTATGCCATATTTTTGAAGAAGACATAGCGTTCTATGAGAAATTGACATCTTTCTAAGGTTTTCGTTGTACTTATACATCTGACCCAGTTTATCGCGATGCCACTCTGAATCTTGCTCTAGAAACAGGTCAGAACTTTCATCTCCTACCTTCCCTAGATCATGTAAAAGGCCTACCTTAAGAATAGACATAGGATCTTTGCATAGACCAACAGACTCATTTAAATTTCTCATTTGCATTGTCACGTCAAGAACATGCTTGATCATTCCTCCGGGATATGCTCCGTGCTGATCTAATTTCATAGATGAAGGACACATTATCATTCTTTCACCAAGCTCACTAAGAAGCTTCTCTCCCGAATCACCACAAGATTTTATTATGAGACTTTGAAAGGTCTCCCAGTTTTTTTCTAATTTTTCTAAAGATATTGACATTTTTACTCCTTAATGATTTCAATTTTGACTGGAAATTTACAATCCAGTTTGTCAATGTTAAAGCCTTCTGAGCAGATCTCTTTGATTTCTCTGTATGAGTCTTTTGATATGTCTGCAACTATGGCATCATGAATGATATAAATGGGATAAAATCCCACATCTTTATCTGCAATTTTTTTAATTAATTGTGAGAAAACGTTAAAAGATACATCAACTCCAGAGGATTGTAGATAGTGATTTACAACTGCACTATTTGAATCAATTCGTCTACCGTATAAGTTTTCAATAAATCCGCTGCTGTTTGCTTCTTTTTCTAGCTTTGTCTTTAAGCTGTCTATTTTAAAATATTTTATAATTGATGACATGATTGACTTGGCATCAAGACATTTAGGGAGACGTTGTGAAAGAGACCACTCAGATCCTCCATATATGCAGTTAAAGACAGCTATCTTTACCTCATCTCTAGAAAGGTTTTTCTCAAGAACTGTATTTCCTATATGGTCGTATATATCGAGAGGGGCTGCTTTTTCTGCGATAGCAAGCGCTATCCTTGGCTCAAGAGATGAAATATCTATCTGAATTATCTTTCCGCCTTTGAATCTAGATTTTAATATTTTTCTATATTCCTTCTTAAGTGTAAGGATATTTGGGCCAGATTTAACAGTTAATCTGCCTGTCACTGATCCAGTCTGGCTATACGTCGTCTTTGGCGCTATTTCTCCTGATATTGGTAAAAACCTTTCTATCTCTAGGGCCTTTGGGCTATCATCACGATTGATTATATTGTTTGCTTTTCTTAGATCTACCCTTGGAGGAGAAAGTGACATAAGAACCTCTCTGTTAATCAAAAACTGATCCATATAGTAACCGTTGGATTCATCATTAAGAATCAACCAGAGCTGATCTAGAAGCCGTATCAGCTGCTTTTGAAATACATCTCGAGGCAATACATACGCCCACGGTATTGTTGCGTCTCCATACACAAACCGAGCAGCTTTGCCGCCGGGTGTCGAGTCAAATGTTAAAAGTGACTCACCAATTGCAGATGCAATAATTGAAATATCTTTAATCTCATCGTCAAACCCTAGTTTCCATGAATCTAGTGGAGCTGACTTGCTCCAGTGAAAGTTTTTTCCATCATATACAAGATTATCATCAGTTCCAAGTGTATTTTTAGATACTACAATGTGCATAATGAAAGTATATTGCCATAATGACAATTGTATCACTTTTCAAGTTTCTGACTCTTCCTCAGTGACATCTGCCTCAAGTGCGGGCATGGCTGCTGCTATTATGCTTCTAAACACCTTCATGGTTCCCGTTCCATTAAACCCTAGCGTTATATTTGTGGTGAACTCACCTTGAGATAGACTGTGCTCGATACCTATAACGCGATACATATTATCAGCTGTTGTCCCAGTTCCAAGGTCTATAAAGAATTGCTGTCCGTACTCAAATAGAGGGCAGCCTAAAAGAGACATGGTAGCATTTGCAGGAATAACTGTAATATCTTCAAGACTATTCGTAGCTCCTTTTGACTCTCCGGGTTTTGAAGGTTTGTTTTTCACAGCGCTAACAAGCATAGCTGTACCAACTGCTCCTCCTGTTGTTGATCTCATGCTAAAATTTGTTAACGCTGACCATCCCATTCCATATGTCAGACTTGGCACAGTATTTTTTATCACCCTCTTTATCTCAGTATTTGGAATATTTGACGTGTATACCAGATAGTCGTCACCTTCAAGAGCATTGAGATTTCCAGCCTCTGTTTGGGTATCAACCTCACCTGACTCGCCGCCGCCCTTTGTATTTCCCTCTCCCGTCACAGCCTCAGCTGTTGTTGTATCACTTGCTGTCTTAAAGTGAATAGCAAGGTCGCTATCATTCATGCAATTTATGAGAAACATCTCATTTGTGTGAGGAGACGCATTCTGATCAAATAGGTGAACCCTTAGTATTACCTTGCTATTGTCTATCTCAAACTGTGGTTTTTCATCAGGCGGATCAGAAGGGACAAATGCTGGAACTGCCTCAAATAGCATTGATAGCTTTGGCAATCTAAACGTTGGCTCTACAGGTGGGCCATCCATGTAGATGGCCTTGAGCCGTGCCTCAACCTTATCGTTCAGCTCTTGGGTCTGCTGCTGAAGGTCTGTCTTTACAACCTCCGTTGGATTTTTATTCTCTTCTGCAGATTTCTTATCTAAAGCAGATAGCTCATTTGAAAGTGATGTTAGTCCATAATTTACGTCTGACGGGACACTTATGATAAGCTGATTTATTGTGTTTATGAATCCCTGAATTGATAGAGATGGATTCTCAACAGCTAGATCCTGCATGGTAATATCAAAGTCAGTCTTACTTACTAGAAAGCTAGCTACTGAATCTAGCTTGCTAGCTGATCCAGAATTGAGATTAAACCTATAAAACATCATCTGAACCTCATCGAATCTAGAAGATCCAGCTAAAGGTGCACCAACAAATGTCATGAGGATTTTTCCAAGAGATATGTAATCCTTCTCAGTCCCCTTCTTCATAGATTCACCTATGTGCTTATTAATCACAGCTGGGTAGAATGGATCAAGAGTGAGCATCATATCACTCGTCTTCTTGCTGACCTCTGCAGTTAGGCTCTGGTTGCTAGTGGATATCAAACCCGCAGACTTTCCGGGATCTCCCACAAGCTCTGCGAGAAGCTCTGTCAGCTCTGTGGGAACTATCTCTGTATCAGGAGGAGGGTTTAAAATATTAAGAAATTTTAAAAATTTATCTCTTCCTATAACTGTTGATGGTGAGGATGCATTGTTCATTGTGAGAGTCAGGCTTGATCTTATCTCAGCTAGCTTTGTCTTTTCAGCTTCAGAAGATCCCGTTCCAGCCGCCTCAGCATTTATCTTCTCTAGCTTCTTTGCAAGGTAAGACGTTAGCATGCTTTTAAACGGAGTGATTGGCATGAGAGCACCCGTGGCTATTGGGAACACCTGTATCTCACTAGACCCTCTTGATGCAAGCTGCATGTCAACTCTCACCTGTCCATCATTGCCTATTGTGAAATTAGATGCAACTATGTTAAATGCCCCTACTGATTTCATTGAGTTAAGCAGTGATCCATACGCATTGCCTGTGGCAACCATTCCGTCTGGATGATTCCACCCCCACTCGATAACAAGGTGTGTCTGTGAGAAGGCATCAACAGCTAGAAGGGGTGCTATGTCTGCCATTCTCGATCTATCGTGAAGAACAAAACTAAGATTCCCTGTCTTGTTAGAGTGCAATGCAGATCCAAGACCTGCCACTCTAATGCTTAGTTTCTCTAGCGTCATTAACGGTAGAAATGGATCAAGAACGGTTCCAGATGCTCCGCTGAATGCGCCTTCCTCATTGTTTATATTGGCATTGACCATAGTCTGCGGAGATGCAAAGAGCTCCATTCCAGCAGCTGTGATCTGATCAGACAGCGTGATGATATCATCTCCTGGCATTATTGCATCCATCACCCTATCCACATATTCCTCTAGTGTGGTTCCAGTCTTTCCAGCTCTCTCTGGTCTGGAATTTCTCATGTTGATCTTATCGTATTCTCCGTCTGATCCATGCATTCCAAGAAATCTTAAGATTCCCATCTGTCTCTGTTTTTGTCCCACACCATACGGAACAGCAGAGATAAATGTGACCTTTATGTGAGGAACACATCTAGACATCTCAACGCTTGGTATTGCATTAACAAATAGTGACACTGCACCAGCAGCTCGGGTGGAGGGGGATAGCCTGTGATTAGGAAACACAAACGCTGAGAGTGTTGGTTGGACATACCGATCAGACACTAGAGGGTCTTCATTGACATTGAATTTTGTTGCAGTCTCTCCGTGAGCAACCATCTCCTTTATGCTTAGAGGCGCTCCTGATGGAGCAGGAGGAGGATTATCAGGATCTACAACGGGTGGTGCCGGTGTCGTAGAATTTGTCGTATCTCTATAAAAATCCATGTCTCCCACTGGAGCGTCACCAACAACGGGCTCGTAAAATATCTGGACATAGTTCTCAACTCCCGCATAATTCTCCTTTCCCGGTTCTGACGTAAATTTTGAACGCATCTCCTGTGTGAGTATGAGATCTCTAGTGAAATAAGCACCTTCAGTATTGTCCATAAGAAGAAACATTAAATCCTCGACAACCCCGGCTGGAACAACTGGAGTTATTGTCTCTCCTGCTGGCTCATCTGCAGGGTCGGGCTCTCTCTGCCCCTGTCTAATTGACAGCTCTAGATTTGCGGGTGTCTCTGTTAGGTCGCGTCTTCCCGTCATGGTGTAATATTGTCTGAGCAAGCGCATCGCTGCAGCAAGATTGTTAGATGCTGCTATCTCTAGATCTACGGTGCTTACTGGTACGTCTGCCATGTCTATCCTATATTATCACGTTTTATCGTATAAGTGCCAAGACTTCACCAAGTCTTTTTGGAACTCTTAGAATTGTGCCAGGAGGAGCCTGTAGAGACCATCCTATCCCAGATGCAGCTGCTATGACCCACCAATAGCTTGCAGAACCATATGCCTGTCCAGCTATGTGCTCAATTCTCTCTCCACCCTTAAGGATGTGCGAAGAGAATGAAACATTTCCATTTGCGACTGCGTTATATATTCTAGCACCCACAGCAGATGTAGCGATTCTCGTTCTTCCGCTCACCCTCGGCGTAAATGCATATCTACTTAGTGCCATATAAACCTCCTATCATTAATCCTCATCTGGGTTGTTAGACTGTGCTGCCAGCCTGCCTTGATTCTTATAGCTATCGTGAGATGCCCGACCCTCATCGCGGTAGGGATCTCCAGCTATCTTCTGCATAGTATCTCCAACATTGTAGAGCGGGGCTCTGTTGTATCCAGAGTAGTCGAGCCCTGGCGGAATGTCGTGAATTGGATCAAAATCAATGCTTACCTTGAAAAATTTAGGAGCTCTAGAATTCCAATCTATTTCCCAGACATTAGAGCCATCTAGCCACTCATAGTTTATGGCTCTTATCACTCCGGCAAGCCCTCTACCTGCTGTTGATTCAAACGACTTAGCTAACGGGTTATTGTCAGGGTGCATGAACTCAGCCTGCTTTGAGACAAAGACATCAAGTGTGTCTGCAGGGATACCTGTAACTGTTGCAACCTCGTTAGCCAATCCCTGGACTAGCGCATCTAAAAGACCAGCTAGTGATATAGCAGGTAGAACATATGTGTTGAATAGTGTATCTGGATTTGGCATGAGATCAGAGTGACCGACAATAAACTTTCTTCCGAATATGCTAGCCGGAGCATTGAAATCCATGATCATCACAGTGTACTGAGTCTTTTGAACTGATGATCCGGCTGAACGTAGTGAAGACCAGTTTTTCCAGGACTCTCTTCCAGGACCATCTACAAGTATGACTTGATCCCTCTTAAGAACCATAACTCTAATTGGTCTAGTTATTCTCCACTTTGTTATTCCATCCTTCTCCATTACGTAGCCATCATTTATGCTTGCTTTAAGGTATGGGAATGATAGAACTGTGTATCCCCTAATGTTATTTGTCCCCTCTCCTCCGAAGACTCCCCCTAGAGCACCAGCTGCAGTTATGCTCATGGGTGTGGGATTGATATCAGAGTCAGGGTCGGAGAGCTCACGCATAAGAATTAAAAGGCCAAGAGGATTGGCGAAACCATTCTTTAAAAGCTGAGCTCCAACCGCACGTATAGCCCTATCAGCACCTCCTAAAAGCGTCGCCATAGGAGACCCGTATAAGAGAGCAAATATAGACTCAAACTGTAACATTGTCATCGTCTGAGAGAGCATATCCGTAAATCCATACTCGTCTATAGTCGGCCATATTCCGGAGTTTCCTATTCCAAATATCCTCGCTAAATTGAAATTTGAAAAGTTGGACTTGATGACGTCACCTATTCTCAGTCGAATAACAGGTGACGCGCCAAGTACCTGACTAAAGGGCTGAATGAATGTGGACTTCCCCTCATTTGTTGATAGCTTTGTTCCCTCTGTCCACGATGGATAGACAAGAGTTGTCAGCTTGTTTATCTTCCACCACATCTCATTGAAATCTTCCTTTGACGTGGCAGCTACGTTAAAGGTGAATCTTATCTTTCTAGTCGTCGCCCTGTATATCTTAACAGAATCAATTCTTCCATAACCTGAAGCCTCGGTATATTCCGCGTTAAAGCTATCAGACAGACTATCTAAGAACGCGTGGAATGTCACTATCTCATTTGTTCTCAAGTCGTGAAAGTAAAATGGAACGTACTCAGAATCCAATAGATTCTCGAATCTCTCAACAACGTCTCCTGGAATTCTAGCTGCAGGACCCTCACCGGAAACGTCTATATACGTATTTTTAGCAAGTGTAGACCCCAGCATTCCTTTTAGAGGATTCGAACCGTTAGCTAGCGTTCCCATCTGTATAGCCGCTATCATAACATTTCGAGGTATCATATATAGAGCTGGAACTGAGTTTCCTCTCCACGCCAGAGCACTGGATGTCATTCCCTTTTGTGTTCTACTCTTTGATATGATTGTTGCCGGTCCGTCAGGAAGCCTATCAATATTCCAGGGTCCGATCTCATCACCTCCAGATGGAACACCGATCTTTCCACCAATCGTTATTGATACATCCCCTATCATCGCTGCAACATTCATGATCCTTATAATGTCATTATTTTGAAGCTGGTGAAGAATTGTTGACATTCCGCCCGATGCTGTGCTTGTTGAGACAAAAGTCTGTGCCAGCTCATCACCCCCAGAGCTCAGCCCGACAAACCCTCTAAGAATCTTTCTAGCTACGCCAAACCAAAATCCCGGAGCTTCTACCACCTGCTGATATTTTGCAGACTTATCTGCGTCTGGGCTTGATATCCCTGTGTCAAACAACACCTTAAATCCCACATCAACACAGTCTGTGTATGGATTTTTAGTTGGCACAAGAGCCATATTTCTAAGAAGAGCGAATTTTGCTTTCTTTGGAATTGCTGTTGGCTGGCCTTTAAAATACGGACCTCTCTCAAGATTGACCATTGAGTTGACACCCGTATCAATTAGATCCCAGGTTTCCTTGCATATGGTTATCATAGCCGCTATTGCTGCTGCAGCCTGGGCGATCAATATAGTCTTATTGGTCTCGCTATTGAACATTACTCCATCTGTCGTCATGGATCCAAATGACCTGGATGACTCGCTTGGATCTAGTGTGACGTAGTTCTCACCAGTAAGAGTTGTATCGGGTGCGCCATACGCTTCTTTTGCTCTAAGCTGCCCGCGACGGATTTTTGCCTGGTTGTTGCCCACAGAGAAATCGCCAGCCTCGTATATGTTTGATGTATCATCATATGTAAATGTGCTAGGATCTTGTGCGACCTCTCCCTTGTCCCAGTTTGCAGATCTCAAGAGAAGAGACTTTCCCACATCCTTAAGATCATCAAGAATTACAGCCTGCGCATCTTTGTCGTATCCGCCATATCCGCTCTGCTCTGTCGTGGTTCCCCTTTTATCTTCACCAGACTCAAACTGAGATACATTTGAATCATATGCTGGAACATATGCAGCTCCCTGCTCGCCGTCAGATAGTCCTGGAGAAAATCTGCTATTATTGATAAGCATTGTTTGTGCAGAAAGCTTAGCGAACGGTGCTCCCTGACCATCTGTCCCAGCATTTCCTCCATATGTACGACCAGTCCCTGGGAGACTGGTAGATCCCTCAATATTCGACAGAAGCTCCTGTGTGTGCTTTCCGCTTGCTTCGGGATTTGAGCTATCTTTGCTGATTATATTTTGAAGATCCTGGGGAGGGAAATACCCATTTGAGTACGAGGCCATCACGGATCCGAGAGTGTTTCTCTCTGACTCCGACGTCTTGACGAATACGTCCTCTGCACCTTGTTGATCAGCTCCCTCAAGTTCCTTTCCAAGCTTTATTGCGAGCGTGTTTCCTCCTTTTAGCTTATATGCATTGTCAGTTAGGTCTACGATGTACTTAAGGAAGTCTCCTATTAGACCGCCAGTCGTCTCTGGATTTAGGCCTAAGAGCTCCTGCCCTGTAGCGGGATCAACACCAAGATCGTCTCCCTCGTTGAATTGGTCGGCTGGACCCATATCCTCAGCGTCGATTGTTATACCGATTCGATCAACTGTTGTGACATATCCCTGGTCGCTAAGGAAGTCCTTTAGCTTTTGTCTTGTTGCCACGTCTTCTGTCCCTCTTCAGAGATTAAATATTCCAATGCGTCAGATATGGCATTTCTTCCTTGCTCATCTGCCATGACTGACCTTAGATTAGAATAGACACCTTCAGCGGTTGACAACATCTTTCTCACATTATCCTCCACGAGAGCCCTTTCCTCCTCGGTGAGCTGGTCTGCGTAGTGAGTAAATAGCTCACCTTGTAATACATCGTCAATCAATCCCACTTTTATATACCTCTTATGTGACTAGAGCGATCTGGCCCTTGTTTCCCCGTGAATTATCTACTATATAGTCTACGATATCTTTTCCTCCTAGCTGAACCTCAACATCCTGAGTGAACTGTTTCTTATCAAGCATGGTGTAAAGCTTATCGATCTCTGTAGCCACGATCTCTATCAGCTTCCCGTTATGCTCGGTTACCTCAGTAAGCGCCTGTAACTGTTTTGCCTGGGCACGACTCGCACGGGCAGCAGCCTTTGATGACTTACTCTCTCCCTTCTCCTCTGTCTTCTCCTTCTCCTTCGATATTAGAGATGCGTGTTTCGCTGATGCTCCCGTGGTGGCGATATCTGTGATGTTGCTTCCTTTCGCCGTCGCCTCCTTAATCATCTCCTTTGTTAGTCCGTGTTTCTCTTTCAGATCTTTTAGCTGTTTTTCACTAAGCTTGTCGGCATCGAAATCTCCTTTCAGAGCGCGAGCCTTCATACCTTCAAGAATTTTCACTGACTTTTGCTTCTGCTTGAACTCAGCCTGTCCCTCCTGGAATGTCTCTCCAGACATTATCTTCTGGAGCTCAGCCTGATAGTTCTTTCCAAGGTTGAGCTTGTCTCTATAGAACTCCCTATCCTTCTCTGATAGCTGATCATATGTCTTGCCAGAAGCTCCGAGCTTTCTAGCCTCAGCTCCGTAGAAGCTCTCTCTATCCTTAAGTTCTCGACCAAGCATAGCAGACCGTCTCTTCACAGCTACCTGGGCATCCTTTTTCTCCGCAGCAGCCTTAGCCTTTGCTGACTCAATAATCTGCAAATCAGTCTTCTTCTTGACCTTGAGCTGTTCCTTGCTCTGGTCAATGATCCCCCTCGTGAGCTCCTGCTCTGCGTCGATCTTAGCCTTTGCTACCTCATATGATCTTGATGCATCCTTCCAGTCTGTGGTTGCCTTCCTGTTCTCGAAAAGTTGCACTGCCTTTTGAGCATCGTGCATGGCATTGCCAGTTATATCTGCCTTTTTCTTGGCTACCTTGGCTGCCTCCTGGAGCCTCTTATTATCCGCATCACCAGCAAGCTTTGCATCTGCCTTTTGCAGCTTCTCTTTAGCCTTTTTGTGTACATTTTCAGACTTTGTCTGCTCCTTCTGTATTTTCTTATAATATTTTTTAACAAGCTTTTCTCTGTAGTCCTTGTCCTTATTTGCGTCAAGCATTCCTACTGCTATCTGCTTCTCTGTCCACTTTGCGTGTTTGAGCTGTGTTACCTTCATCGACTCAAAAGCCATCGTAAACGGAGTCTCAATTCCTCCGGCTATGTTTCTACCGATAGGAGACGGAGATTCCCCTAGAAGACCCGCCTTATCGAGAGCTTTGATCATGTTATCAACTGACTTTGAGAATGCCGTTGTCATCTCACCAAGAGAGCTCTGGATTCCGCCAGTTATGGACTCCATGTCCTTCTTCATGCCTGTCTTCTCTAACAGCCCTCCAAGCTCCTTTCCTAGATCACTATCCTTAAGGGCTATTCCAGCCTCCTTAAGTAGATTAGCTATTCCGCCGAGGTTCTCCTTGAGCATCTTGAGCTTGGCCTCATCTATCCCAGCAACCTCTGATAGACTCTTTCCAAAGAACTTCATCGACATTGCAGCAGACTTTGGAATAGCTGACTTTATTGTTCGTCCTACACCTCCCATCGCGACATCAAACTCAATTAGACTCTGCTGTGTAGGAGCTAGGAAGCTTTCCTTTATGTGAGCAGCCATCTTCTTCGACGTGTGACGCATAGCCGAGTCAAGGTCGTTGATGTCCTCTCGAAGGAGCTCCATATTCTCCTCCATGGAGCCTACACCTTCATCTGTGACAGCTGCGAGGTCTGCCATTCCTGATATGGCCTTTGTTGGATCAAGCAATCTTTCGACAGATTGGATGTCTGTCAGGTTCAGTGCCTCCTTTATGACTGCCTTCTGCGACTTTGTGAGATCTCTAGCTGAGATTCCTGCATTGAGGAATGAGTCTCTCATCTTAATTAGAAGCGTATCCTCATCCTCCTGCGCAGCCATCATCATATCCATTGCATCCATCTGTATGCCGAACACTGACGTTAGCTTTGACACACTATCAGCAGCTCCCTCAAAGTCCATGAATTGACCAGTTGCTCCAGCGAGATCTTCATAGCTTAGGCTCAATTGTCGGAGCGTGACGCTAATTCTTGCAGCCTGGGCGACAGTGACATTGGCAAAATTATCTGTATCGTCAATTATCTTGACCATGTTTTGTGATATCTGCTTGGCTGAATCGCCTGTTGCTGCAGCTAGCTTCTTAGAGAAGACAGCTACCTCTTCAATCATCGAAGTTCCTGCTTTTCCTGTCCGGCTTATCTCACGTGACATGATGTTTTGTACATCAGTTATGTCAAGCATGGCTGCCTTTGAGTATGCCTTCATCGCTATTACATTATCAGCTGAAAGGTCATTGACTATGCGAAGGCCATCAACGACTCCCTGATCTCCTGTTACTAGCGTATTGAATTCACCCATTACATCGGAAAGTTCACCAATTGAATCTCTCGGATCTCTTCCGAAAAGCTTGGCCCACTTCCCATCCATGTCCGTCATCTCACGATTCAGACCCATAGTTGTATCTACAAGCTTTTTTGAGAGTTGATTTCTTGATGCAAACGGACCACCTGGACCAGTAAGTCCGCCATACAGGGTCTGTATGGTGTCTAGCTCATTCGCAACAGGTTTTGAGATGAGACCATTAAAAAAATCTCCTGTGGCATCCCACGCCTGCATGGTGGCGTCTGCAGCGTTAATAGCCTTTGCAGCCAGTCCCTCTGTCTTTGCGCCAGCCTCATCAGCAGCTACACCTGTTGCATCAAGAGATCCCGCTACTGATCCCACTGCTCCCGAGGCAGTTGTTGCACTTATGCCCGCCTTTTTCATAGCCTCGTCGGTTATGTTTCCTGCTTCAGCTGCCTTGTCAAGCTGGCCCTTTAGGGATAGATTAACAAGATTTTGCATCTTTATCTGATCAGCTAGCTTAAGATTTATGGCTCCTATGTTCGCCTTAATCTGTTTTGTAAATTCTAACTGAGATTTAAGATCGTCTTTGCCCATGCGACACTACCCTTCTCTTATACATATTAGGCAGGTGAAAGTCCCCTAAAACTTCTTTTCTCTAGAGGCTAATCTTTCCATCACCTCACCCATTGGGATGTCCTGTGTGACTGACGTTCTTCCTGGATCACTGTTGCGAGACTTTTTAGCAGCCTCTGCTTGATTGTTGAACTCTGTCGCTAGCCTATCTAAAAACCACCTACGATAAGGTACAGGTAGACTTCTCACATCAGAGTAACTCATTTTTAGGTGATATTGTAATAGAAATGCCTCTTCTAAAAAAGACTCTCTCCAATTACTCATCAGGCCAAAAAAAATTGCCTCCGATCGGGAGTGATACCTTAGATGACTCAGAACAGTGTGGACATTTCATCCACACATTCATATCTATGCCAGGTTCGTGTTTTTGAACATAAGTCCTAAGCGATCTAGAATCCCTAGCCGGCATGTTCTTAACAAAGCTATTAACCTTATTCTTTTCAATCACTCCGTCAACAGATACGATTGTCTGACCCAGCTTGGACGTCACAGTGGAGTCAACCTTCATGTTGGGCATCATCTTCTTCTTTCTCTCCATGACGAGAGATCTCTCTTCCTCATCTGCGCCGGTAAGAAACTTAAACTCAACTGTCTTTTTTGTTATTGGTAACTTAAATGAAAATAGATTCTCTCCATCTCTTGCAGGTGACAAGTCTAGCCTTTTAATCTCAAGCTCTCCAAGGTTATAATCCTGAACACTTTTCTCATCGCACTCTGGGCAAACAGACTCTGCGCTATAGTTACTTCCATACCCAGTGATCCTAACTGCTATCATTAGAGCATTTCTATCCCCGATCAACATGTCTCTAACATTTACAGTTTTATCCACAAGACATGACTGGATTAGATGTGTTATGACAGTTCCTTGCATTATAAGCGCACGTGATGCAAGTATGTCTTCCTCCTGTGCTGTCATTGCCTTTATTTCAAGCATTTGCTTTCCGTATAGAGACGTATCAGGATGATACACCCTGCCCTCTGATGGGATGGGGATTGCCTCAACTGGCACATCCCAGTTAAATGTTTCCTTCATGACGTTTTGCATTGGAATATTACTAGACACTTTATCTCCGATTTTTATTCATATAATCATTATACAAAAAAGTAAATAAGTAAAATAAAAAAGACCCGATAAACGGGTCTTTTAATCAATGAATGTAAAAATTTATTAGAATTGAAGAACAGCGTTGTCATACCGAAGTGTTAGTGATATCTCTATGGGTGCTTCCTCATTACCATAATCAAGTGCGTTGAAGTTGGCATCTGTGATAAACGCTCCCTTTATATCCCAAAGCTCAACAACCGTTCCAATTGGATCAAGAAGTTTACACTGAATGTCTCTCTTATAGAAATCTGCATATCCTGCTCTACCAGATACTGATTCATATGCGGTTCTAATCCACTCCATAACCTGTTGCGCACCAGATGGTGCTATTGGGTCGTAGAGCGTGAGTCCCATTGTGGAAAATTCCATTCTTCCTGCTAGGTATCTCTTAGCGTTGATAAAGTTAAGTGTTGACACCTGGAAAGTTACCTGGGGTCTATTTGTTGTCTTCATCAAGAATGCGTCTATTCCCTCTATGGCAAAGATCCACCGAAATTGTCTTTTCGGTTCGAACTTATTGGGAAGCATGTCGGTGACGGAAAGTGTTTCAGCCATTTATATTTCTCCTAAAGATAACTATTCAGCTATAAGTATTGTGTTCCATATTTTTTATGCATTCTCAAATGCATCTCCAGCATTTGTTAGGACGAAGTCCAGTGCAACAAACTCTGCAGTTCTCGTGGGTTGTAAGAAGATCTTTCCACGAAGAGTGTTATTCTCAATGTCTGTTTGTGTGGTAGTTGTTGCATCTATAACAACCTTGAATCTATCCACGCCGCTCTTTTCCTGTATGCTTTGAAGGACCGGCTGAACTAGAGCACTGAACTTGTCAAGCGTCTCCTGCCTGTTAGGTTCAAATAGCATGAGATTAGCGATATTTCTAACCTTTCTCCTTATGTCTATTAACAGCCTTCTAACGTTAACCCTGTCAAGAGCTGATGCAGCTGCTAGAAGTGTCTTCTGTCCAAATACCATCACACCTGTATTCGGGAATGCTGTGAGAGGGTTGATATCTGCATCGTAAAGATCATCCATATTGGTCTTGTTTAGACTAACGTCTGCAAAGAGAACGTCTCCCAGCGCTCCTCGTGTGAATCCTGCCGGTGCGAACCACGGATATCCCACAGCGTCATTCAGCGACATTGCACCCATAACAGCAACTGATGGCGGACACTGAACGTTTGTGTGCGTCGTGGGATCTGTCATAATGACGTCAGGGAAATATGCTGCTGCAAAAGATGTATCTAGCGCTCTTCCCTTAAACTCCGTGACAGTGTTTGAGACATTTGCAAATGATCCCACTGAGGATGTTATGACAGAGTTCATCTCGTCTCTCTCCTCGATGTCCATCACATACATGGCGTCAAATCTACTTTCAACAGTGTCAATAGCGTAATCTGACACAGATGAGTGTCTTATTCCGGGAATCGCTAGCAGCTTGATGTCAACATCAGACTTGGTTCCCATTATATCCAGTGCCTTTCTATAGGCTGATACTGTTGGTCCTGATGTTCCGCCTTGAGCAGTTGAGTCATCCATCTCTCGACGAACTGCTGCATTAAGCATCTTCTCCTTATCCTTATCGAAAATATTGCTACCGTTAAATCCTCTCTGGAGGAAGAATGAGTACTTGCAGAAGGTTCTATTTCCCTGCACAGACAGATCTGATGACTTTAGTGCCCTAGTCTTGTTTGTCTCATTTGCAGTTATATTCCCAGTTCTCGTGTATGATGCACTAACCCACTCATTAGGATCTGCTTTTCCATCAGATCCTGTTCTAATAGTCAGTCTCTCAAGTGTGAATATATTGTTATTAAACCTATCACAATCTAATACTGTCCCACCAGAGTCTGCTACTCCTGGGTTATTTCCAACTGAAACGTCTCTATTAGACCCTCCGTAAGACGGGAAGAACTTTGTAAAATTATCAACTGTTAGATTCTTCAGGGTTATAGTGTTATTAACGCCGTCTGCAATAGCCACAGTCTGCATAAACTTGACTCCCCAATACCACGTGGCATCCTGGATCAGGTTTGGCAAAGATCCCATCACAATATTCTTTCTTAGGGGGACTGGAGGCTCAACTGCCATGTTAAGCAGGGACCGGTCGTTAAAGCCAGCCTGGAGGAGAGCACCTGAATAGAATCCACCCTCTAGCGGCGCGCTTCCTGACGTGACTAGGTGATCAGGTCCTCTAAATCCAAATGGAAGTGCATCCTTTGGAACCTGTCCGTTTTTGAGATGAGTACTTTGCTCAACTCTGATGTAGTTTGATCGAACAGGGTGATCTCCTGCAAGCACAAGCTTTTGTGACGAGGATGCTTGATCGAAGTCAAAGTATGAATACATATCTCCGATAATTCTTGCTATAAACTTGTCACTACTTGGATCAAGATTTGCTCCTCTATACGCTTCTAAGACCTTCTTTTCAAGATCTGTGTCTTCAAACTTCCTAACGAGAAGATCAAATGTTCCATACTTGTATGCGTCAGATGTGGATGGCTTTATGTTCTCTATAGAGATCTTTATGTTTGTATTTGTATATCTTCCATCTCCAAGAGCGTGAATTCTCACTATGCTATACTTTGTTCCACCGAACGTCTGTGATATCACAAATGGAGATTTTGCGTGAGTAAATCTCTCCTCAAATGACTCATAATCTGGAGCAGTGGATGTGCCTGTATTTCTACCAGCTGATCCCGTTGTTAGGAATGCTAGAGGCTCTAAGGCAGGGCCGCCTGCGCTTGCGCTTGGAAAAGCGTGAGTTGCCACAAACACGCCAGTTCCTGTCACAGCAGCAAGGGCTGGGTGGATGTCATAGTGAGAATATAGGAGGTGTCCCTTCTCTTCGATCTTTGCGGGATCTGTATTTAAGACGTTTGCAAAATAGCTGGCGTCTTCTAGGTCGAATGACGCTGTTATAACATTGGGAGCGTCGCCTGTCTTTAGGTGACCGTTTAAGAGCATGACAAATCGTTTCGTTGCTATGTTTACAGACCCAGTTATTCCTCCTACCATGCCAGTGCCTTCGTCACCTGCAGCTGTTGGATTAACTGCAGAAAGTATTGCAGAAGGAGCACCCTGTGAGTTTCCTACGGCGCCTGCTCCAGACAGCCTGAGAAGAACTCCGGATGGAGCCATTAGCACGCCTCTAACGATTGGTCGTGCCTGATTTTCATTCGACTTCTGAATTCCAGCGTCAGTGAATAGTGTTGATCCCGCTGATGCTGACATGAAACAGCCGAGGAAGTATGTCTTTCCTGGAACACCATCATCTATTGCGTAGGGATTCCTACCAACATTTCCATTATCCTGAACTGTCTTTGCGCCTACCACAAATCCAGCGTTTGTAACCTTTCCAGTTCCGGTATCTCTCTTCTTGCCATCTCCTATCCCAAGGACCCTAGTATACGTTAGAGACTGAGCATTCTTTAGAAACTGATGAACTGCAAGCGGTCCAAACTTCTCTCCATCTGTCGCTCCAAAAATACGAGCAAAATCACTATAGCTTCCAATTGTTATCGGTACATATGCAGGACCTTCGTCTGCAGTTCCTATGATTCCGCCGGGCACACCGGAAGGAACAGATGTTGTTGGGCCGGTTTGATCTATCTCTGTGGTGTAGACCCCAGCGCTACTATAAGTTACCTCAGCCATTTATTATCTCCAAAATGCATAGTCATGAATATCTATTCCCTACTCGAAGCTTACGCCAGCGTTGGTTATGATGAAGTCCATTGCTATGAACTCAACAGCTCTTGTGGGAACAAGAACGATTCTTCCGTTTAATATGTTGTTCTCAACATCATCCTGTGAGTTATTACTTGCATCCATCACTACCTTGAACTGATCTATTCCTTGCTGACTCTGGATGGTTGCAAGAAGAGGTGTCACCTGTGAGACGAATCTAGCCCGTGTCTCAGGTGTGTTTTGCTCGAAGACGATCTTGTTTGCAACATCTACAACAAGCCTCTTAACCTCGAGGAGCATCCTTCTAACATTAACCCTATCTAGCGCGCTCTTTGCAAGCTGTAGGGTCTTCTGCCCAAATATCACATACCCTGCTGATGGGAAGGTTGCTATGGGATTAATCCTTGCATCATAGAGAGTATCTCTATCTGATTGATTCAACCTCACCTTTACATTTGAAACAAAGTCCAGAGCTGCCCTGTTGAATCCCGCTGGTGCGAACCAGGGGTATGCAACATTATCATTATATGCTAGCGCTCCCAATACTGCAACGGATGCAGGAACCTTAACAGGTTGATTATTAATGGGATCCTCTATTGTAACATCTGGGAAATACGTCGCTGAGTAGTTATTATTCAGTGCCCTTCCGTCAAATTGTTCTGATGTCTTAGCAACATTTGGCGCCTTTGCGCTATCAGCAAATAATCTCTTCTGGTCAGCATCATATGCAGGAAGATCCATGACAAAGAATGCCTTGCTATAGCTAGATAGACGAGACTGAATAAAGTCGGTTAACGCACCATCTCTTATTCCTGGAACCAATAGTATGTTCACCCTTGATGCCATTGGATCTGTTAGGATCTCCGCACCAACCCTATAAGAAGCGACTATATTATTCCTGCTTCCCGCTCCAAACTCATTTGTATCACTCAAGCCTATGTCGAGGTCTCCTCCGACAGCTAATCCTCCAGTGTCAGATGATGTTGACTTATCGTCCATCCGCCCCATATTCGTATCAAGAATATTCAGACCGTCAAATCCGCCATACATGAAGTTGGTAAACTTGTTATAATCTGTAAATCTATTGAAGTAGACAGATGACGTTAAAGCAGATAGAGATGCCATTGTCATTCTACTTCTAGATGCGACGCCATCAGATACAGTGTAGTTACTTGCATCTGGCGTAGCATTTCTAATATACGAAGTCTCAAGCATATGCTCCTTTGCAGAACCTGTTATTACAGAGTTTGCTGTAGCTGATATGCTTGGATTTCCACTACTATCGTTTGCAATTCCATTTGAAAGAGCAACTCTTGCTAGCGTAAATTTGTTATTATTAAACGCATCCGCACCAGATCCAGTGACAAGGTTGTCAAGCTTTAGTATTCCAATGAGCTTGGCATAGTTTCTAAAGATGTCATTAATCTCACTTGAAACGTTTGTATCGAAGATAGAATTTGAAAGAGATCCCGTTCTTGGAAGCCTGTCAAACTTAGATCCCCAATAGAATCTAGAGTCAACTCTCTCATCCTCGCCAGGTGCTCCTACGTACGGTATAGATGACTTCAAAACAGCGCCTCGAGTAACCTTGAACCTAAGCGGAACAGGAGGCAGAATCGATCCAGATATACTTGCTACTGTATTGAGACTTGCTGAGCCGACTGTCGCTCCAACCCCACCTGAGTTCCAGAATCCAACTCTAACAGAGTCTGCTGCTGCTGACCCAATTCCTCCACGAATAGCTGTGGTAGTTGAATCAGTCAGTGTATTGTTTGTCTTAAGGGCACCAAACCCTCTGTATCCAAATGGAAGTGCATCCTTGGGAACCTCTCCAGATTCCACAGCATTGTTCATAACAATTCTTACACGAGATGATATGTTTGGATATTTTCCTGATACCACCACCTTTCTCTCATCAGCATTCTCTGCATCAAAGTTATAGAATGCCTTGAAATCTCCAATCTTCTTTGCAACGTAATCGTCGTCTAGCGGGTTTAGAGTACAAAGCGGATATGATTCTAGAACCTTTGCGCTGGTATCCGTGTCATCGAAATCTCTAATCTCAACAGTGAATGATCCGTATGGATCCTTTGGATCACTTGACTTTCTAAGTTTCTTAATTGATACCTTATATTTCTCATTTGCAACAGACCCGTCAGAGATTGATTCGATATAAAATAGATCGAATTCAGTATCACCGTAAGGCTGTGATATGAAGTTTGTAGTCCGTGTTGCAGCATATCTAGTGTCAAATCTTCCATATCCATCTATGAATTCAAGGCCAGATATTCCTGACTTGGAAGATGAATTTGTTGATCCTGACATTAGTGCAACAGACCCAATCTCTGAACTATAGATTACAGACGCTACCTCATCTTCAACTGGGAAGTGAGCGTAAAGCACGTGCTCTTCCTTTTCAAACCTCTCGGGATCAGTGTTAAGAAGCTTTCCAATATAGTTGTCAGACACTGGGTTTAGTGAAGCTGTATATATCCTTATTCCAGGATTTCCTTCGTCATTAGCGAATGCTGCACCAGAAGATGAAGATATAACAAGCTTAAACTCTCCATCAGTATTTACATTGGCAACATCACTCTGTGTTGAAGAAGATATTCCCCATGACGCCGTTGCGTATGACAGTATCTCGAACCTCGACCCAGTTGTTGAGAAAAGCATCGCTCTGACAAGGTTCACTGATGAGTTAGCATCTATGTCCGGATAACTATCATTGTCAGAGAATATAGGATACCCAATACCCTCCTGACTTGAAGATACATGGTGACGAGCAGCGATAAACTGAACACATCCCTGTCGACGCTGATCAGCACCGTCTCTCTGATCTCTATCTGGTAAAGTCCCTATTATTCTAAATCCTGCATTCTTAACGATGCCAGCTGTTCTGGTGTTTGATATATCTGTCGTGGTATCATTGGACCCTGCGCCAAGGACGCGAACGTAGGTGAGAGCAGTCTTATACTTAAAAAACTCCCTAACTGCGTAAGGACCAAACTTGTGAGGATCCAGTGAACCAAATCTTCTCTCAAAATCTGCGAATGATCCAACTGTAACTGGAACAAATGCAGGGCCCATCTCTGCGGTTCCTACGACGCCGGCTGGTACACCAACGATTTCACTCTCTCTCTGAGAAAGATCTATCTCGCGTTCAAAAAACCCAGGTGATCTGAATGTCTGTTCGGCCATTAATAAATCTCCTGATATAACTCTATACTGTTATAACTATCGCTTAAGTTGTCAAAAGTCTCTAATCAGATGCAGTATCTAGAGTAGTTTGTAAATCTATAACTATTCTTGAACTAGCCACTGTTTCTCCTGACCTTTGGTTCCTAGTCAGTACCTTTACGTACCTTGTTTCCTCCTTGTCAGAAAACGGATCTTGAATTGTCTCTTGCAGCCTCTCGCTACCCTGTCCCCTCATTGAAGGAGTCTCTCCATCTACAGCAATATTTTCAACATCGCTCAATATAAATCTATTTGTATCTATAACTTGCTCTGGAGAATCATCCTTGGTTATAACTTGTGTGCTTACCTGTTTATACCCAAACTCTATTTGAGGAGCTGAATAAAATTTTCTAAATGGAACTGGCTGGCCCTGGTGCTGGGATGCTAGCAGGTATGTTGGTATGTTTACATTAAACGAATACTTTATAACCCGCTCTTCATTAGCAAATTCAGAAAAATTATCCTGACTTGTAAATGGACTTTTAATATATGCGGTATATTTGTGTCCATTTCTAGACTCTATTTGAAATGCATGATCTTGACCATCAAATTGAGAAAAGAGTATCTCTATCATCTGATTCATCTGCTGCATATATTGTGTCCAGAATACTATCTCATACGTGATCATCATGAATGTGGGATATGGGATTGTAATGATCTGAAATATGTTGTTTCCTATGTCATTTCTTAGAAGATTTCCCTTGGGATCATCTAATAGAGATAAATTATTAAGATTTCTCCTAGACGCTAAGAATCCTGATTTTGCTATATTTCCAGGAAAGATATCAGATCTTGCAAAGTTTCTTCTAGATGCCACGCTTGGCTGATTTTTAAGTGCCAATTTGTTGATAATTTTTTGATAGTTTCTATCTTTTGGATCTAGACGTTTTCTAACAACATAGCTTTGCTGATCTCTAAATGAAATTGGAGTTCCATACCCACCCTGCGTAGGTGATGTATCGATATTTGTTCTGTGAACTGAGATTAACGGAAGTATAAGTGCGTTATTTCTGTCTCTAATGGCTTTTTTCCTTCTAGTTAGCGCAAACCTTTCTCCAGTTGAAAATACTACAGGCACCTTGGTAGATTGATCCTTTATCTTTACTTGAAATGCTAGTCGTTTATCAAATAGTTCAAATAAAGCTCTGTCAGTCTCCTCTATTCCAGATGTAGGAATATTGAAGTCTTCAGGAACAGCGCCTTCGTATCCCGTGTCAATCTTTCTAGTAGGCATTATTACTCATCTCCATAGAATGTTGAACCTGCTGGGCCGGCATCTTTTGGGGTAACTTCTGCTGGCCCACTTATAGGCTTAGTGAGAACACCATTTTGCTGTAGTGCTCTTACGTCTCCTGTTACCCCTTCCTGATTCTCTCTGAATCCTCTTTGCTGGACGAATACTTCCTGAACAGCATCAGGATCTGAGTAGCTTTCATCAGTTGGGCCGAACGTGATGGATGAGAATTGACCACGACGTGCCTGCTTACCGGTTATAGTAGTGAACCCTTTGTGTTCAACTTGGCCGTAAATGGTATTTGAATCTGGAGCTGTTATCACCTCAAAAAATACTGACCCGTAACTAAAGAAATCACCCTCTAATATTGTGATGCCCTTGTCTAAAAGATCTCTCTCCTGTGCATATACCTCGATTGTATAGAACTCTTCACTTCCAAATATATTTGCTCTAAGCTCTTGTGGCTCATATTTCACTAGAGCATTTATCTCTATTGGGTTTTCAAAAACCTTGTCTATTGCTTCCTCATATACATCATGCACTTTTGATTTCACTTCTGATATTGGGAAATAATAGATTTTTTGGCCTACGACATCTTTTACAAGCTCTTTTGCTATATCGTTTATAAAATTTATTTCCCTAGGCGTTATAAAAAGTCTTGACATTTATTATCCCATGAAGATCGACCAGCCGTTAGGCATGGGAACATATTTTAATTGTTTATTAACAGATTCAGCTCGTGCAGCCGCATTTTCTAAAAGCTTATCATATGTCATTGTCTCAAGCATTTCTTTTAGCTGAGTCTTTAGGTTAGTTTTATCTTCCCTGCCCTTTGTAACAAGATCAGATCCGTTTAATGTTAAGTCAGAACCCGGAATAGGAACAGATCCAAATTTTGATCTAATTAATCCAAGCATCTCCATGCTCACAGCTAGGGAATACTGTCTTATCCACTGTCTTCCAATGCTATTAATATTTTTATATTCAAGATTTCCAAAAGGAATGTCAGATAGATTAGACACTCCTTTTATAGTGTCATCTTGGTATGCCGGATCTAGGGGATTAGAGAAAAACTTGACTCTTAAAAATAGCTTCTGGGGAGTGACATCTGTAGGTGCAGGAAAGATTCTTATATGTGTTCCTACTATCTTGTAAGAGTAGTTTGATCTTCTTACTCTATTTGAAATATCAAGCTGTCCTGCTCTTAGTATATCTTCAAAAACTGGAAGAACGTAAAAAATAGTTTCAGGCGTAAATGATTCAAAGCTAAACTCATTGTTAAGATAGTTTATAGCTGAAGTTGTATCAAAAAACCTATATGCAGCCTGAGGAGAGAAGTGAAAGACCTCACTAATCTGTAGTTTTGTTCTGAGCGGATTTAAACTTGATGAAAATACAAGATTTCCACTACCATCTCTAAGATCCTTATAAATATCATAATCTTGTTTACTTTGTGTGAGATTAATTGATCCTGATATCATGTTATATGATCCACCAATGCCAGCCTCTGAAGCATATGGCTCAGCCACTCTTGTTAAAAAGTCAAGATTTTCCCTAGGATATTTTCCCTCTGATCCCGAAATTGCTCCATCTGACCCAGTCGTTGGCATTCCAAGAAACTGGACCATCTGCGACTTTGCTTGATACTGGTTTAATATTGATCCAAACTCTAGTGCAGACTCCTCTAAGCTGGCCCAAATTTGCTTATTTGTTAGCTCAACACTAAGGACATCGTCTCCCAGTTTTCTCTTGATAAATGTGACAACATGATTGGCCTCAAGTTTAAAATCAGCATCATTATCAAAAAATCCAAACGGTGTTGGGCTTGTTGTATTGGAAAATGTCGCCACCTGTATCTCCTAAGATCACACTCTTAATCATAAATATTCGTTAATTCATCACTTTCTCACTCTCTATTGTGTGAAAAAATAGACAAGTTTCACATAATAGCATTATGTGTTATCACGCATCGCAGGGTTGATATTAAATTAAGATTTTTTTTTACTATAACAAATTATCATAAAAAATATGCAAAAAAAGAGGCGCCCGATGAAGGGCGCCTCAGTTATCCACTAACCTTTGGACTAGATTACATTCATATCCATGACTGTAACTGTTCCGTAGAAGTCAGCGCGAACCATTCTCTTCCCGTAGCGGGTCATCACGCCCTTACGGGGTGTGAAGTCTTCGGGAGCGAAGATGGTTGGCGTAACAATCAACGGGACATAGGGTGCGTATACGTACCCAGTCTCAAGATAACTTCCGCCCTTATAACCGACGAGGATCTTGTTCCGCGGGAAGTAAGGATCCTTGTAGACCGTAAAACGGTTGCTAATTGTTCCAACAGGGGTTGCACCGAGAGTGAATGGATTACCCATCTGTCCCTGCCCATCCATGCTGATGTTTGGCTTGTAAAGCACCGAAGCTTCAAAGATTGTAGAAACCTCAGGTGACGTCACAACGAAGTTAGCAGAGCCACGTAGAGTCTTACGATGAATCTGGTTTGCGACATCTATGATGGTCTCTACCAGAGTCTCATACCACTCGCGAACTGTACCGGTGAACTGAGGTCCTGTTGCTAACGTAGACGCCTTCTGCTGAACAGCGCCAGAAGTCTTGTTAACAAAGTTACCTGGCATTCTTGACCAGTAGTAGTTAGCACCACGAGCTTCAGTAAGAAGGTCATTAAGAATCTCACGATCGATTTCAAGAGCGATCTGCTCGGATAGGATCTGAGTAAGCTCGACCTCAGCGTCAAGGCTGTGGTAGGCGTTCAAATCCTGAGCGAGTTCTGGTGACCAACGAGCACGGAGCTTGCGTGTCTGAGCTGTTACAGCGATTGACTCAATCTTTATGTCAATTTCAGGAATGACTGGGTCTGGAGTTGTTCCAAAGTTAGACTCAAATGCTGGAATTGTCAACGTATCACCCGCACTTGAGTCAACGTTAAGGCTTGCACCAAGAACGTATGACGCTGTGAGGTTATGATCCGTAGTGCTTGGCTGCATCGCAGCATTTCCTAGCAGTGTTCCTGTGACAACCATTAGGATCGCGCCATTCGCAGTGTTTGTTGTAGCCAAAGGCTGTGGAGTGAATACTCCGCCCGTGTAGGTTCCAAGCTGCGTAAGACGACGAACGTTAACGAGGCCAGAGCCTCCCTGAAGAACGTTTGTCTCATTTATGGTAAGCTCGTGAAGACCAGCCGCTGCAACAACAGCTGCACCGCCGGTACCAGAGTTAGAATAGAGTCCAACACCCTTGATCTGCGAGAGATCAGAGTTAGCGGGCCACGCAGTAAGGTCAAATATGAGCGCCTGGAACTTACCAAGTGCAGCAGGAACAGTGCTAGAGAGGTTATCCTCAATAACATTTGTCATCTGTGGGTCAAACTGAAGAAGCTTTCCATCAGATCCTGTTGCCCATAGGTGAGTATTTGCAGTCAAAGTTGAATTACCATTATAAGCACCAGATGCGATAAGCGTCAGGTTTGTGCCTGTTGCCTTTGCGTGGACCTTAGAATAGGTTGATCCAACCAGGTCATACTGGCCACCAACAGCGAGAGATCCTGAGCGGACACCCTTACCTGTCGGAAGGTTGTAGATTGATTGGCCTCTAGTGAACTGTGATGCAGCCAAGGTTCCCGGAGCACCTGTGGTTGTGCTGGCGTCGCCACCAACACTGGATCCATATGTGTAGTCCAGATAGAAGAGCAGACCAGATGGAAGGCTCATAGGCTGAATTGAAACAAGTTCATTTGAAACAAGTCCGCCGAAGACTCGACGAACGATTGGGAAAGCGATGTTTGTAAAACCGCGGATGTCTCCAGAAGAAGTAAGGTTACCACCGCCTGTTGAGAGAGAGTTTTGCTCTCTCAATAGCTGTGCAGCCTGATTCTCTAGAAGACGTGACATGGTCTCGCGTCCATGATCGTGAAGACCACGGAGAAGACCTGTTCTGGTCCACTTTTCTACAAGTCGCATACCCTCAGCACCCACGTTTCTTTCGCGAATGCCTTCGGTTAGCTGATTAAGTGTGAACGACTTAGACATTTTATCTCCTTTATATGATTGATTGTGCAGTTGTTCGTGTTATTCATTATTAATTCCTGCTAGCACCGCCCAACGATTAACCTCAGTTGAAGCATTGTCAGATGAAGATCTGCCTGCAACCCTTGAAGATGAACCGAGTGTGCGACGTGTCGCAGATTCTCTTAAGACTCCCCCATTACCCTTCGTAAAGGATTCTGTTAAAGTCCTATAAACTAACTTAACCTCTCTCAAGCTCTTAGCGTTGTCAATTGACTCAACGACAGTTCTCCTCTGAGAGGATGAAACGTCCTTGTTTTGCAAAAGCTTGTTAACGTAGAGAAGTTTTGCGTTAAACAGATTAAGATCTGTTAACTGCTCACGAAGTGTTTCAACTGCACTTCTGTATTCACTGAGCCTTCTACTGAGAGATCGATTTGTGCGTCTCTCTTTCTTTATAGCTTCAGACAGCTTATTAAGCGTCACCTTTAAAGGATCACCAGATGCCTTTCCTCCACCATACGAACCAATGACGCCTGCCTTTCCTTTTCCAGGTCCGCCATAAGCGCCTTTAAGACCAGCCTTACTGTTGCCTTTTCCGCCCCAGCTATGTGCCATGTCATTTTTAATACCCTTTAACTGGGCTAAATCTTTCGCTTCAGAGATTCCACGACGCAATCGTCTGATCTCTGATCTTAGCATGTTAGGATCGATATCAAAAACCTCATCAAGATCCTCGACCTCTTCCTCACCTACTTCTATTTCTTCTTCACCGGGTAGAGGCATCTCTTCCTCGGCTTCCACATCTATTTCGACCTCTTCGCCCTCTTCTTCATCTACAACTAGACGAGCAGCAAGTTGGACATCATCAGGCAGCTCTGCGTCACCCAAATCGATCTCAATAACATCTTCATTAAGATGACTCAAGCCCAAGATACTCATAATCTCATCAAGTTTCCTGTCTTCATCGCTGTCGTCAGCATCCTGTTCCAGCTCAAGCTTGTCTTCACCTTCTCTGGTGTCGTCGTCATCTTGTTCCATCATAGCTGCTGCCATATCTGCTAGTTCGTCGAGGTCTACCTCATAAAGAACATCTTTAAATCTGGACATTCTGGAATTCTCCTGTTGAATACGTACATCATTATGTATTACGCTGTCTTCAAAAAGATCTAGGCTTTCGTTAAGTTTGTTTGCTGCCTGCATCAATTTTTCCTTATCTGACAGCTTTAAGGAATCAAATGACTCCTTGAGAGCATTCTTGACTGCATTATTAGATCTTGTATTCGATATATCCTTTCCTCCGAAAACCTCTAAAAGAGACATTAGAGCATCTTCATCCAGCATTACGTCTCCCTCTCTACTTTCAGAAACTATAGATGAAGCAACATCTCCGAGTATATCGTCATCACCATGTTGTGATGAAGACTCTTTCCCTATAAGCTGTTCCTCTATAAAATTTCTAATTCTAGGAGTAACAGCTTCTATTATAGCATTTTTAGCATTTTGTTCAGCTGTGTCTCTTAAAAGTTTCGCTTCGGCTATCGCCTCAGTATAAAGTGTTTGTGACATAGTGCGCCCTCTTAATTCTTAATTATTATGCTGAATCCAAATTTACATTTAAATCAAGCTCATCAATTCGATTTAATAGTTTCATTATTTTAATTCTCTGTCTAACTATTGATCTCTCGTCATCATCTAGATCAAGAATATCCAAATAATTCATTGCGGGAAGCTCTTCTTCCTGCGGGACATCTATTGGCGCTCTAGATGAGCCATATTGTGTGCCTGTTCTCTTGTATGGCCCTGTTGTATTAAATGCCTGATTTGCATTTCCAGTTCCCAGCGGCGGTCCGTCAAATCCGCTAGGATAAAGAACTGAGCCTGGAAACGGAGCTATACCTTTGGATGCACCCGGAAGAGGTTGCCCTTTTTGTACTGGAAGCTTTTGTCCAGTTGCTCTTCTATAGTTTGCCTCACCTATTCCAACTGCTCCGAGACCAAGACCCCAGCCTATGCTTGTCTGTCCCAGAGAACCTCTATCAGCACGAGGCCAGAATGCAGGATCAGGATCCATAACATTTTTATTTATCATCTTGACAAATCTATCTGTCTCATCCTTGTCATCAAAGGCATCTTCTTCTTCATCGTCATCTTCAACTGGTTCAGAATATATTCCAGTCTCTGAAGATCCCATAATTGTTTCTGAACCTGATCCGGTTCCCATGCTAGGTATCTTCTGCGCCTTACCGTAACCGTGTCCTGTCCTCTGATCACCTGTCGCAGAGGCAGGATTATAGTAAAGCCGTGTTGCCATGTTGTCCTATGTCTGGCCGTCGGAGCCTGCGTATGACTTTTTACTGATATATCCTCCAAGCGTCTGTTTTTCAATCTCAGCGCTTGTCGTGCTAGGAGATACAAGCCCGCCAAGGCCAGAGCCAAACTCTGGAGCGCTATCGGGGATTGTTCCGGCAAATTCAGGTTGATCAGCAGCAGAGGTACTTCCCGGTCCAGGAGATGATGGATTTGGCGTATATGGAGTTGCAGGCTTCCCAGCCCCTCCTGTCTCGACCTCATCTAAATTGGGTGCACCGTTTGCAGTATATTCAGTATTAAAATTAGCAAATCCTAGACCGGCTTCAACAGTTGAATCTAGAACTGTATCTTGATACAGTGCTTTCACCTCTTCGTCGCTATTGTAGTCAGTATAGAGAGGAGAACTTCCAAAAATCGATTGTAAGTTGCTCTCATTTCTTGCGCCATACGGCTTATCTACTGGCGCTGCAGGCTGTACGATTGTCTGTGGTTGTTCTGCCATTTTTAACTCTCCTCATGTGTTCATAATATAAATATAAGGAACTAGAAAAAATAACACGATTATGTTGAAGATCCTAGAACTAGATCCCAAGGGTTTTGCGTGGCAATATCGTCTGATGTTTTGCTTGGGCTTGTCGGTCCATCTGGGCCGCTTCCGTAGTTTATATTTGTCTGGGTTGGCGGGTTGACGCCTGCTGGATAAACTGGAGCTGGCTGTGCAGTCCATGTTGCACCTTTTGCAGATACTGAGTTTGGTATTGGCCACGATTTTGTACCATCAGACTCTGCTGTCAAAGCATATCCTAGCTGGGGACCTCCAGAATTATCTGCTCCTGCTTCTACGCATGTGCTTAGATCTGGTGCTCCGTTTTCTAAATAATTTGTATTAAAATCTGCGAAGCCGTAGCCGTCAACGTCTGATGCCTCTAGGGCTTCAGCCATGTATAGTCGTCTAACATCATTGTCAATACTATAGCTTCCCTCAAATGTTGGGCATCCGACAAAAGATGCTTTAATTTTTGACTCATCTCTCTCACCCAATGCCCCTCCTGTAGAAGATGGCTCAAGCTCAACTATAGTCTGATTCTCACTTGACATCAGGAGGCTCCTGTATCATCTGACGGCGTGTACGATCCAACCCTTAAAGAATTTGATTTACCTAACGCTAGACTAGTAAAGTCTTGTGAAGCTGTATCTTCCGATGATGCAGACGGATTTACTGGCGATGATGGCCCCGCGCCAAAATTAATAGACTTTTGCTTTATTGCTGGGCCGCCATATTCAAGCTGGTATGCTGGTGTTGCGCCTATTCCATAAGATCCAGCAGCGGTTGGTGTACCTAAAGAGTTAACCGGTGTCGGAACTGGCCATGGAACATCTGAATCTGTTTTTCCTCCAACAGGTTTTCCATCACCGCCCAAGTTTCCTCCTGCAACATCAGCCATATCAGGAGAATCACTGTAGTTAAAGCTAACACCCTCAGGAAATAGGTAGCCAGCTCCAGAAATGCCACCCTCCAAGAGATCATCTCTATACATCTCTGTCTGTTTCTTATCAGTCAAGATAACGTCTGCATTGTCACTCCACATCACTGGTGAGTTAGGAAATGACCCCTTAAGAATCACGTTACTTCTATATCCTACAAGAGCTCCTCCAGAAGCGTACCCCTCACGAGGAGGGTCAGGTTCAACCATCGTTTGATTTTTAGAGTGATATCCGTCGGGTAGTGGCTCGAGATCAGACATTTTCTAATCAAAGCTCCTTGACTAATCTTCTCTTAATCTCAGCTCTTATTCTTGATATCTTTTGCGCTTTCCTTCTAAGCCGTGACTCCTTGATACCTAGTTTTTTAACAAAATCTATTTGATTAACAAGATTATCGCCACCTGCCCATGCCTTTTCCACTGTCTTGACATCATCAACAGGAATGATTCCAGCTTTTTGCATCTTTTTCTTTTCTTCTAAAACAATCTTTTTTAGATTTTTAAAAGTGAGCCTTCTAGACATTCTAAACCTCCTAGAGAACATCTATACATATATAGACATTTAATAAAATAGTCAATGAATTTAGTCTAATTTTGTATTCTGCTTATGGGATCTGAAAATGCTAGATCTGCCCATTTATTAGCTGACTCTCCAAAAAGATCTTCTGGAGTCGACATGGCAGCTGCTCTTGCCATCGTGTCTCCTGCCATAGATGTAGGAACTGATATTCCAGTGGGACCTTTTTGCTCTGCTACAATCTGCTCCTGGAGAGTTGTTTTTGCAGTATCTTCTAATATAGATGATAAGACAGGATCAGATGTCATGCTGCTGGCAGCTTCCTTGATGTTTTTATCAAGATTTTTATTATGTAACGTTCTCTGATTAGAAAATTCAATCTTGTCAAGTCCTATTCTTCTAGCTGACTCTTGGCGTTTTCTTTGTCCAGGGGCATTGTTTGATCTAGCGCGAGCTCTTTTAGATTCATTTATGTTCGGAGTTTCCGACATCAATCCTTCTTGTAAGATTTCAACCAAGCATTCTTTTACAATTGATTTTATAACTGACTTTGTCAACTTTGCCATTCTTATCACCAAGATAAAATATCGTTAAATATCCTATCAATTCTATCTGTTGTGGTAAAATGTTTCTTTAAGTCTCCCTTTGATATTTTAGCGCCCTCTCGGAGCATAAATGCTCCTGGGGTTGAAGGCTCACTAACCATATCAAAACAGATTAACTGGAAATCATCCTGAACTATCTGTGTATCGCCTTCCTTTCTTGTTGACCCGACACCTCGAGAAGATATTCCCAATGTTATTCCAGCTTCAATAAGACTCTTTAGTATATTTCCACTTGGTGTATCTAATATCTCAATAACACCTACTAAATTGTCTCCGTCTAGATTTGCCTCACGAACAATGTGAGAAACATTTTTAAGTTCAACAACAGAAGAATCTGGATGATCACACTCGCCGAGAGCACGATTTTCAGATATAAATTTTTGATAATTTGTAACCTCTCTTTGTAAAATTGAACGAGGATATATTCTGCCATTCTGATTAAGTGTATTACATTTCTGCAAGACTCCTCGTAGCATTATTTTTCCATTATTAGAGTCCTTTGACTCTTTTATCATCTCTGCTGTGTAAGAGAGCGGTGTCCATTCTGTTAACAGCGTTAAATTATCACCCATCTATAGCCTCCTTTAATTCTTGTTGAAGCTGGATTAAAACCAAAAATCTTGAAATAGAATCATCATCTATTTTATCAAAAGACTCACTAACTATTTTATCTTTAACTTCTTCTATCTTTTCAAGAAGGACGCTGTTTTTTGTTACTGTTTTAAATGACTCTAAGTTTGAAATCGTTCTATTTTTTATCTCGTTTAGTTTATTTAAAATTTTATCATTCTTGTTTTCTGATAATGAAAAAATGTATTCTTTAATAACGTCTCGCTGTGTGCTACTTAATTTTCCTTTATACCGTTTATTAATTTTTTCTGTCATGATATCTACGACCAAGGAGTTCACGTCAGAATCAATATCTTTCTCAAGATCTATAACAGGCTTCTCAGATAAAAGATGCTCAGCCACTTTTGATTCGTATTGAACAACTCTTGATAGGCTTGCCTGATCTTTTTGTCTCCAGTCATTTAGAAGCGTTTGTATTGTAGCATACACCGTATATTCAGGTATTCTTCTATAATAAAAATTTGAGTCATTAAGATTGTGATTTATATCTCTAATCAAATTAGATTTTTCAATATTTAATGTTGAAGTATCACATCTTCTTGCTGCTTGTTTTGCTTCCGTTAAAATAGCAGCAGTCACAGCTGAGCTACTTACAGTTGACTTTGCAAGTGCATTAAACAGCCTAAACTCCTTGTATATTTCTGTTGATTTATCAAATCTTTTACCAATGATATCTAAAGCTTTTTGAGCAATCTTTTTATCATCGTTTATTAGTGAGCTAGAAATGCTTCTAAGTAAAAGCTCATAGATAATCCCTACATTTCTTTTTTTATTGTGAGATTTTGACATGAACTATAGTTCCTCCTCTGGAGATTTGTCTGATTCAAAAAGTACAGTTCTATTACTACCTATTTTATTCTCAAGGGATTTTAACGTAGATCTTATCTGGGAAGTCATCCTGGCCTGTGTTTCCATTTTATCGTCTATAAAATCTATCATAAAATCATCATATTCTGTCATTTTCGACGATTTGTGAAAATCTTTTAATGGATTTATATCTCTCTTTCGTTCACTTTTATCTTTTTGCTTTCTAAGTTTTTCTGCGTGAGGATGTGATATTGAATCTGATACGTCTTTAGGGTCAGATGACACAAGCTTTAGATGATCTGTATCAGTATATCCTTTTTTGTTTCTTCTTTTGCTATTTGCATTAGATTTTTCTGCAGGAGTTTCATCAGATTCATCAGCATCATCTTCTGATTTAGCTAGCTTTTCTGATAGTCTGTTTACAGTATTTTGTGCTTTTATTGGCGCTGAATCATCACTTATTGAAAGATCCTTGAAATTGAATTCGTTATCACCGTCTGATAACAACGGTAATCCTCGCGTATTCATGTCGTCGGAAGCAAGCTCCATCTCTTCAGCTGGCATCTCTTCTTCCATTCCCATGTCTTCTGTTCCCATATCATCTGCTTCTTCACCTTCTGCGGCGGGAATCTTTACAGCCTCAATCTCAAGATCTTCCATCTTATCATCTATTCTTTGCTCTCTAATATTCTCTATGTCATCATTTGTCATACTAAAGAGCTGTTTTCTTACCCAGTCTCTACTAACTAGACCCTCAACTCCTGCTGCACTTGTTGCTATTTCAAATCTACTTCTATATAGCTCTAACTTTTGCTGTTGCGCTATTGTTGAGGGATTAGATAACTGTAATGTAAAATCTAATAAATCTTCACCCTCAAAACCGTTACAAAAGAGATGAATAATTGAAAGCTTATTAAGCTCTGCCACCACAGTTCTCTGAATTCTGTTTATTGTTCTTGAAAATCTGATATCCTCTTGAGAAAGAGTAGCCTTTGCTCCTAATCCTTCGTCATATCCAAGATACGCTTTTGGAATTTTAAGGGCAGCAAATAATTTTTTCTGAATATACTCAACGTCCTCTATTGCTGTGGCATTTGCGCCGCCAGCGAGTGTGTCTATCTTTGTTCCAGATTCTGAGCCTCTAACAGGTAGATAATAATCTTCGTCTACACTAAGCGGGTTGTATCTCAAATCAACCCGACCTGTATTTCTATCAACGACCTGAGCCTTTTTTAGAGTAGCTTGGACCTGTTCCATATAATTGGGTATCTCCTCTGGCGGAACATTTCCTACATCAACATAAAAAACTCTTCTCTCCGGGGACCTTACAACCCTGTAGACTAGCATCGCATCTTCAACTAATATCAATTGTCTCCATATTCTTCTTGCTGCCTCAAGGACAGATGATCCATACGGAAGAAATGCATCGTTTCCCAGAACTCTCATGTGACAGACCTGCCAGTTCTCAAGAACCTGGTTTCCTTGTGTGACCCACCTAAATCTAACAGCCATCGGATCCTGGGGATCAAACCCCTCTTCTCTTTCCACCTCATTGACTGGCATTGGGTAGCCGCTAATTATTCCATATTCAGGACTCACGTCGTTGAATAGAAAGAAATCTCCATATTTACAAAGATTTCTTACCCACGATGTTAAGTTAAATTCAACATTTAAAGTATCATAAAAAAGCTCATCAAGTAATTTTTGTATGGTGGGGTTTTCAGAGTGAATGTGAAGAACTTTCCCATGTTCATCTGCTGCAACTGTCTCTTCGGAGTATATGTCCAATGCCGAGCTGATCTCAGGAGTATATTCCATCTCTGAGAAATCTGAGTATCTCGCCATTCTATCGTACGTTCCATATGCACTCATTGCTGTGCTATAGACATGGCTTTGTGTCTTTCTAAACATCTCAAAAGCAGATGATGTCTTAGAAGAAGACTCGAAGTCCCTCACCTTTCTTTTAATAACAGGGCCGCTTCTAAAAAGCTGAGTCAGACGTCTAAAGAGACTTTGTGAATTATTATTTGCCATTTAATCTCACTTAATAAGCCAGTCGTGATCTGCCATGATTTGCAATTTTTTATTCCAGCCTGATGATAGCGAATTTTTTTTAATGCTGTCTGGATGCTCGTTTGGATTTCTTGACGTAGAACTATGAGGTCTACCCTCTGTTATTGCGCCCGGCATGTCATCATATGTATTTCTTGTCATTTTCATAGCTTTTAGCATAGCAGAATTAAGCTCTTTGGAATTTTTACCATATTCAGAAGATGAATCATAGAGCCATGTAGAAATAGCAAAGCTGATCACAAGATCATCATTATATCCTTTCATAGCCTGTGCTTTATTTCCTTTCCATACAAATGTCTTTAGTTCCTCATAGAATCTTGTTGAATAGATGTTAATCTGTTTGTTTCTTATAATCTCTTCTAGCTTTGTTAGTATTAAATTACGAGTTTTTCCGCTTGTTGTAAAACCTGCGATATCTGTTTCGGCTGAAGGAATGTAGTCACCTATAAAGACTGATTTTCTTTTTCTATAGTATAGATTGGGATATTGCAACTCCTTGAGCTTCACTAGTGTCGCGTATCCGTAGCTGTTATTCTCAGGACACATTAGCGCTTTATTATATTTTAAGCCAAATTCATTTAAAAGCTCTCCAAATCTATCAGGAGGTATTTTCCCCTTATATTCTACAACACACTCTCCTTCATTTAAATCAATTATATGAAATGTAGAAAAATCTTTTGAATCACCTCTCGCGACATCTGCGGAAACAATATAGCTATGCTCTGAGAGAGGATACTTCCATATCCACACATTTCTATCTATTCCAGCTCTCTCCTTTGGCGGGACACATATCTCTCTTATCCATTCAATATCTGAAGCTGATAAAAATGTCTCTCCAGATGAAGCAAAATCACATAGATACTCTTGCGATATTTGTCTGTCCGATAGATTCTTAGTCGTTTCATCAAACCACGCCTGATCTCTTTCTGGATGATCATCCCAAGGAATCTTTATCGCTTTAAACTCATTTAGTCCTGCCTCGGCATCAGTATATAGCTTATAATATTGACCACCGACACCATTTGGAGTAGATAAAATTATAACTCTTCCCCCTGTTGAAATTGTTGGGTAAAGTCCCATCCATAATTCATCAAAGTTTCTAACAAATGCAGCTTCATCTATAATCAAAAGAGAAAGAGCTTCAGATCTACCAGCATCATCAGATGTGGGTATTGCCTTTATAGATGATCCATGACTAAATTCTATTAGCTGCTTATTATTTGTGACAATTTCTGCTAAGACTAGCCACTTTGGAAGACTTCTTATCATCGTCTTTACTTTTGTGATAAAGTTTTGAGCAACACTCAGCTTAGTAGCGATGATAAGAATATTTTTATCTCTTTGAAAAAGAGCAAGCCACACTGCATACGCAGCTGATAAAGTTGACATTCCAAGCTGTCTTGATTTTAATATTATTGAGAATCTTTCACTATTAAAAGTCTCAACACATTCATCTTGAAACGAATATGTATTAAACTTTATCAATCCTCTTACAGGATGCTGGATCTTCATGTAAGAGTTGAAAAAGTAAGAAGGATCTTTTCCACACTTAACAATCTCAGCTATCTGCCTTGACTTGTTAGTTGTGGACATTATTCGACCTGAAACCTTGTAAACCGTCTATAATATGCAGTTTTTCTAGGTGTAAATGGTGAAGCAGTTATTAGCTCCACGCTATCAGAAGTTCCTACCTCTTTTACCTTCAGTGCACGTCCTGTAGATTCTTTAAATTCCTTTCTAAGACTTTTCATAAAATCACTAGTCAATTTGATAGACTCGTCTGCGAATGTTTTTACCTGATCTCTTACATTTCTTTCAGATGCGAGATGGACTACAGTTGTATAATTGCATGAAAGATGATCTCCTTCAAGAGTTGATCTCATTGCCATCGTAGGCGTTCTAAAATCACCTCTTGTTGATTGACCCCAGGTGTCATTAAGAATCTGTCCTAAAGCATTAATTTCACTTGTGTTTAGCATAATAAATTACTCCCACATACTAATTATGTTCATCGCCTAAAAATAAACCAAGTGGTTGGCTTTCAATGAACATCTTATGTTCATCAATTTGTTTTTTTGAAGGTCTCCAGCCATTCTTCCACTCATCTCTTCGTGATTGTGCAAATTTCATTCCGCACGATGAGCAACATCCAAACTCCTGATAAAAATCAGGATCTGACATTTGATTCATAATAAATTCGCATATCGGGCAAAAGAATTCGCCTCTAATAAAGTCATCATCTATTATTAGAAAATATCTATCTCCTGTTTCTTCATCTGTGATAGACTTTTGCATCTTTTCCATTTTTAGTTATCTCTAATGAATTATCTACTGCATCTTTAATTGCATCAACATGAGAGATGACTAGAATGTTTTTAAACCATTTCTTAAGTGACTCTAATAGTCTACTGCATGCTTCGATATTAGTTTCATCAAGAGCTCCAAATCCCTCATCTATTATAAGCATATTAGTCTTTGTCAGAGAAGATACATTAATCAGTGCAACTCTAATCGCTAGAGATGACATCATCTTCTCCATTCCAGACGCTAATTCAATTATCCTTCTAGAGTCTCCGTAGTCTATATAGACATCCATAGAATTTGAGTCTGAATCTGCCTCAAGCTCAACTGTAAATCCTACAACTCCCTGTAAGATCTTAGATATCTCGTCATTAATAACTGGAAGCTGTGACATCATTATCTGGAGAGGTATTCCTGTCTTTGACACCGCCTGAATAAAGAGATCATATATTCTTAAATCATCTTTTATTTTTTCAAGCTCACTTCTGTCACTCTTTATTCTAGCTATTTCAACCTTTAATCTAGCCATCTTTTCAAATCGACGCACTCTTTTCTTGTCAAGATTTTTAATTTCATTCTCAAGAGACATAATTCTAGATCTGATAACTGCAGATGGACTTTCATCACCTTGAATCAGCTTGGAGCCCATTTCATGTAATTTTTCACTTTCACTTTTTAATTGTGACACTTTGTGATTTTTATCATTTACAATATTGTTCAGCTCTATTTGCAGTGTAGAAGTTTCTATGGATAGCTCTGATTGTCTTTTAACGAAAGCATCATACTTGTCAATCTTTTCATTTATTTCCTCACAGATTATTTCATCGAGCAAACTTTTAATATCTGTCAGTGTATCGAGAGATTTTTTAACAATTTCGTGCTGTGATTCTATTTTTCCCTTATCTTTATGAGAATCTCTTATAAACTTGCATAATGGAAAGCTGTCTCCGCACGGCACGTCGCTAAGTTTTTTTATTGATTTTTTTTGTCTTTTAAGCTCGCGCTTGTGATTTTCATATTCATAATTTAATTCTACACACACTTTTTCTAAATTTTTTTGTATCTCAAGTTTTGACTTAAGCTCGTCTATAGAAAAATCTGCTTTTACAAGTTCAATTTTTTCCTTTTTTAATATTGTAAGATTTATCTTTTCAGAAACGTCTTCTATAGAGCTTTCAAAATTATAAATTTTATTTTTAATATTTTCAACAATACGCTCTTGTTTAGAATATTCACTCTCTGTGACAACATCAGGGTTGTCTGATGTCGCAAGATCTATATTGAGATCTCTTAATATCTTTCTTTTTTGAGAAATCTCTTGTTCTATCTCCTTTAATTCTGACATCGAATCTATCACATCTAATTGAAAATTATCTATTTCCTCATCCCAGTCTATGTCAGGGTAAGATTTTGCCTTGGCTCTTATGTTTGATGATTCAGATTTTGATATTTCATGCATCTTTTCAAACACAACTAGATCTAAAAACTTTGTGAGAATCATTTTTCTCATTGTCGCTTTTTCTCTTATAAACGTGTTCATCTCACCTTGAGATGCTAAGGACGTCATTAAAAAATCATCAGAAGTCCCTATCATCTTTCTTAATATCTTTTCTGTTTCTCTTCTTTGCTCTTCAGTTATATTTTCTTTATTTTCACCAGTTTTTATTAAATTTAATGAAGTTGACGCGTAAACTTCTCCCTTTCTAGTCTGATGTGATACAGTCTCTCTAATGATTTTAAACGGATCTCCGTTCACAGTTACATCAATTTCAGCATCGCATCTATTTTTTCTACTATTAATAAGGTGAAGATTTTTGATGGATCCTCTATCAGTTGTATTGAAAAGTCCATACATTAAAGATCCAATAATAGAAGACTTTCCTTTTCTATTTTTTCCAAAAATTCCAGTTATCCCTGGCAAGTTTTCAAAATTAATAAAGTTTCCATCACCATAGGCAAATAAATTATTAAACTTTATAGAATTTATTTGCCATCGAGTATTTCTTAGTATGTCCTGATTATCAGTTATCTGTGACACATATTTGTCAATTAATCCATCCAGCCTATTAAAATCACTATCACTTAAACTAATATCAGAATAAAATTCTCTTATGAGATTTTTATGTGTATTTGAATCTCTAAGATTTTCTTTATTTAATATGCCTGCTGACGTGGTTATCTTTGACACATCTAAGGAGCTATCTGCCTTAAAAACTACCTCTGTTGCCTCTTTCTCTCTTTTTAACGTGTGCTGTAGCTGAGTACTATCTAACTGCGTTATTTTATTCTTAGATCGTATTCTAAATCTTGAACCATCGGGATAGTTAAATGACTCATCAACTGTGTCCTGGACATTTCCCATCCATTCTATTGTCACAAATGGTTTTGTGTGAAGAATAGGATGAAACTCACTAGTAAACTTATCTTTACTTTCAATGTCCCATATTAAAAATCCTTTGCCTAAGTCTTCACCATAGTTTTGTTGAATTGATGAACCAGGATATGCCATGGTTCTTTTTTCATTTAAAAACTGTTTCTTGTGTATGTCTCCAAGCAATGCGAAGTCAAATTGATCAAAAAAGTCATCTGTGACGTCGCCTTCTATGCTAAAGTCTATATCAGTTTTTGACCCCCACACTGCTCCGTGAAATAGTGCTATGTTTATCTTATCTTTCTCTGGTTTTACTTTACCCCATCCTTTCTCGTCAAAGCATGAAAAGACACACCAGTTAAAATCCTCATAATCTTTAACAGGATACACTCCTGACTCCTTATACAGGTGTATATCGGGATTTTCTAATGCTGTTATTATTGGGGAGATTGCATCCTGCCTATCATTATTAAGCACCAGACCATCATGGTTGCCTAGAATTATATGCGTGGGTGCAATATTAGATAGTCCAGTAAACCACCAACAGAGACAATCTATAAGCTCTGGGGATATACCCTGGGTCTTATTATGAACAATGTCTCCCCCAATGTAGATAACATCAGGATTAAGATCTTTAGCCTGGTTAAAAAACTGTGAAAAAGACTCTCGATATTCATCGTGACGTGACAGTCCTCGCCAGTGAATATCTGCCAAGTGAATAATTCTCATTAAACCTTCTTCTATTAATATAATTGTTTCACAATATTAGCATGTGTACAAGACTATATTTCATCAGCTCTTTGTGCGGCTGAAATATTTCTGGGCGGTGGGCAAACACATATAACCTCCCCGCAGCTAGGACACTCATCTCCATGCACATCAAAGTCAGATTCAATTCCCGGATCATCTTTACGACTTAAGATTCCAGGATTCTCACCCCTTCTAAATAGTGCATCATCTTGGATTAATTTTTTAATCTCTTCTCTGATAAGTTCTCTCAGAAGATCTATCATTCTATCCTCACGTACATAACTATGGTGATCTAGAACAACGATCCTGTTCGAATTGTTGAAATTTTTTCCATTAGTGATCCATATCTTGACCACGTGACTGCTTTGTTTTTTAATTTTTCAAAATCAGACCTTGACATCTCGCCTACATCTTGAAAATTTTCTAAATCCATTATCCGAACTGTGCATGAATATTTTATTAGAATATCAGCTATCTTTAAAGATTTATCTCTTGCATCTGAATCTAGTGATAACAAAATAGGAGTACGGTTTGATACTATTCTCTTGAATAGATATGAGCTCTTATTTAGCGTTGATCCTAATAGGCATGTGGCGTTTTGATCACATTTTAAAAGATCAAATGGCCCCTCTACGATAGTTAGCTCCTTTGACCAGTCTATGTTTACCTCATTGAATATGATATCGCTTTTTTTAACATCTGAGTTGATATATTTTCTATATGATTTATCATCTATTGATCTTGCAGAAAAGAAATTTAAATTTCCGCTTAAGTCAAATGATGGAATAATCACTCTTCTTCTCAGCCTTCCATTGGTAACTGATCCAATTTTAAAATACCATAAATCTCTATGAGTTATTCCTCTATTTTTTAGATATCTTAGACAGTCTCGCACATCTGGATCTCTTGATTCTAATCTGAGGCAGAGTGGCGAAAATCTATCTGGTAGACTTACAGCCTCTATATCATCAACTATTGATACTTGATCAATTTCTCCCTGTTTAAGAAATCTCCTTTTGAACTCCTTTGATGACGAGGAACTAACATGCTTAAAAAGAATATTACCAGGATTTCTTCCCTTGATTCCGCACACCCAACAGTGACAATTCCAGCTCTCAATGTTTATTGAAAATTTCTTTTTATTTCTACCTTTAGATCCACAGTTTGGACAAGATGCTGCTATATTAACACCATCTCTAGCAATTTCAACATCGCCAAGAATACTCTTGATAAAGTCTATCTTTGATGTAAAAGTCTCCATGTTAAAAATATACTAAAAAATAACTAAGTGTTCATGTGATTAGTTGATACAGCTATCACATATGCATCTGCCATATCATAGCATCCGGGATGAAGAATTGTCTTGCCTTTTCTTGGGCCACTTTTTAAGATTTTGACGGGCCACGAATGATCCGTAGAGTGTATATGAGCTGATACCCAGTCTAAAACCTGCTGCTTTGTAGTCTTTCCGCAGTCCTTCTCTCTTTTTATTTTTATTCCTACTGATTTTCTTGCGCGATTCACATTCACAAAAATAGGTTCTCTTTCAAACTCTTCAAAACACATATAGGAAACTATTCCATTAAACTTAGACAGAGTAGAAAGAGTTTTTGCAGAAGAAAATCCTGGCCTATAAGATTGAAAATCTTCTTCTACCCGTATATCATCGACGTCATAGTTTAAGTGAATTTCTGAAAGTTCGGATTTTACTATCTTTGCCTTTTCAAATAGCCCTTTATTTTTAGAAAGTTGTATGAATCCCATGTCTACGAGACTGCCGTCACTATCCAAGACACACCACCCTGTGCAGCTTGTTGAAATATCAAGACCCAATATCACTGGGGCCACTTTCCTTTTGGACATTTTTTACTCTTTGAGTATGTCATCATCGGAAATCCACATCCGCACTCAGCACACTTAAATTTATATAGCACCTTTCTCATGAACTTAGTTTCGGAAAGAGTAAGACTTGGACATTGCTTACAAATCTTTGCCCTCTCAATTGACATCTCTTTCATCTCATCAGATAGTCCATTTGGCTGCTTGTCTTTTACGTAGTTTATCCAGCCTTCTGCTATTTCTTTTAAACTGGGCATCTATTCTCTTATTAAAAATCCATTTTAAATCTTATCATGAATTCATCTTCTTGCCGCTTAAGAACCGGCTGGGCTAAATTACCTCTCATGATAACATTAAGATTATCATCGTGAAGATTTAGTCCAGTTATATAAACAAATCTTGAATCCTTGTCATTAGCGTCTAGCGACGCAGATAATACTTTATACTGCGGATTTGAAGATGAGTTAAACTCACCGACACCTGCTGGAATATTAACAGTCAACATGTGAATATTTTGCTCACCCTTGAAAGATGCTTCAAATTCATTTTTACCAAAATACGCTATGTGTGGTGATTTGACAACGGCTATTCCTTCATGATACAAGATTGTTCCAACATTGGCCCACTTCGCATGACTAGTCAGACAATCTGCCCTATAGAGACCACCCTTTTCATTATCTCTAATCCTAATCTTAACCTTACCTCCGGAACCAGTTACATTCGGATCTGTTAGGTAAAAAGATCCAGGAAGAATTCTATTTCCATAATATAAATTAGAGATGTCAAAAATAGAAATTTCATTTGAGCTAGGGTCTCTAGTTCTCTGATATATCGTTAAAATTGGGCCTGATGTAGAATCAGAATTTCCCATGCTGTCAGGTGTCACTCCTGCTATTTGAGATGCCATTGAATCACTAGACGTATCATCTGGCAATGTTAATGAGTCTCCCTGGACAGCAGCATCTACACCTTTTGATGATACCGTAGATAATCCAGAAAATGCTGAAGACGTTGCTACCATTTCATTTATATTGATTCGGCTTAGGTCTAGCCCACCATATACACTTGTAAATTGAGACATATCTGTATTCACTGTCCCACTTCTTAACAAATCATAATCTGGAACAAACATTCCATTATCGTTTGGAAGTATTGTTAGATTTCTCTTTCTTATTGATCCTGTACCAAACACATATCCATTTGCAGTTATGTCTAAGACAGTTGTATCTATTGTTGATGCTGTTAGGTTATAAAGGCGCGGATATGATCCTTGAACAAACTCTCTTGTAAAGTTGGGTAAATTGATAAGATATCCTCCTACACCAAAAGAAAAGGTCGTATTAAACGGATGCTTTGTCCACTTCGTCTCTGTTTGGAACGGGGTTATCAATGACTCTCTAGTTTTACTTGACTGTACAAAAAGAGGGGGAACATAAAACATCAATCTATCTTGTCCCATTTTTGTTCCAAACGATCTTTGGCCATACTTTTTATTGTACTCTACTTTTGATCCCTTGATGTAATCATTGAATATCTTAAGATCATGAACCTCTGCGTTTAACGGATGATCAAAAAGAAAGTTGTCAGGATCTCCAGAAACACGGCCCCATTCATAAGGATAGACTCCCTCATTGGTTCCTGCATTTCTATTAAAAAAGTCACCTTCGTCAGAATCAGCAGATGCCTCATAGTAATTTCCTATGACTAGTGCATTTGTGCTGACGTGTGAGGGTGGCAAGATTGAAGAAGATGGTATTGTAAAGAGATATTCACTACTATCAACTCTTATACTGCCAGTACCATCATTGACTAAGTTCCCTCCCCATCTGATGCACACGTGGTGCCAGTGATTTTTTCTAAGAGAGTTATCATCAGACGTGAATATTAGATCCTGGGGATAGGACCTCTTGTTATTTTTTATTGACATGTCAATGGTAGACGGTGTGATATCTGCACTATGACTAAGTTGTAGCAGCATCCTATAGCCATCCACAAGACCATTTCCATCTTTTAGACTACCTGACACTAGAGATAATGCAAACGTCGATGAAAGATGCATGATAGTTCCAGCATGGAAATTTTCATCCTGGTCGTTAGCATACCTTGGGTTGATGTAAAAATCTATACTAAACGATCCTGATGGAGAATACGGTCTTGGCTTGTCACCAAATTGAAAATTAGGATATATTATTGCTGAAGACGACGGTACAAGTGAGCCTGTAAAAAAGTTGAGAGTGTGATAGTTCGTATACGCAAACTCACACACATCATAATAAGAGGCGTAATATGGCATCAAAACACTTCTTATGCAATTTTTTACAGATGAGTTCATTGTAAATGAGAAAGGCGGATCAAATCTCACCAGCTGCAATCTCTTTGAGTTTCTAGCTATAATAGATGATGAATTGACAAGATCCATATAGGTTGATATCGATCCTGATACATCTGCTGCAACCCCTTCAGACATCGCCTTCTTAACTGTCTTTCTAATCTCTTTCAGGTTTGTTACCATAGAGAAATCTGCTTCATTAAATCCGGATACGCCAGGACTATTGATAGCGAATGAATTTTGACCCATCTGTGAAGGATCAGTTAAGTTCTTCAGACACTTGCTTGGGCGAGAAGCGACAGGCATTGCGCCAGTAGGATATGCCTGTGCACCTATAAAAGATGAACTTGTATATCTAACTTCAGGATGAAGAGTTAAGGTGAATTTTTCAATATACTCTGGCAGAATCTTTATAAGAGACATTCACCATCTCCATTAGAAGTCAAGCCTAACTCTAATCGTTATATCCTTCTCGTTATTCTTCTCTATGGGTCTAGATAACTTCGCTACTGCAAGAAGATTATCAGCTGCGTCATATAGTCCTACAGTTGTTATAAAACAGAATGCCTTTTGTGTGTTCTCCTGCCCTGTCTCAATTACACGTATTTTATTTGTAGCAGTGTCTGTGTAAGTCGGGTTTGATGAATAGTTAAATTCATCTGCTGTTGCCCTACAGAATAAAAGCGTAGAGTTGATATTAGTTAGATTTTGAAATGTTATCGCTGTATTTGAACCAGAGCTGAACCTGCAGCTAGCAAAGTGATTAATAATATCATCCATAGACGCAGATATCATTAAATCAGGAATAAATTTAGCGCCAGGGTTACAAGATTCACCAAACTGGTCAGATCCTAAAAGAGTATATCCTACGCCGACGCTAGCAGGATTATTATCATTCATAGCTGCGATAACTCCAGAAACATGTTGTGATCCTGAAATTACTTTCTTTAAATCGAAGAGTGCTATCCCCTGCTCATAAAACATCAGACCAACTGACTGAGATGTGTCACCAGAATTTACGATATTTCCTACAGCTCCTCCAAAAGATGATTCCTGGTTATTCGATGATCCTACGTCTGTAAATATAGTTGATCCTGACTCAGATGTTTGAATTAAGTTGGGAGGAGGTTGTCCATGAAGGGACCAGCCGCCATCTCTTGCATCATGTGATGCAGACGTGTAGAATCTCATAGCAAATGATTCACGCTTGATGAGATCACGTGCAAATAATCGCTTGAAGCACACGAACATTGCGTCATCAATTAGATCTGTCGACTCATACCCAGAGAACGGCGCTGCAAATTGTGAGTCAGCATTGCCAAGAAGAAGCTGTGAGAACTGCCTGTAATTTGCTATCTTCTCTCTCATCATTAGCGAATTTGAAGGAAACAAAACCTTTCCAGTTGAATCAACCCCTGAAGATGCAGAATAAACGTTAGCGCTTCCTGAAAATATTCCAACAGCTAAATCAAAAACTGGGTTCGCCGTTTGCAAGGAAAAGTCTTGATCATAAACTGTTTGAAAAAGAGATGATGTCACACCAGGGCCGACGCCCCCTGTAACAAATACCTGATAGGTTTTTCTCGTGAGGGATCCTGAGATGTCCTCTTGAATAATATCCACAAGCTGATTAAGAAAAGACTTTGTTGTCTTTTTATCAGACGTTGTGAGTTCTTTAAATGTTGCCACTTTAACTATACCTCAAAAAAAATTATGATATCTGAATTCTAAAACTCAGCGTAGCGCCCGAGTTGATCCCAGAAATCGTTGCTACCTTCTCAACTACACTCGTACCAGTCTGCTGATAAGAAGAGAATAGATCTGAAGAGACTGATTTAGCATAAAATGTCATGCCTACGGAAGAAAGATTCTGAGCATCAATTGCTGCTGCAGACGGTATGGTATACACAGCAAGATTATTTGCGTCGACGCTGTCAGGCACCCTATTTGTGAGGCCAAGAAAAAGATAATCTACTGTTACCCTATAACTAAAATCTGTTAAATCTGGATCTAAAGTTCCAGCTTCAAGCGCCTGCTTAAAGTTAACAAATGTTGATGTTGCACCAGTTGTACTAGTCCTAGACAGAGAAAGAATATCGTCTGTTAATCCTTCTGTGATTGTTATGCCAGGCAGCCTAGTGAGTGCGTCATTATTAATGGATCTGCATCTAAATTTTTGTGCAAGATTTCCTTGAGTAACAGCTTCTAAAACCGGCGTGTTCTTTTCAATTTTTTCTTTTCCGACTGTTCTTCCAAAATGAACTATGTGACCATAATCGACCTCTTCGTCGGAAAATGCAAATTTAAAAATTTCAAAACTACCGTCATTCCTGGCCAAGGCTTCGCGGCCTAAATCAGTCAATACTGCGTCTAGAATAATATTATTAGTGCTTTGATCAAGAAATCCCATTTTTACGCTCCTGTCTTTAAATATACAGATAAAATGTATTCGAAGTAAATCGTTATCAAGAAATGGTTAATAAAGTTGAATCTGTTATAGGAATTTCAAGCATATCACCAGAATCATCAGATATCGAAATCTCTATAACCTCACTAAGTTGACTATCAACATTAATTATCTGTAACTTATACGAATCTGCTATAAGATCTAGAAATACTGTATTTTTTATAACAGCTGGTTTCTTTTTTCTACGTGTCTTAATGACATTTGTCTTAAAAACCTCATAATATTCAGGATCAAAAAATATTCTCATTCTGCTATGTCCTGAATCTTTCATAGTGTCTGCAAAGAGATCTTGATTAAGATAGAGATTGGGATATGGTTTTGGTGCACCTGATCTAGAAATCACATCAACTTCAAGCTTATTTCTAGATACATCAAATCTAACTTTAAACTGAGATGAGTAGTTAGATGAAAATCCTCTAGCGTCGACTGCAGCGAGCGTGTATATCCATGATTCAGTTTTTTTAAATGACTTATCTCTAAAAAACTTTCTAGGACTGGGCATTTTTCTTATTTTTCTTTTTGGAACCTTCTCAAGAGGAGCAACCTTAGATGTCGATTGATCAAAATCAAATTCTTTGATAAGCGTAAATGGAACATGAATTGATTTTCTCTTAAGTATCTGATATCTTATTACATCTCGTTGTGGGTTTAGCTCTTCTTCCCAGAAAAGAATTAGGCTTCTCTCCTGATAATCCCAGTGAAATCTAAGATTTTGCGGGGGATTTGGAGGAATTGTCTCAACACAATCGACCTTAGTAGACCTTCCAGAGGAGGCTACCATTACTACTGCCATAACGATCTGATCTTCGACCTCATCAGAGTCATCTCGTCGTAGCATCTCAATTCTCGTGAGAGCTATTGTTCTCACTCTGTAGATATACGTTCCCCCGTACCTTACATCTTTGTCTAGTAAGTTAATAGGCCTATATCCTTCAATTATCATCGGCTCATGCTCGATTCTTTCAACATTATCACCATCTCGAGCAAGTTCTATCTTTTCTATAATGAAGCCTATTGGATATGAACTTTCATTCATCTCAACAGCATTATCAATATCTCCTTGCATGTCCTTGGTTGTCTCTGCATCTAAAACTATCATGTCTATTGCGCCACCGATGCTCAATTCAAATTCATCAGAGCTAATCTCTCCGGGAACTGAATCTGCTACAGCAGAATCTTGAATAGACTCTGCAGCCTCTAAAACAGATCTAAGTTCATTTTCATATATATTTGACTTGTCTTCTATAGATGCCTGGATGATATTTTTAACAACTTTATTGTTTATCATTGCAGAATAATCTAGATCTCTCACGCTTGTAAAAGCATTGTCTGATGTTTCTTTTCTTGTATCAGTCGGAGCGTATGCTACACCTTGTGACTGTACATTTGAAAGTGAAGATCTTATTTTTGAACCTGCAGTTGTAAATGTAGATCCTGATAGTTCATTTTCAAGCTCAGTTGACTGTTGATTTCCGCTAGTTTCTTGACTCAGGCCAAAAAATGATATTGATGCTGACAAACTATTATAAAATTCATCATCTATGAAATCGTCTTTTAGCCTTATTGCTGAAAAATTAGCTGTAGATATTGCTTCCTCGTATTGTAGATTGGACAGATTATCTTGTATTGCTCTTCTACCTAGTGTGCTAGCAAGACCTTTTAGATATCTGTCTTCATGTTTAAAAGTTGTAGGCTGAATGTAGACCCTATTGTATCTTGGAAATCTATCAGCCTTTTTAATAAATTCATCTTCCTGCGTTAGGTTGTTTATGTCTAAAACTGCAAACACTCCTGCGCCGCTTGTTCTTTCATTTTTTGTGTAATAGTTGTATGTAAAATTTGCCTCAACAGTTAAAACCTCTGGTATATCTATCTGTGTTACAGGAGTGCTTGGATAGCTTATGAATCCCCAGTCATCTGAAAGCTCATCTAGACCAGCTGTAGCCCTTTCGACCACTGTAGCGTAATCAGAATAATCTTTATCTGATGAAAATGATGAACCAAAAAATCTTTTGTTACCCATTCGTAATCTCCTGACTAGTATGATACACTGGCTATCTCTGAAAGTATAGAAACTGTGACATAATACTGATAATATGTTGGGTCCTCTGACGACTTTAGACCTTGCAGCGTTGCTTCGCTCATGCTTGCGACATTTTCAGAAGTACCTTCTCCTGTGACGATATCTAGCGTGTCGTAAGCTTCAGATTTCTCATCCTTCCACCACGACTCATCTATGAGAATGCAAAAAACCCTATCGAATATCTTTGGATAGATTATTCTATTTTTGTATTTTTCAGGACTCAAAAATATAGATCTATCAAGCTCACCAAGCACTCTTTGATACGTCAGACTGCTAGCCATGTCTCTAGTTCCATACATACTCTTGAGAAGTGTCGCCCACTCCTCTCTTTTACTTTGCATATCAGTGTCTGGCCCTTTTATCTCTGTTGACTCATCTTGAAAGCAAAAGACCTCTTCTCTAACGTCTACTCCCATTGTCATCTTTAAATATTGCTTCAAGTAGTAATCAACAACATGATTATGAAACACTTCATCTAATATATTATCAGATTTTCCAGTGATATTGACACATGTCGTCATTAGTTTTTTGCTAAGAGATTCTGCATCTCCGCCAGGCTGGACTTTTTTAATAACCTTCCTTGAAAATGCTCTTCCTTGATATATAGCGGATAGACCTTGTCTCTTGTATTTTAGTATGACTGACTCTTTAAGCATTCTCCTTATAGTCTGACCTTTTTTCCATTGCCATGCAGAGTCTATCTCCTTGGGATTTCCTTCTGATAGGCCTTGTGATGCCGTTGATCCCCACGTTCTTCTCCCATCAAGCATAAATTTGTCCATCGCAAAAAGATAGTCTACTGGAATCTCTGCAGTTGTTTCAGTTAATAGATTTCTTCTCCACACAGATATTTTTATGATTGATGATGCATCAAAATCAGAACTTACAAGCTCCCTAGATGCAGATCTTCTTAAAAACTCTATCATGCCAGCAGGAATTCCTACAACAAATATTCTCTTTGCCCCGGAATCTTCTGTGTCTAAAAGATTTGGTAGTTTTGATATTGTTGCAAGATTTTTTGGTGTATTAGGAACAACAGCAGAAGATGCTGGAAGGTAAGGATACTTTCTATTTTCTCCTCCGAGCGAGCTAGCTAGATACCTTGAAAGCCTCACCTGCTCAGTTGATATCGTGGAAAAAACTATGTCACCTATCTTCGGATCTTTTTGAAGGGTCTTCATCTGTGTGATAAGAGCATTTCCTGTTTTTGAATCTCCAAATGTTGACACTATTTGATTTGATGTCGAAATGACATTTTTTGTTGCTGAAGTAAGATAAAATAAACTATTCCACATCAAAATGTCGTACTCTAGAAGCGGAATGTGATATGTGTAAAAGAGATCAAGACAATCTAATACTGCATCTCTATATCCTCTTCCTTCATCATTTGGATCCCACTCTCCGTGATTGATCTCACCGTATGCTTCGCCAGATATCGAGCTTGTTCTTTCCGACGGAGTTTTTCCCTTAATAACATCAGCCATAAGAAGAGATCTAACAGCACGTCGAGAATAGCCCATGCGGAGCCACTCCCCGGGCAGGGTCCTAGGGAGTGCCAGTGTAAGGGTTTCTCTGAACACTATTAGCGTGGTTATCCACGCCATCATCAGCCTTCCATATCTATCTATCTTTAGATCTGTCGTCTTTTCGCCAGGGTTTACACTGTCTGACACCTCATATTCTGCTATTATTGCCTCATCCCAGTCTTTAACAGCCTCGTCTATAAGCTCTATTATGTGTAACGGGTAAACGATGCCTACATGATCCATAGGGTCTGCTGATAAAGCATCGGTGTAGGTGTCGGAGTCAGAATCTCCCTCCCTAAGCTGGGTCTGAAGCCAGTCGCCATTATAGTCGCATGATAGTCTCGCTATTCCTGTATTTGCTTGGTGGGGAGCATCCATGAATACACCGCTGCCTGCCCATAGTATATCATTAAATGCTAGGGCCGCGCTTCCATCATCATGCGCTGTTCCTGTTGCAGCGAAATCCATCGGTGCCTCGTCTCCATCCCAGCCATTTCCATAGAACTGAAGCTCACCTCCATGTTTACCATCACTCCAGATACCCACATCCATACCAAATGCAGTTCTAATAGATTCATAGTAAAGTTGTGAAGCGTTATTTAGGCGCTCTTTGGTAGAGGGTGATTTGCTATATTTATATTTTTTGTATGCCCATATCCACTGCAAGCCTCTCCACGCAGCCGTTTCGTTTGTCGCTGAAGCCATCAGTGCAGAATACTGCACACCCATATATACCCTATTATCATAATACTGGCTGTTTGGTCCTATATAGCCCAACTTGTATGTGTGTAGTCCATCACAGATACTCTCCCAAGTTCTTTGAAAAAATGAAGCTGGATTCTCCATGGAATATCTCCAAGCGCGTGGTGCTTCGATC